CTAAGACGCTTGGGGCCGCCCCTGCTTACACCGAGCGTGCCCCGAGAACTGAGATACCCCCGACGATTCCGGCTACGGTTGCGCCAGCCACGGCCGCCCCTTCGACCACTCCGGCTACGGTCCCGCCCTCGACTATCCCGAGGACGATCGCCGCGGCCCAAGATCCCGTGGTACTCCCTATTCCGAGCTTGGTTCCTCCGACTGCGGGGGGGAGCAACTCGGCGGCGGCCTTCGCGTCAACCATGCCTTCTGCCGGTAATGCTGCGCCAGCTCCACGGACGACACCGGCCACCGTTCCAGCTGCTCCTCTCTCGGGACCGGCCACTTCTCCTCCCCCGAGCTCGATGGGCATCGAAGTCACGCCCGGCTCATGGGTCTCTAAGCCCAACGCCAGCCCGGCCGCCTTTGCTGCCACGATGAACTCTCCCGGGAACGCGCCCCCGAGCTCCTCGGGCATCCATGTGGAGCATGGCCCTCCGATTAGCGCGGCTAAGGCAAGCCCTGCGGCGGCACCCGTGCCTCCCCCTATCCCGTCCCCGGCCGCGGGGCCTCGCTCCGAAGCTCCAGGGTGGGGCGGTAGGAAGGCCGACGTCATGGAGGCCCAGCTGATGAACACCAACTATCCGGTGGGTGTTCAGACTCCGCAGTCCCAGGCCGCTGCGTCGATGTCCGCCCCTTCGAGCGCGCCCGTAAGCGCGGCGCCTCAAACTATGCAGGTGGAATCGAAGGACCTGCTCAGGGCAGTGCCGCCGCCGCTGCCCCAGCCCGTGGCATCGGGGCCTAACACGGCAACCAACCCGCCTTCCCCGCTTTCGGACAAGCCTATCCCCCTGGCGATGAAGAATGATCCCAGGGCAAGCACAAACGCTGGTCCCGCGGTTACGCCCCCACAGGGGTCCGTACCCCGGTCCAGTAACCCCACCCTGATCGGATCTGAGCGTGATGCGCGCTTGTTCGAGCAGCTGAAAGCCATGCCCGAGCTTTACAGCGCAGTCATGCAGCACCCCCTGGTGCAGCTGGGCATGGACCCGCTGGTGGTCTCTAACATGCTTGGCCATAACGTTGGGGCGGTCAGGGGCAACGCTGGACTCATCGGTAAGAAGGTGCAGGCCGTCAGGAACAGTGGCCAGCAGATCTACATGCCGCCCCCTGAGCTATGACCTTCTTCCCGACCCTCCGTCAGCTTGCGGTACGGTCCCTTAACACGGATCTACGCCACATCTTCTGGACTGTGGATAGCAGTGCAGAGGATCTGCTCGACTACACCATCGGGGTAGACCGGTCTGAGTCCCCGGAGGGTCCGTGGGAGCGGGTGAGCCCTGACTTGAGGGACCGCTACCACTTCGTCGATCAGAGCATCCCTGTGGGCCAGAGGTACCGGTCGCTCTACTACCGGGTGATCTATACCCACCTCCCGACGGGGGAGTCCAAGTCCTACGGGCCCGCTACCCAGGAGCCCGAAGTAGACCTGATCTCGCGGGAGCTCCGGCAGCAGATAGCCCTTGTCTATCGCGAGTTCTCTGGCCGGCTTAGCTGGCTCTTCCCCGTGCGCACCTTCGGGCCTCGCTGTCCGGACTGCTGGAGGCCTAACCTTGGCAGCAGCGTGAAGTCGAGGTGTGTCACCTGCTATGGCACCAGCTTCGCCAGGGGGTACCTGTCCCCCATCGAGGTTTGGGTAACCATCGACCCTAGCAGCAACAGCCGACAGCCTGCGGCTACGGGCACGCAAGAGCAGAACAACACGACAGCCCGGCTGGGCTACTACCCGACGATAAAACCCGGGGATGTGCTGATCGAGCCGGAGAACCGGCGCTGGAAGGTGATCGTGTCGAACGCGGTCGAACACGTGCGCGTACCTATCCGGCAGGAGCTACAGCTCCACGAGATCCCGCCGAGGGACATCGAGATGGAGCTTCCGCTACCCTCCGTGGAGAGCGCCTTGAAGGACATGTCCTTCTCCCCACCGCGCAACTACACAAACCCCGCCAACGTGGACGAGGGGAGGGCGTTTCAGCTACTTTACGGTCGCCAACCGACAGGCAGGCGAGGACCTCCATGAACGACCTGGACTACTACAAGACCAAGCTGGCGCGAGTGGAGCCCACACCCGAGCAGGAAAAGAAGGACGAGCCCATTCGCTTCAATAAGGATGTGCTGAAGGCCGGGCTGAAGATGGTCGGTGCAGGGGCCCTTGGCTCTGCACTCGGGTCCGGGGCCTACCACCTGGCTGGGCACCTCATCGATAAGAACGAGCTACTGCGCTCGCTCGAACACAAACAGCTGCTTCAGGCTGCCTCAGCTCTGGGGGTGGCTACCCCCGCTGTCTACGGTATGCTGAGGTGGGCTAACCGAGACTACCTGCGCAATGCCTACGAGCGTTCCAAGAAGCAGCCAGATCGACCCGAACCTGAAGGAGCGGGACGCCCTCCTTCGGGTACGTGAGATATTCACGACCTTCCTCCGGCATCATTTTGGGCGGGACCCCTCCGAGGGGTTCACCTGGGACCCCGATGAGAGCCGGAGCAAGATCGCGATAACCACGGAGTACCCCCTCAAGCAGGAGGTTCTCAACAGCCGGCCCGCCTTGGTCGTCGTCCGGGGGCCCGTGTCCTTCATGCACCTCGGGTTCGACGACAACGCTCAGGACAACCTGATGACGGGGGTTCGGGTCAGGAGGCTGCTCCTGTCCGGGACGGCGGTCATCCAGGCGGTGTCTGCAAACCTGTTGGAGAGCGAGAGCCTCGGGTTCCTGGTCAGCAACCTTCTCTGGACGGGTAGGCAGGACCTCCAGCGGATGGGGTTTTTCCAGGTGGGTGTGAACCCCGGGGTGGGTGCTCCCGGGGTGGCGGGGGATCTCGTGCAGGGGAGTGCGGGTGATGAGATGTTTGCCACCGCCGTGACGCTGCCCTTCTTTTACCCCTGGAACTCCAGGGAGCAGATCATTAACGCCCCCGTGCTCGGTAGCATCGATGCGGTCCTGAAGGTCAGGACCAACAGCCCCGTAGAGGGCCCCAGCTACGGACAGGGGCAAGAGCACAGCCCTTTCGGCGCTAAAGTAAGCGCTCCAGGCGTTCCTTCCACCAACATGCCTAGCGGTAATAACCCCGCCAGGTCTTACTCTGTAGAGACCCCCCGGAGGTACCGGCGTCTTCCTCTCACGCTGGCTGACGTGAGAGTCTCTCCAGTGTACCCTCCTGCTGGTCCGACGAAGATCAAGGTGTAAACGATGACGCAGTCCCTTCCTAAACCGGCAGTTACCGTCACTCAGAAGGTCAGGGCGCCTGTGCCGGTTACGGCACTGCCCACGCTGCAAGCCTGTATCGTGGGGGTTTGCAACCAGGTTGTCCCGGCGACCCTGCCGACCGCTACGGGCGGTACGCAAATCAACGGACAAGCGCAGGTTCTGCTCCCTGCCTCTGCGCAGGCCATGGATGCGACCGGGGATCCTCCGGTCTACTCCCTCAACGCGAAGAGCGTCCTTGAGTTCTCGGTCACCAACGGGCCGACCATCGACGTTTTGTTCGGTGTCACGGATGACTTCACCCCCGCTGACGTCGTGGAACTCATCACCCGCGCGCTGGCCTCTGCTGGCGAGGCGGGGGCTTACGCCAAGGTCATCGGAACGGACCCGTACACCGGCACCGCCTTCCGGATCCTCACTCAGGGCAAGGACGAGAGCTCGAAGATCATCATCGACCCCGTCGGACGATCCGCTGGCGCCGTTACCGGCTCGGTCGACCTCTCTACGCTGGTCTACCCCGGGGATGTCACCGGTCTGACCATCTCTGTGTCGGTGGACGGGGCGGACCCTGAGACGATCACGATCGCCTCCCCCGGCAACGCTGCCGCGCTGGTGGCTGCGATCTCTGCGCTCACGGGGGCAACCGCCACGCTCGGCTCGGGCAACGAGCTGGTCATCACGAGCGACTACACCGGCGCTACCAGCAGCATCCGAATCACGGGCGGAACCCTCCTCGCTGTGGTGGGCCTGGCGGTGGACGACATCGGTACGGGCACTGGGAGCTCCTCCGATGTCCTGAGCGCCTTCGACTTCAGCACCAAGGACGAGTTCTACGGCGCGTCCAAGTACGGCGGCTACGAGCTGGTGGTCCCGCCGTCGGCTCAGCCTGATCCTCGGGGCAACCTTGACCAGCTGGTGTTCGATGTCAGCTCGATGCGGGCCTTCCTGAGCGCCTCTGGTGGCTCCTCCCTGCGTGAGGTGCTCCGGACCTCGGCCCTGCTGAGGAAGGCTACCGCAGCGGTAACGGCGGTCGATGACGGTAACGGTGACAACGTCACCCAGATCATCAACATCGTCGGGCAAAACTTCAGCACCCCCACCCCGACGGCGGCTGTGATCACGGGCACCGCTGCTCCCTCCTTCGCCTCGCTCAGCAACAAGAGCGTGATCCTGAGCGACGGCACTGCACCTCGCACGGTCAGCTTCGGTACGGTGTCCACCATCGCGGATGTCGTGAACACGGTGAACGCTGTGTTCGACACGAGCGACGGCCTGATCGCCAGCAACTCGGGCGGGTTTCTGCGCCTCACGTCTACCCGGCTGCGCGAGGACGGGACGACCGTGGCCAAGGGGGAGGACAGCCACATCGTCCTTATCGGCGGTAACGGGCTGGCCTACCTGGACTCGGCCGGCTCTCCCACGCTGGTGGCTGGTCGGACGACGGGTAACCCGCACAAGGCTGCTGTGGGTGACCTGCTCTACGTGGACGGCACCCTGATCGGCAAGATCATCCAGGTGGCGCCCTCGGGCAACACGGCGCGGCTCAAGGTGGATGCCTCTGTGGCCCTCACCTTCACGGGCACGACCTTCCACATCGTCGCGCAGAACCTGAAGTCCATCAACGACGGCGGGGCAACGGACAGGCCGGCCCCGGACCTTATCGTCGAGGACGACGGGCAGATGGTGCTCAAGCCAGGGGTGCTCCGGACCAGCACGGGTACGGTGGTGGAAAGCGTGGTCTCGAACACGCTCTACGCAGGCAAGGCGAGCCTCTACACGTCTTACACCGCGCTGCGGAAGGATGTGACGGCTGCTGCTGATGCCGGTCTGGTCAGCGTGAGCGACACCACCCTCATCGAGTCCCTGCTGGAGCCGGTCGACACCCGAAACCCCCTCGCTCTGGGCCTGTACCTGGCCAAGCTCAACGCCCCAACCTACAGCGTGGTTGGTCTTGGCGTGGAGGCCAAGAGCAGCGATGAGCCCTACGGGACGGTTGCTGCCTACGAGCAGGCCTGCTCGTACCTTGAGCAGTTCGAGGTCTACGCCATCGCTCCGATGACCCAGAGCCGGGATGTCGCCGCGCGCTTCGCCACGCACGTCAACAAGATGTCGGCCCCGAACGGTCGGCGGGAGCGCATCGCCCTCTTCAACCCGCAGAAGCCCAAGCGGGCGCTGGACGAGCTTCTGGCCTCTGGCTCCGCCGGGAATACCCGGGGCGCAAGCTCCCCGTACACCCTGTTCGACACGGGCGTGGCCGACATGTCGATCATGCTGCAAGAGGCGGGCATCAACCCCAACGCGGCGATCCCCGCCTCCGCAGGCGTGTACCTTGATGTCGCCTCGGACTCGAAGCGCTACTCCATCAGCGCGATCTCTGGCTCCACGGTGACCCTGCGCACCTCGTTCGGCCCTGGAGACAACACGGACGGCTTCTACAGCACCTCGGGGTTCACCGACGTGCAGATCGACGTGGCTTTCGCCATCCGTAAGCGGGGGGCTGAGCTGAAGCTGTCGAACGGTCAGCCCGACAAGGACAAGATCGCCGACACCTACATGGGCATCGGCCAGTCCTTCTCGAACAAGCGTGTCTGGGTGACGGCCCCGGACACCTGCGCCGCCCTGGTGGACGGCATCGAGCAGGAGATTCCGGGTTTCTACGCCAACGCCTGCATCGCGGGGATGATCAGCGAGTTCACCCCGGTCCAGTCCTTCACCAACGTGGGTATGAGCGGCATCACCCGGGCAATCGGGAGCCAGAAGTACCTCACCGAGGATCAGATGGACCACATGGCCTACGGTGGCGTGTACATCCTGATCCAGGAAGGCGCCACGCAGCCGGTCATCGCCAGGCAGGCTCTCACCACGGACCGCTCTGCCCTGGAGAACCAGACCGACAGCTGCGTGAAGGTGCTGGACTTCGTAGCCAAGTACCAGCGGCAGATCCTGCGCAACTTCATCGGCAAGACCAACCTGACTCAGGGCACGGTCGACAACGCCAACATGGTGATCCAGTCCTCGATCACGTTCCTGACGGAGAACAGCATCGTCAAGAACGTGACGGTCGACTCCTTCGCCATCGATCCGGAGAGGAAGGACGGCATCGTGCTCGAAGAGACGGTCTCGCTCTACTACCCCACCAACAGCATCGCGATCACTCTCTTCGTGTGAGGAACTGAACCACCATGGCCGGAACGATGTCCAGCTGGGTCCCAGAGACCAACTATGTGCAGAGTGGGTTCACGGACGGACGTTACGTCAGCGGACTCTACAACATGCTCGCGGCCGGCCCGTCCAGGCTGGCTCAAATCGGAAGCGCCGCAGCCCTGGCTGGTGGCCTGGCCGGGAGCTCAAAAGCTCTGGGCGAGGTGGTCCACCCCCTCGGGCTCATCCAGCAGGCCTCCCTCTCCCAGAACAAGCAGTACGCGCGCATCTTCGAGATGGGCTCGGAACGCAGCCTCTGGGTGCCTGGTCGTGCCGTGGGCCAGCTTCAGCTGGGCCGCGTGTACTACCACGGGGCCACCCTACAGCGGATGCTGTACGCGGCGTTCCAGGATCAGATCGAGCCTACGACGGTCAAGCCCATGCTGCCCTCGGCGGCGGCAGCGGCCCTGGCCAACCCTCACAACGTGATCGTCCCTCCGGGGTTCGAGAACGTGTTCCTGAACATGGGCTCGGACATGTTCAACAACCTGTTTGGCCTGCTCTGGTACATCAAGGACAGCAACGGCAGTCCGATGGGTGCCATCTACCTGGAGGCCTGCAACATGCCCTCCCACGGCCTCAGCGCTGACGCGCAGGGCCTGGTCATGCAGGAGAACGCGCAGGTCCAGTACGAGCGCATGGTGCCCGTGAACATCGGCGCCGTCCCGCTCATCAGCGCAGCTACCACGGCTAACGCTGGCGGTAGCGGCATCGACTTCCCCGGCCTGGAGACCTGAGCATGGCCGCCTCTACTCTGGGGTTCACCGCCAAGCTGGACATTAGCCTGGTCTCCGGTCCCGGAGGGGCGGCTATTGCCAGGCCCACTCTTCAGGTCTCCGGGAACTACCGAGCCCGGGTCGACGAGCGCTACGCCCTCACGGGATCGGGGACCAAGACGGTCGCCCTGGCCCCGAGCCCTGGTGTGTCCCTGCTCCTCGTCTACGTGGAAGCTGCTACCTCCCCCGTAGAGGTGGACCTGGGCACGGACACCATCGAGGTCTCAGCGGGCGGGTACCTCTTCCTGTCGAACCCGAGCCCGACCACCGGGCTGACCTCCATCGATCTCACGCACACCACGGACGCCACCGTGCAAGTCTTGGCTGTTGGCTGATGTCCGACGCTCCTCTCGACCTTCTGGGACGGCTCACCGCTGCTGCGGTGCTCATGCGCATGCTCGACAGCTCCAAGTCCAGGGTGGACACCGCCCTGGCTATGAGCCGAGTTGAGGAGGAGATCCGCCGCCGGGAGGCCTTGCAACAGCTCCGACCCACTCTGGCAGGGTATCAGACCAGCCCCCGTCTTTTTATCCCTGCCCATGCACCTCCTCCTGAAGAGGCAGAGGACAGGTACCGGATGGGCTTCATGGCCAACGTTCCTGTGGGAGCTGACGCGGGGATGGTCCGGTTGGCCTCGGACCTGGGGGCCAAGCTTGCGGCACAGCCGGTCATCCCGGCTGCACCCTCTGCCAAGTATCAGGCGGTGAGATCCTTCTTTGGGCCCGTGAAGTTCAAGAAGATCCCAACCCCTGCCGCCCCTGCGGCCCCCGCAGCGGCGGGGGCAGCTAACCCTACCCCCGAAGCAGGTCCAGCTTTCAAGACGAAGCTTCTGGGTGCCGGAATCGGTCTGGGGCTCGGCGGTGCAGCAGTCTACGGGGCTACGAAGGGCGTAAACGCTGCGATTGATTACATGAGCGAGGAGCCTGGCCGCGTGCAACGGGGCATGCAGTCGGCTGGGGCCCCGCGTTTGGCCCACGGCCTTAACGAATACGGACAACCCCAGCTAGCGCCCCTTCCTCGTTGATGAGAGGATACTGCCATGACGATCAGTGCTACCGGTTCTGGACTCTTTCAAGCGCTTACCGCGGGTCTCTCGCACATCGCGGGCTCCGCTGCGCGCATCTCTCAGGGTGGCGTGAAGGGTGAGCTTGCCCTCCTTCGCCGACAGGTCGAGAAGATCTTCGGCTACGCCCCCTTCCTGGTGGTGCAGGAGTACACCAACGCGGCGGCAGCGGTCACCAACGCGATCCTGCTCGCCAAGACCCCCTCCGACACGACGGCCCTGGTCTACACCGTCAGCGGCTCTGGTGTGACCGGCGCCCTCGACGGCTCCGTGGCTGGCGCGGCCATGCCCTTCGGTCGCAACGCTACGGTCACCACCACTGGGGCTGACGCGCAGTTCTCGTTCCCCTTCGACGTGACCGTGGTCGGGGTACGCAACAACAGCGCGGTCACGGAGGTCATCACCGTCACCAGCGGTGCTAGCCCTGGTATCGTCGTCGGGGCCAAGATCTTCGACAAGATCACCCGCGTGACGATCGCAGCCGGTGCCGGCGCTGCCTCCTCGACGGGTACCGTGGCCGTCGGCTTCGGTTCGCTGCTCGGCCTGCCTGCCGAGGCGCCCTTGGCCACTCGGGCAGGTCTGGTCGCTGTGCACCGCGAGGTCTCTGGTGGCTCCGTGGTCACCACGGGCACCTTCAACACCACCAACAACAGCTACCTGCCCGCGGCTGCGCCGGACGGCTCGACCGACTACTGCGTCACCTACGAGGCGGACGGCTCCACCCTCACGGTGCCCCACAACTTAGGGCAGCAGCTTAAGCACGACCCCCTGCAAGGCCTGCCTCTCCTCGGGATCGAGGGGCAGGCCTTTGTCGTACTTATCCATCGCCTCGTGCTCGATTCTTGTAAAGCTGGCGCCCGAGCATCGAGCGTAGGGAATTAGCTTTCGCTGTTTCACCAAGCGATCGACGTTTGCGCCCAGGCCCAAGCTCTGGGGGTTGCGGGGAGTGTCCTTGGATGGCGTGAAAGACATCGAGATCGACAAGCTCCTTCGTAGACAGAGTCTGGACCAGGTGCTGGAGCTCAGCCAGGCTGAGGTTCTCCTGGTTGGTTATCGTCTTCCTGCTCAGGGCTAGAAGAACGAGGCTTAGCAAGGAGCCGAGCACCTCCTCGGCCGTCACACGCCCACCCACCCGGAGCTGCATCTGGAGCACGTAAAGGTCCAGGACCCTCACGAGCTCCGTCGGCAGCTCCAGGCGTACATTCAGGCGCGTGAGGGGTACGTGAGACTCCCGACGAGATCGATGACCTCCTGCCAAGAGTGAACTCTCCTACCAAGGGTGGAGTCCGCTCCATTCTGGGCTGTGCTCCAGAGAAGGGACTGGGCCGTGGGCCAGGCTGTGGACCAGGCGTCCACGGTAGTCGTCTTATCGTCCACGAGCACGTCCCCGTGGATGAGCGTCTTGTCCTTCGCGAAGATGACCGAGGCCCCTCCCTTCTCAGGGAAGGCGCGTTGCAGCGCCCAGAAGCGCTCGTTCATCCAGTAGCTGTTCGAGATGTACGGCGCGGTGACGAAGACCACCTGCGCCATCGTCCTCAGCCGGGACACCCCCTCGTAGGCCTCCGGGCATACTGCGATGTTGAAGCAGAACCCCTTCTCCAGCATCTTGCGCCTTACCCGGCTCTCAATGACCGTAGGCTGAGGGTGCTTGTCCTTCAGGACCTCGGCGACGCGGAGATCCCAGGCCTTGAAGTCCGTGGGGTTCACGACGATGTCCGTCTCATCGTAGATGAGCTGGATCACCGCACCCACGAAGTCGAAGATTGGCCCGTCGCAGTCGAGCAGAATGGTAGGTTTCACTGTGCCTTGTCCAGCTCGGCCCAGGTGATCGTGCCGAGGTAGAGGTGGTTGACATTTTTGGTGGTCTTGGCGATCCCGCGGATAATGCCCTCACATAGCGCAGGCTTATCCCCGAGGTGGTCGGGCGAGCCGACGGCCAGGCAACGGCTGGCGTGGGTGATCGGGTTGTGGTGTGGCTTCGTGGGGACCCCCTCCATGCAGATCAGGCCCACGACACTGATCGTGGAGTGAATCCCCTCGTCCACGAAGGTGTAGATGCCGTTGACCATGGCCACGTCGGTGCCTGTCCGGCACACGCGGGCCTTTGGGTTCTTTTGCCGCTGCCGCCAACCGCTCAATAGCTGTTGCAGGTAGGCGGAGATGTCCTGCGCCAGGTAGAGGTCACCGACCTTCATCACCGGGCCTCCCCGGTGTAGGGGTCCCGGTTGGAGAGGCTAGGGCCCGACACCCCGAAGAGCTCGGTGAGATCGAACTCGTCCTCGGTGCAGTCGATGTCCTCCAGGGGGATCCACCCCTTGATGGCCCGGTCAGAGAGCATGCTCCCCGACCGGACACGCCTGCACTTGCGGAGGCACTCCTTCATCTCCGAGTTCTTCTTACCGGCCTCCCAGCTGTACCAGACGCGGCGCTCGCCCTCGATCACCTCCTTCTCCATCACGATGAGGTGCTCCGTCACCGTGCTGTTGTTGCTGATGAAGACGATGGACATCTCCGGCGGTACGGTCACGCCTGCCTTGGCGTCGTAGGCCTTGAACACGGGCGCACCGGCGATGGCGATGACGTTCTCCCCGATCCGGTACTTGCAGCCCGGCTTCGAGGTGTTTACCCAGCGCTGCCTGCACCCGAGGGCCCAGGCCAGGTTGTGGACCAGGTAGCCGCAGGTGGTGCCCTTGCCGCCGAAGTCCTTGGTCAGCCAGTCGAAGTGGAACTCGCCCGTGTCCGATGGGGCGAAGGCTTCGCAGAACTTCCTGGCGTAGGCTTTCTTATCTTCGAGGGTGGTTAGCATCAGAGTACGAGCTCCTTCATGGTGGTGAGTGCGAACACATCCTGAATGCGGGTGGGATGTGCAAGGCACTTATCACTGATCCAGCAGTATCCTTGGTCACACCAGTCGGAGCCCCAGGAGTTACGGACCAGGAAGAGCCGGGTGCCCTCAGCCAGCGTGGTCATGCCGACGATCACCTGAGCGTGCCAGCCCCACTCGTTCCCCTCGACAAGGTCGACGATGTACTTGTCCGGGGCAGGGTTCGCGTACTCCTTCGGGAGTAGCATGGCGAACACGCAGGGCTGGTTTCCGCGCAGGCACAGCTCGACGATGTCTACCCGGGCCTCGTCGTCCACCTGATGGAAGCCCGTAATCTTGTTGTCCGCAGCCAGGATCACGAGCTCGCTCGGAGGGTCCTGGTTGATGTGCGCTGCATCGTCGTAGTAAGGCCAGCTCTCTTCGGGCGCCACGCCGATGTTCTGCGCCACGGTCAGCGCAGAGTGAATGTACGTACCCGTGTCGTTGTGGTTCTCCCCATGGGAGGCCCGAGACCAGGAGTAGAGGGCCCTGCGGCTGAGCTGCTGGACGGCACCCTCCTGGGCCCTACAGATCTCAAGGGCGTCGCAGACAGCGTTAGCCACACACGAGCCTGCGCCACCCTGGTTGCTGATGGGCGTGCTGTTGTAGCCCTTCACGAGGACCAGCTCTCCGGTGTGCTGCACCGAGGCTTGCATGGACGCTCGGGCCTCGGAGCTGAGCTTGGTCGGCACCGTGCTGCCGAGTAGGCAGCCTCGGGGCTTAAACGGGGCCGGCATGCTTGAACCTCCTCACAAGTCTTGGCCTTGGAGATGCACTCACTCTGGAGGGTGATGTTGTACTCCTTCTCGGCACGCTCGCAGATCGTCTTGTAGCTCTCCCCCGATTTGCTCCCCTTCCCGAACTCCCACCCCCTGCTGTCGAGGCAGTGCAGCCGGAGCAAGTTCTGCTCAGCCCCCGCGCAGTACTCCCCCGTGGGCGGGGGGGAGTCTGGCCCCTTGTTCTGGCATGCCACCAGAAGCGCCACAAAAACCATGTACCTAGGTTGCATGCCTGTAAGTTAAGTTAAACTTACCTTGACTACCACCTCAAAGTTATCTTAGCTCTAGCTCGATGGCTAAAGAACGTACGGCGAAGATGTCTGTGGAAGAGTGGATCAACAACAAGCTGCATCGCGGGACGTACAAGGCGCCTAGCGTTGCGCTCCAGGCGGTGGGGGGCTCCAAGTGGAAGCCCAAGGATGCGACCAGGGCCAGGGAGGCCGTGCGTCACTACTTCAGCGAGGCTGCCACCGTGACGGTCGCTCCCGACCCTCGGGCCCTCGACCCGGTCCGGCAGCTCTACCTCAACGATGTCATGTGCGCGGCCATCCAAGCCAAGGAAATCTACCTCGGCTTGCAGGAGAGCGTCAGCAAGAACGACGAGGCGCAGCTGGCCCCCGTCCTGGAGCTGGTCCTCCTCTGCGTCAGCCGAGCCAAGGAGCTCGTCGGCGTTAGCTCGGACTCCTGAGAACGCCGAGGTAGCCGTGCACCTGCTCCACCTTGCTAAGCCTACCGTCGGGCCCGGAGAGCAGCTTCCAGCTCTTCGCGCCTCGGGTGGTCTCTATCGTGGAGCAGACCTCACCGCTGACATGTTCGACCAGGTGCACCCCGATAGGGTTCAGGGCCCTGGCCTGGGTCCTGACCAAGGCTCGCGATTCGATCGAGGGGTCGATGCGGCACAGCACCACCTGTGTCCTACGTCCATGGACGTCCAGGAGCGGCTCGCCCAGCCAGAACACCGCGAAGGTCGGCACCTCCTCAAGGGCTTGGCCGAGCAGCGCGAGAGTCATCTCTGCTCCGTGCGCTATAAGACGGTCATGGAGATTGGAGTCGAGCATGTCGCGTGATCTAAGCACAGAGGACCTGTATGTCGACCGCATCAAGAGGGCCCTGGCCGTCGTATCGGTCAGCGCAAGCACGGTGAACGGGGACTTTATCGTGGTGGTGGATGGCCATACCGCTAAGGTGCCCCTGGAGGACTTGCCGCTGACCAAGTGCTGTAGGACGGCCTACATGATTGGTCTGCTCCTTACGGAGGTGAGGGGGCTATGAGCAACACGGTTACGCTAGGGGTGCAGGACTACCTGGCTCTCGTACACCTTGCGCGACGTGGGACGGAGGATAACGCCACGCTGGAAGCCGCCGTCGCCAGGATCAACGCAGCGAACGGTCTGGTGCGGTACGCTCTCGCTGTCCGGTGGAGGGACAAGGACGCCGTAGGGGACGTGCCCTCTGTGGAGTTCCCGGAGAGCTGGCCCCCCTACCTGATGGCTGTGCTCGACAAGGGTCTTCCGGTGTCCAAAGCCGATGTGACCGCGATGGTGTACGCGAGGACGCCGAGGTACTTCGGGATCCAAGTTAGCCGCGACTTGAGCGGAACCGTGGGCTGGCAGGATCTGGAGGTCTACTTCCCGTGACCCCCGCAGGAGAGAAGATGGCTGTGGTGGCGGAGAGCTTTCCGTGCTCGGTGTGCTCCAAGGCCAGCACAGGGCTGTTCGAGAGGGTCCCCTTGTGCCCGGATTGCTTGACCGAGGTCCAGCACAAGTATGGCAAGCACCGGGAGCAACTGGAGCGCATGCTCTGTGTTGTCCGGGAGAGCATGCGCGTCACCCTCCTGGAAGGGAGGATGCCCGTTTGATGTTCGACAGGATTATCGTCCCTGCGCGAACGGAGTCCTACGGCGAGCTGCGCTCTGTAGTCGTCGAGGAGCCTCGGGTGACGGAAGACCTGGAGTGGAGGATTCTTCGGGCAAGGTCCTTCAGGCTGTCCGCTCTGGGTCACCTGAGCCTGCTACAGGGCCAGACGATCTCTGGGCTTCTCCGCTTCCTTACGGTCCTCCCTGATGGGACTGCTCTTGGCGGCGCTGGGCACATCTTTGTGCTCAAGCGTGACATGTCCAAGATCGAGCCGTGGCAGCAGCCCTACTACTTTAACGACCTCGTACTCGGCGCGGTCCTCGCCGGGACGCTATCCCCTGCAAACGCTGCGATGAAGATGTTCTCGGAGGTTTTTAGTGACACAACCAGGTAGGCCGCCGATCCCCCGGATGGGGCCGTTGACCGGCATCAACGTGGGCGCCCCGGTGAAGCCGGTGCAAATCACGGAGGTTCAGGTGCGGGCTCCCGAGGAGAAGCCCAAACACCCCCCGATTCTCCCGTTGGATGTTCTGCCCCCGGAGGCCCTCTCCGACCCGGAGTACCAGACGGGGCCGAACACCACGGCTGCAAGCGCACACCCCGCCCTTGCCCTCAAGTACGGGATCATCCGTCAGGGTACGCGCTTCGTGGCTTCGGCGGACAACGCGTCTTGGGGCCCGCCCCCAGCGCCCAACACCAGCATTCCTGAGAGGGTGGCAACGGAGATCCGGGGTCCTAACGACTTCGATCTCGCGAGCATCCGGGAGCTGATGTACGAGGACATCCTCAACAACCCGGAGGAGCAGAGGATCGTCGAGTCCCGCCTTCCCGCTGTGGATCCGAAGGCCGTGCTCCGGGACATGATCCAGGGAAAGAGGTTCCGGCAGCGCGTCGTCGTCGTACCGGACGTCTACGAACCCGTGTTCGAGCAGCTTCCGGGGTACGTGGAGAGCGAGCTCCAGGCTATCGCCCTGAAAGATGCGGGCGATCTGAACGTTGCCGGCAAGAGCTACGTGCTCGATAAGTACGGGCTGTGGGGGATGTTCTGCTCCCTGGTCGAGCTGCGCGGGATCGATCTCCCCTCGATCTACGATGAGGACCGTAAGTTCTCCATCAACAGGTTCCGCGCCAAGGAGACCATTCTCTTCGGGCTGCCTGTCGAGCTGCTCGCCAGCCTGTCGCTGCACTACAACTGGTTTGGTCTCAGGGTCCGTAAGGTGCTCAGGGCCGCCAGGGATGCCGCAAAAAATGGCTAGACACTCCTGACGGGTGGATCACGTGCAGGCTCCTTCTCACCGTGATTCGAGAGTACCCCGAGCCGGGGTCCGTCCAGGAGACGCTCTTGCAGCTGGTCATCGCCAAGCAGGAGTACAACGAGATGGAACGTGTCCGCCTGCTCTTGCAGGCGAACGTGGACAATACGCAAGTAAAGAAGCACTGGGACGCCTTCATCGAGAAGGCGTACCCCTGGGCCAAGCAAGCAGCAGAAGACGAGTCGACCAGGGTCGCACGGTTCCTGGAGGCCGAGGTGAAGCGAGGCCCTCTCGTCGTAAGACCCTCCGTGCCCTTGATGAGGAGCATGTTGCCGAGTGACCGCCCCAAACCTAAACGTAAATAAGGCCTGGTTCTGCCCGGAGTGTGAGAGCTCCGCGATAACCCTGAGCCCGTTGGAAGGCGGGACGTGTAGCTGTCGGAGCTGCGGGTTCAAGGGGCCCCGGTCGTCCCTGGCGGCCCACGTCTTCTACACGGACAGGCCTGTGGATGCGGACGCCATGGTGGCAGAGATGGCCAATCAGATGGCCACGGCCGTGGGCGCCCCGATGGCGCAGGCCCTGCTCCCCTTCCTCGTGCGCTGGGGGTTTCTTGTGCCCTCCACAAGTGAGCGCCAGAAGAAGCTGGCGGCTCGGTACATGGTGAATGTCGGGGCCGCTATGCTCCGCGCCATCTTTAAAACCAGGGAAGACCATGACAAGGAGCGTGTCTGATGGAGCCTAGCCAAGATCGAGCGGGGGAGCTTTTCTGCTTCCTGGACGCCAGCAGACCGTGTTCTGCGGAGTGTGTGGCGTACCGTGTCATCAAGGAGGGCTTCGACCCCTCAGACCGGTGCGTCGCGCTCTACGCGATTTCGCGGCTCATGCGTGAGACCAGGGAGCGTAAGTGATGCAGCTGGGAGTAACTGTCGAGTCGCTGTGGTCCGTCTTCGACGTGGAGCGAAAGTCGTTCCTCTTCTACGTCATGATGCACCTGCCTGGCTCCAAAACGGCCACGGAGATGCCCATCACGAAGGCGATCTACGAGGAGCTGCTGAGCACGGCGATGGGAGAGGGCAGCGCTGACTCTCCGTCTGAGCCGTCGGACTCCGAAGAGAATCCTCCCCCTGGGGCGCTGACTCGGGGGGAGGATAACACCTTCACCTTCACGGCATTGCCCACCGAGCCCCCCTCGTTTGAGGCCCGGGCGCAGCCGCCCATAACGGTGGAGCAGGATAGCGCCGGTAACCCTTACATGAGCCAGGATGGCGTCGATATGTCTGAACTGACCGGGTCCAAGGGGCAGGATACGGACAACTCAGGGGCGGGGAGCCTTTGATGGAAGCGTGCGCGCTATGCCGCCAGGGGTACGACGGCGGGGTCCGCCTTAGCCCGTCCCTCTGCCCCTCGTGCCTGGGCGAGCTTGTCCCTGTGTCTACCGTGGGTGCCCTCTTGGGGACCACCAGCTACACGAGGCAAGAGTGGCTCAAGGTGCAAGCTACGGCCTGGCAGGCACTCCAGGACAGGGTGTCGCCTCCGACCAGCCCCCTGACCGTGGAGCTCCTTACCCGGGTGATGGCTTCCGGGTCCGTGCCGGAGGGTGTCTGCGACGATCAAGGCAGGTTTCTGCTTGAAGCCCTCAAGCTGCCCGATGGCTCAAAGCTGCTGTTCGGCACTTCCGCAGGGCATGTCTGTATCTACAAACACGTGAGGTGACACATGGTCCGTCCATACGGTGTGTACTTGCTTATCCGTCTCGACCCCCCAGCCCCCAGGGTGAGCAAGGGGGGCATCATCATCCCGGACACCTGCGATGAAGCAGAGCGCTTCCGAAGGGGAACCGTGCTCCGAATGGGGCACCTTACCTGCGATAGCGGCGTGAAGGAGGGGGACCTCGTCGTCCTGGCCGCGCAGTCCGTGCAGTACGGGTCGCAGAAGTCCGCGCACGACGGGGCTACAAAGAACATGGGCGGGGAGGAGCACCACCTGATCAAGTGGTTCGACATCCTCTTCGTGTGTGACCCTGAGGTCGAGGTCACCTTATGCACCTGTTCTTCGAGGCCGAGCCCGGGGTGTTGGAAGTCAGGTACACCTGGCTGCCCTCCTTCATCGGCCTGAACACGCAGCTGTTGAACGAGCTGGCGGTGGAGGCTGGAAAGGTGGCCGTGGGTAGGCCTCTGGACGAGGCCTTGTTCCACGAGCTTGACACTCTGGCGGTTGGGATCATCACGAAGAGGCTGGCGCACGGGGCTCTTCCGGCGCTGTTCGAGGCCTTGTTGGCCCTGGAGGTCTTATGTTCAGTCAGAAAGAGGAGAAGGCCCAGTTGCCCCGAGGCATGGGCCCCAAGATTTGCGGTGCAGCCATCGCTGACATCCTCCAGCACCGAAGGGTCCTAGGCCTGGGGGTTAACGCCACGGGGGAGATCCGCTACTCCATCTACCTGCGGGAGGGAGAGGCTGTGCAACCCCTGGAAGACCTGCCTCCCGGGCTGGAGTCTACGGACTTCCTGCGAAGGATTCCCCGCATGGAGGAGATCTCTGCGCTGGAGCAGAGGGCTGTCTTCAACGCGTGCAGGCTGTACGCGCACGCTGCGCAGAACTGGCTGGTTCCGTTGGCTTGGGTCGCTGTGCGGGCCCCCAAGCAGGCTAGCCCGGCGAGGCCTCATCCGCTCGAAAGGGCGGACTTCGACTTCCTCGGGTACCCCGGGTACCTCGGGGACGTGAACGCGGGATCCTTGTTTCTTTTGTGCGGGACGGAGCGTGGCGAAGGTGCCATGTCCGCCACGGCGTGTTTCAAGATGCAGCTTCCGAAAAACCAGGAGGAAGAGCTGTGGCCGACCTCAGTGGAGTGATCACCCAGTTGAGTGAGGAGTTTTCGACCAAGGCCAACCTGGCCTTTCTTCGGGCGGAGCGTCCCTTCGCAAACGAGATCGATCTCATCTTTCGCTACAAGAACATCAACGATAGGTCCAACTGGACCGTGGCCGCGCACAACATCCTCACGTCGATGCGCAGCGCGGGCCTGAGCGGGTTCAACATCCGGGCGATCCAGGGGGAATACCGCCTCAAGGAGGATGGCACGGTCGGCGTGGGGGCGGTCCTGATGGTCCAGGGTCCTGCGGAGCACCTGCCCGCCATCTTGCAGCAGATCGCCGTCTGGGTCCGCGCTACGCCTCAGGTCAAGCGGCAGCCTGCCCGATTTGTCCAGATCACGGACGACATGAGCATCTTTCGGGTGAAGCCCAACGGAGCCGGCATCGCCCCTGGGGCTGGCCACAACCCCGTAGCGGCCATCGACCGCTACAACTACAACAAAGCGCAAGGCCTGATCTGATGACTATCCGAGACGCGATCCGACAGCGGCTTGGGACGACGGAGGTGCGTGCCTCAACCGTCAGTAAGCCCGTGGATGAGAGCAAGATCCCGGAGCGTGATAAGGAGCTCCTCGCAAAACACGCGACTGATCTTGAGAAGATGTTCGAGGTGAAGGACCGCGCCAAGTATGAGATTGAGCTCATCCTGAGCGGCACGCTCATGAAGGGGGCTCCTATCCACGGCATGGTTACGGTCTGGCAGCGGCCTAGGCACGCCAGCGAGGGGAACCTGTCCAACCTCTACTGGTGCCCCGGGGCGTTGTCCAACAAGTCCAACTGCATGGAGCTAATCCCGGACTTCGGGAACGATAGCGTGGCTCACGTGTGTCCCAAGTGCGGGTGTGTTTGGGATGCCCGGAGCACGGTGAGCGGGCTTCAGCGGGAGCTGACCGGCGTGAAGTGGGCTCACCTCCTTGACCAGGTCTTCAACAAGGCCGGGCGATGCGCAGACCTGACGGTGAAGGTCTACCCCCGCCAGCTCCGGGCCACGGTTGCGCAGGAGATGAACAAGAACTTCAACGGAGAGCTGCTCTCGAAGCTTGATGAGCGGATGATCAAGGCCGTCTATCGTTTCACGGACATCTTGAAGGACATGGGCAACGGCAGCTCCTTTGAGCGAAACGCGCTGTCCATGCTCAAGGCTCTGGGCGCATGAACCTCCCGGAAGACTACCTGGTGATGAGCTACCGCAAGGCTATCCTCACCTACGTCCAGGAGCACCTTCGAAGCTTGGAGCCTGGGTCCTTGAAGCCCGTGGATGCGATCCAAGCAGAGAACTTGCCGGCCACCATTGCCGGCCTACCCGTAAGCCATCTGCGCAGCTACGTCGCTGAGCTTGAGCAGGAAATCATCAGCCTGGAGACCGGGCTGGAGGAGTACAAGGTAACCCGATGAGCGAACCGGCAACCAAGCAAGACCTGACGGACGTGGCGGACATGATCATATCCGCAGTCGGCGGCGACCTCGATCTGGTCCGACAGGTGGTGCAGAATATCGACGTTAGGAACGTCGTGCTTTACAACGTGTTCCGAGACGTGTGCATGGGGTCCATAGAGATCCCCCTTACGGCGGAGCAGTTCGAGGAGATCGTGGTTCGGTACGCGAAGAAGGCCTCTGAACCCCTCAACCCCGTCCCCGAGCCCCGGATCGTTAGCCCTCACGAGGATAACGATGAGTGAAGAGCGCAAGGCCCGGATCGGGGCACTCGTGGATGCCTTCGAGCAGTACCTTATGCGCAGCAACCTGGGGGGTAAGCTGTCGAGCTACGAGCGCAGTATGTTGAACACGTTCTGCATCTGGCTCGAAGATTCCAGGGCTAAACGAAGCGCCCCCCCGAAGGACCCCCGCTTACTTGCTGGCCACCTTCTTCAGCGACTCCTCCAGCTGGGCGTTGTCCAGCGAGGCGTACAGGTCGGGGCCCGTGGGCTGGGCCTGGGGGAGTTGAGCGGGCGCCTCCGCGGTGGGGGCGGGGGCGTTCGCCATGTCCTGGATGTAGAAGGCCATGACCGCCCGCAGCGGTCCCATCAACAGGTCCAGGGTCTCGTCCGCCAGGCCTGCCATCGATTTGACCCGCAGCTCGCGGGCCATTGCCTCGATGGCGTCCCTGTTGGGGACGCCGTTGGGGACCGTGAGCATCGCGATGCTCAACAAGCCCGCCAAGAGCGCGGTCCCCGTTTCCGTACGCAAGAAGTCGGAGACCTTCTTGCGAGTCGACTCGTCGTCCTCCCCGAGGTGCCGGGCGATGGCCGCGGCCAAGGGGTCGCGCACCAGCTTTGTGAGCTGGTTTGCCGCCGTCCTGATGGCGGCCTCCTTGGCGTCGTTCTTGGCCACCTCCTTGAACGAAGGCAGCGTGGGCGGGGTATCCTTTTGCATGGTCTCCTCCTTGATCACAGTTGTCTTATCCCAGAGAACGTTGATCTTTTTCTCGGCCAGCGCCTTCAACTTCCCGACGAAGGCCTCTTTGGTGGCCGTCCCGAACACCTTGCTGAACTGCACTGACCCGGTCATTGTGTCGAGCTTGTGGCCCGGCTGCCCCTCCCAGACGATCTCCTCGCAGCCGCGGGCCGTGGCCGTCCCCAGCAGGGTGTGCAACCACACATAGGAGGGGTCGTTCAGGCTGAGCCAGAGGCCGTCCGTCTCCAGCGGCAGGTACTTGTCGTAGTCGGGGGTCGACGCAACAGGGCCTGTGAGCTCGAACAGCCTTGCGATCGTAGATCCCGAGGCCTGACCTCCGACTGGGTATACGACCGCCTCGCCGGCGTTCAGCCCCATGGCCAGGACGAGGTCCTCCTTTGGGCCGAGCAGCACCAGCGCCCAGTGAAACTCCTCGACCTGCAAACGGATGTTGGCGCTTTGGATAGCCCTGCCGGGGCGCAGGACGTTCATGCTCCGCAGATGGCGCATAACCATCTTGAAGAGATTCTCGTGGAACCAGTCCTTCCCGTCGGCCAGCTCGATGCGGGCGTCTGCGAGCTGGATGAGCGGGATGAACAGATCGCCGTCCACCGCACGATTCTTATCGTCGACAGCCAGCCTGCATCTGCCGTAGCCCCCCTGATTGTCCGCGTACTCCAGCCAGCGGGAGCCGTTCTTCTCGGTGTAGAGCCGAAGCCCTCCGAACGTCCCCACCTTAAGCAGAACCGAGGAGTACTCGGTGTACAGGTTCAGCTGCGCCAGGACGCACTCGCCGGCGTGCTCGTACGCCTTGTGCTTGATGCAGTCGCCGAACTCGGCCATCAGGCGGCTCTTGGCCACCGGATTATCTAGCGTGTCGTCCTGGTCCCAGGAGAGCACCTCCATCTTGTCCATGTCGATCTTGGCCGTCAGAAGAGGATCGCTCTCCTGCCCCCTCGCCAGCACGATGATGTTCAGCAGGTTGTGGTCCGTGGTGGCCACGATAGTCCGGGCTGTGCCGAGGTGGAGCAGAGACAGCCTCCGCTTCGCAAAGAACCGCAGCTCCGTTTCAAAGCTGGAAAATGCTTCGATCATGATTCCTCCTTCGCCCCCCTTATTCCGTGTTTCACCAGTCTTCTCCGGTAGGCGAGCTTGAGCGGGCTACGGAAGCCCCGGCCTGAAGGCCGGGGATCGTTTACACCGATTGTAGGAGGCTGTCGAACAAGGCGCGCAGCCTGCCCTCTGCCCATGTGATTGCCCTGCGCTTGTCCGACTCTAGCAAGTGCTTGCTCACGAAGGTGACGTTGAGCCGATGTGCGTGCAGCATCCAGTTTCCGTGGATAAAAGCGAGCTCCACGGAGACAGTGTTACCGGGCACCCGGAACTTACGCACCCAGACGCGGGCAGCCGTGGAGTACCGCCAGCGCATAAGCCAAGCACCTTCTTGAGGATCTCTTCGGCCGTGAGGAAGCCCGAAGCCAGCAGGGCTCGGATGTGCTCCTTGTCCGCCGAGGAGATGGGCGACTTGGGCTGGTTGTCTGCCTGGGCAACGGCCTGCTTCAGCGAGGCGATCTCCTCCCCGCGGGCGTCTAGCGCCCTCTTCGCAGCGGCGTAATCAGTCTTGAGCTCCTGGAGCTCTTTTATGACCTTCTCCAGGGAGAGCCGGGCCGACGAGAGATCCGCTTGAGTCTTCGTGAGCTTCGAGCTGTTTGCCTCCGAGTCCGCGAGCATTGCGAGAATGGTCCGGTCGCAGCGCTCCTTCTCCGCTGTCAGGGTGTTGATCTGCGACTGTAGCGCGGTGTTGATCTGCTCCGCTTCCCTGTAGAGGGTAGCGAACCCTTCATCCACCTGGGCGAGTGCGGCCTTCCCCTCTTCGCTGACCCGAGGGGGGACCGCGGGGGCCGCGGAGGGCTTCGGCTTGCGATCCTCCCACCAGGACCTGATGATCTGTGGGCAGCGCTCCGGGACGTTGACCCTCCGCTCGATAGTCTCCTCCAGGGTAGCGCCGTCGTGGATCGTGGAGGGAAGGAGTGGGTTCGCCTTCAAGGCCTCGTAGACGTCGTCCCAATCTGAGAAGGACTGATCCAGTCCGATGATGGTGCCGGCCATCGCCGTGAGCCAGTCCCCCGCCTCGGGCTCCGCCTTACCCGACTTCTCACCCCTCTCGGCGCTTTGTGCCTGCAAGAAGCTGAGCCGGTACTTGTCCTGCACCGTCTTGAGTAGGTTCCCCCAGTTTGCCGTGGTGGGCGGCAGGCCGCGGCAGTAGATATTGTGGCTTTTCATGGCCATGGTCGGCGCGATGGTCGCCGAGCTCACCTGGAGGTTAGTGATCCACACGCCGGCCACGATGTTGTACTTCTTCAGGTAGTTCGTGTCCGGCGAGAACTCCAGGGTGTGCACCTGCACTTGAAACCCGATCTCCTCCAGGGCCCGTGCCTTGACGAGGACATCCTTCCGATCGGGGTGGGGCACGAACAGCAAAATACCGGGCTTCGGCATGTTTTCCATAGGGTGTATCTCCACAGGCGTTATCCCGTCCTTGCGCCTATTCTTGCCCAGAAGCACAAAAGGCCCGATACCCCGGAGGGGTCGGACCTTTTGGGTTAGGCGAGGGGTAGGTGTCAGGCCGCCTGCATCAGCAGCTGCTGAAGCTTCAGCCTATCCTCGGGGGGGAGGGTCTTGTCCTTCAGGAGATCCGTGGCGCGCTTCCGGTCCGAGGGGTCGGGGACCGGACTATCGGAAAGCCGGAGCGCGAGTTCGCGCAGGAGTTCGTGGGCCATGGGTGTAGTCCTTGTATGACACTGATTTACGTGTCCGTCAAGGACGACACCCGAGATCTGCCCCTGACAGGACCTACTTGCTCTGAAGGCAGGCCCACGTTTTGGGGCCAACAATGCCGTCCACCTGGAGCTTATTCATGGTCTGGAACGCCCTGACAGCCTTGACCGTGGCGGGGCTGAGCACCCCGTCCGCTCCGTTTACGCCTAGGTTGTACCCGAGCTCAATCAGCTTATCCTGAATCTCCTTCACCGTGGGCGGGCTGTCGGTATAGGGGATATGCTCGCTCCAGGAGGCCAGATCTTCCGCAAAGTCCGGCATGTCGACCCCGTACAGCCGCTCGATGACAGGACGGATGGCGTTGTACCTGGCGGGGTAGATCGCGATCTTCGGCCCAAAGGTAAGTGCGCGCAGAAGCGGAATGGCCTGCTCCTTCGTAGCGGGAAGGGCCTGACCCATCTCAGGGAGGGCTGCCTTGTACTGGTTGGCCGCCACGAGCGGCAGATTCGCGGAGAAGGAGAGGAACGCCGCCTGAACTGCGCCCACCCAGCCGGAAGATGTGGTTAGACCCGACGGGTAGATCTGAGGCCTAACGTCCGGCATGACGAACGTCAAAAGCTTGTTCAACACGTGTTTGCGCTGGACCTCCACGGGAGTGGGCAAGGCCAGGAGGTTACACATCGCGGAGGCCGTCTGCTTGGCTTGCGCCTTCGAGGCGTCCGTCCAAGAACCGTCTCGCCCGTCGCAGCCATAGAGGAGCTGGGCCATGTTCGAGGAGTCGAGCGGCCTACCGTCGTGCAGGAGCTTACCGGCGCTCAGCTGCACACCCCTGGACGCCAGGAGGTCGAGCAGCTCCTTCGATTCGCCAGGGCAAACCTTGACGATATCGCTGAGGAGAGCAGAGGCCGCGTGGGTGGCGCCCGCCAGCTGGATGTAGCCCAGGCTGTAGACCGCCCTGTCATACCCGTTAAAGGCGTCCGCGCGACCACCCTCTGTGGCCGTGATCACAGCCATCACTTTCAACCCAGACGAGGAGGAGGCGTTGGCGTCAAGAGCCCCCGCTGTACCCCTGAACATCCACCCAGCGTACCCGCCATACTTGCCCCACGTAAAATCTTGCATGGGGCTAAGTCTAGGTTCAAAGGGCCACGGAGGCCAGAAAGCTCTTCCCTGTCTGGCTCGTGAGCGAGATCTCCAGGAGGAGCGTACCTAGCTGCGGTTGTACGGCACAGCGCTCCACGGTGGCGCGCATGAGCCGCTCCTCCCTGCGGAGCCTCGTATTCGTAGCCTGAAGCGAGATCAGCTGCTCCGATGCACGGCGCACGGCCAGCACCGCAGCAGAGCGCAGGTCCATCCCGTTGCCTGGCCTGAAGGCAGATCTAGCCACGGAAAGGAGGCCACCGCCGAGCAACGGGTACCTGAGGTTTGTGCCCGGGGTCATCATCAGCAATCGAACAAAGGTTTGCACCAGCCGAGGCAAGCCCTGGACACGACGGGTCTGCTTGCCTGCCCTGAAACGGAGGAGCACCTTGTCGGAGAACGGCGTGTTCGACGAGGTCACAGAGGCCCTGAGCTCATGCCCCGCCAGACCTTGAGGCACCTGGGCGACGATCGTGAACTTATCTTGGACGTAAAAAGACGGGGATGGGGTGTCGTTCAGCCGAACCTCATCCACGCCCACGAAGGGGCCCCCCTGGATGCGCACGCTCGTGGGCACCAGGTTAGGTACATAGTCGAGCCTGCTCACGTCGAGGAGGCTCTGCACCTCGACCACCTGCAAATCGTAGGTCATGGCTAACTCTAGCCTGAACCGGTGGGTCGTGTCGCGGATCCAGCCCGCGGGGGCGGGCCCCCTGAAGTACATGCCCGTGAGATCGCAGTCCTCGAAGGTTACCCCGAGCTCTGCGTTAGCAAACACGGCCTTCCTGAGATTGCAACGACGGAACACCAGAGCGCCCTCATGCTTGAAGCGCACGTCGGTAAGTGACATGCCGTGCAGGTCGCACTCCTCGACGACACACGGCGTACACACCGACCAGGTGTGGGCTCGTGCGAAGGACAGGTCGCACTGCCTCAAGTCCACAGAGTTGTTTATTTCCCAGATGCAGGCGTGGCTCATGCTCGTTCTGCTTATGCGTAGGTCAGAGGTGTTCCGCACGTTAGCCGACCTGAAGATCGCGCCATCCATGGCGAAGGTATCCACCCCCACGACGGACCCGTGCAAGAAGTTCACCCCTTCGAGGACCAGGGAGCCGCCTGCTTGAAACCGAGCTGCCGCCAGAGTTACGCCCCGGAGCTCCAGGTCTTCGAAGTCCTCGAAGACCTCTCCGGCAAGATCGAAGTAAGGGAGCACGCCCAGGCTGAGCGTCTTGCGCACTGCTGCATTGCCTGACGTTAGCGCATGGAGCAGGTCCTTCCTGGTCCACGAAAAGATGAGCTGTGCGGTCGTACTCTTGAAGTGGATGTCCCTCGACTGTAGGTAGGCCTTGAGTGCGCGGAACTGGGTGTCGGTTAGCACCTTCTTCAGGCGCATGACATCGGCTTGAACTAGCATCGGGTCTGTTATGCCCGGAACGCGTGAGGTCCTGTAAGTTGACCTGCCTGTGCTGCCGGGCGAAAATCAAGAAATGCCCGAGAAAGCCAAGCAGAGGTTCCTGTCGCTGGTGGACCACGCCAAACCCGAGGACAAGGAGGCCGTCATCGTCTCAGAGATGGCTCTCTTGGTGGAGGCCGCGGCCAAGACTAACCTGGAGCTGGAAGCGTTGCGAGCGACCATGATCAAGGAGTTCGAAGCCGTGCATCAAGAAATACAGCAGATCGAGGTCAGCGAAGATGAGCTTGTCGCTCGCATCGTCCTCGCCTTTAGCCAGCAGGCCAAGGCTGATAAAGAGCAGAACGCCAAGCTCACGGAGCTCAGCCGTAAGGTCACGGGCAGGGAGGTCGCCCTGGGCTCGGCCAAGATCTTTGGGGCTGTCGTGGCTCTTCTCGGGGGACAGGATCTTCTTCAGTGGGTCGCAGGTCTTATCAAGGCTTCGATCCGGTTGATGATATCCTTAGGTCATGGAACCCTCTGTCACCCAAGAACAGCAAGAGATCGCTCAGCTGCTGCTGTCGGCAGCCATTCCGTGGCTAAAAACGCACCCCTGGGCGATCTGGGTGTGCGCTGGAGGCCTGCTGCTCCTGGCCACATCCTTCGTGGCTGGAGTGTCTAGCGACATGATCGACTACACCAAGCTCACCACGACCAGGAGCCGTGCCGCCTACCGGATCGCCAGGAGGTGCGGCATCTTCTTCAAGGGCTTCTCCCGCGATGTCTACGAGCTCTGTACAGGGAAGAGCTCAGGGGGCGCTCCGGACTCCGAGCCCTGAACCCTGCGCCTCAGGCAGGGCCAGCTGCCGCTTGAGTTGCCGGTTGAAGAAGAGCAGCCGCTGGTTGCTCACCTCGTGCCCCTTGTCGCAGGAGCCTGACGCGTAGCTGCTCAGCCGGTACGCAAAGGCCTGGCCAGAGCAAGCCGTGAAGCTCCTCCTGAGCATACGCAGGCCGGCGCGGAAGCACTTCTTCCGGTCTGCCACCAGGTCTCGCCCGCGCCAGCTGCCTACCGTGGGGTCTGCGTCTGGCACCTTGCCTTCGCCGAGGTGGATCTGCATGAGGCACCAGGACTGCCCCCCATCACCTCGGGACAGCCGCCCTATCCCCCGATCGATATCCCGTCGGAACCCGCTTTCAAAGTACGCCACACTCAGCATCAGGAGCGCGGTCCACGCCCTGCCCTTCTCTTCATCCTTCAGCTTGAACACGGGGTCTTCCTCGGGCATGAACGCCACCTCCACGGCGTCCTCCGCGATGGACAGATACCTGGCCTGCGCCTGCTCCTTGGACTCCCGGGCTTCGAGGAGGAGACTCTCGCTCCTTCGCTCAGGGGGGTACCATAGGGTGAGCAGCGTGTAGAGCCAGAACGTAACGATAGCTTTCATCATGTACCTTATGCTGTGGGTTTCTCAAGGAAGAGTTTGTCTCTAAGCCAAGCCAGGCCCCTCGTCTAGCTGAGTCGGGCGTATAGCTCTTCGGCCCTCGTCTTGGGGTCGTCCTCGGAGATGACCCCGCGATAGACGCAGAAGACACTGCCGGCGCAGTCCCCCCACGCCGGCCCGAAGGAGGCGTACCCCGCGATGACCGGCTGCTTGAGCTCCGCCATGATGGTTATCAGGGCGAGACACGCCATACCGACGCGCTCCGTGCCTTCGCTCGCGTCGACAGCGGTCAAGTAGAGACCTCCGTCGGTACCCGAGTTAAACCCGTAGTTCAGCTCCCAGCGGAGGTTGTTCTGCGTAATCTCGGCGACGAGCTGGTGGAACCGGTCCGTGTCCCGGTCCTGGATCGTGAGAGAAGGCATCTCCTTGCCTACGATCACATGATCGAGCCAGAGGATGATCTTTGAAGCGACGTTGTCGTCCATGTCGAGCACCCACCTGAAAGTAATGCTCATGCTGTACCTCCTTACCTTTTCGTTATTACGCCTTTGGGTGCTAAACGAACCCCTCCTCCCGGCGTACGCCCGTTCAGGGCACGAGAGGGAAGGGCTCCAGGCACTCAATGTGCCCCAAAGCCTCCCTGGCGGTGTCCATCGCGAGGTCCATCTCCTTGTGGAAGTCGGGGTCAGGGTTGAGGGCGTCCTCAACGTCCACAAAGAGGCCGCGGATGGGCCCGAGAACAGACCCGAGCAGCTCGACGGTCGACTCGTCTAGCTCGTTAAGGATCCGGAGCACAGCCCAGATCCGGTCCTCGTCGGTCTTATCCTCCGCAGCGCTAGAAGGCTTAGCGTAAGGATCAATCAAGGTGAGGATGTCCGCCGGGGGCACCCTGTCGATCTCGTCGATCTGCCACAGGATAGCCCCCAAGTCAGCCGTGGTCGTCTTCTCCACCCAGCGGATGGTGCTGGAGAAGAGGACACGGTTCCACCGGGTGACGGTCTCACGTACACGCTCGTCAGTGACGAGCGTGGTTTCATCCCCGGCGTGCCACCTCAAACGAATGGTCCGATCGTTCATGCTGTAGGTCTCCTCCTACAGGACCTTTATGGCTAAAAATGCTTATTTTTTGCGGGGCTAGAAAAGAGGGTGGCTGCTCTTTAAAGTGCGAACACTTCAGCAGCAGCCACCCCGTCTTCATACTCGCCCTCAGGTGTTCAACAGACACATGTCCGCTGCACCTTATAGGCTGGTCTCCTCACCCCTCGCCGGGTGAAGCCTCCGTACCGCTTTCAGCGCGATACGGCCTGAAACCTTCTGCTCGTGCACGCTTTACCTTCGCGTGCAGGCAGTTGCCTACCTCTGGCGGACGTTTGGCCGTCCCACAGCAGAGGTAGTAGGTTCCCCACACTTCTATTATTCCAGTATTTTGCCACCCCTTGCTTGACACCCCCCAGGCCTGTGTTACACATCCCCCTGTCACTTCGTGCTCCCGTAGACCCCTACACGCAACCAACTCCACGTTAAACGGAAAAACCCAGGGTTTACAACTCGTGCGAACTGACTACCGCGGGGTAGAGCAGTGGTAGCTCGCTAGCCTCATAAGCTAGAGGACGGAGGTTCAAATCCTCCCGCCGCGCCCAGAGTAGGCCGGATTCTCGTAAGAGGGTTCGGCCTAGCTCGTTTTGAGGGTGGCTAACGTTGGGCTCAGGGCCGATACTGGGGGCATGAGTTCCAAGAAGAGGCGGCAGGCAGAGATGGCCGCGAAAGACGTGACGCCCGAAGAGCCCTCTGTCGCAGAGGCCGCTGACCCTGTCGAGGAGACCGACCCCTCTCCTGCTGCCGAAACTCGGCTCCTACCGGATGGTGTGGAGGTGCCGGTGATCACCGCGGAAATCACGGCCCCTCCCCAAGAGGAGGTGCTGGCCCCGGCCCCCATGATCGAGCCTGCGGGGGAAGATGTAACCGAGTTCCAGCCTAAGGAGGCCGTGACCCTGAACGAGTCCCCTCCAAGGTACGTCGACCCCGACGTACCGGAGAGCTTTACGCTGCGGGATAGCCTCCGGGAGGGGTGGCGCGACAGGGACTTCCTGTTCAGCCCCTCGGGCACGCTCGGGCCCCGGGAAAAGCTCCACACCTTCGATCTGGCCAGGGATCTCATCATCGCCCTTGCTGAGCGGGCAGGGGCCATCAAGAAGGTGGGGGAGGCGTCGAACGGTAGCTTCTTCTGGACCGTGAAGGACGAGCTCCACACCTTGATCGCCATGGTGGACCACACCCTGTGGTCCAAGGCTTCGCGCCTGTGTTGCGTGCTCAAGAATGAGTCCGATGACCCGAGCAACCCTGCGCTAGCTGCCTTTATCGTGAACCCCGACACGTACGAGATCCCGGGTCATCTTCGGGTGTACCCCTCCTTTACCCCGGCGGACCTGAAGGTCTACGGTGACATCCCGGCCTACGTGGCCCTGTACAACATCCATCGGGGGGCCTGGGAGGAGGCTATGCGCAGGTTTGAGATATCCGTAGACAGCAAGCCCAGCACGCACCGTATCCGCGGCACGGAGGGTAAGAAGATCGACAACCCCTTCATCCCGGGAACCTCCCTCCATACTGCCACCCTTGCGATGTTCAAGGCAGAGCGTGCAGAGTGCCCCCACTCGATCACGGATGCTCACAGCATCTCCTTTGGGGGGACCGTCCTGCCTCGGTTCCTGTTCGATGCAACCACCCCTCCCCCGAAGGAGTTCATCATCATGAAGAGGCACGACATCATCCAGATCTTCGGAGACGGCCACCGGATCTTCTCTTGCTCGGAGAAGATGCTTCTGGCCTATGGGGGCTAAAGAACACATGGCTCGCCCCGGAAGGAGGAGGGTGGGCTGCACGTGTTCCCGATCGGACCAACCTCGCGCGGAGACTCCGCGAGGTTGGTCCGATCTGTTTAGGCTTAGGGCGCCCCCGCGGGGGCACCCTTCACGAGGCGGGCGATGTAGCGCCCCGCCTCGACCACCACGACGACACTGACGGTGACGGCGGCGATTCCCGCCGCCACCGTCACTGCCGTAGCTCCGGCCCGGGCGATCTTCTCGCCCCAGCCCGCCTTTTGCCAGACCTGCGCGGGGATCTCGATCCCCACGCAGGCCCCAAGCTTCTGCTCGTCCGACAGATCCTGTCGGGCGAGGATCCCGACGACGTGGGCCCTCTCGCCCACGTCGAGGGAAGCCCACGCCCTGGGGGGCGTGGGCGGCGTCTCTTTCTTCTCTTCTTTCTTCTCTTCCTTCTTCTCTTCCTTCTTTTCTTCTTTGGCTCCCGCGTCGCTCATCTGCTCCTCCAGGGCGGCCTGGAGGATAGCTTCTAGCCATTCCACTCAGGCCTCCATCAGGCGGCCTACCCCTCGCAGGTAGGCCGCCACGTTTTCCGAAATGAATGGCGCGCCAGGGACCTCCCCTGACGCGTCGGACTCTACGCCCATCACCTTGTTCTCGTGATGGGCGTAGACCGCCGCCGCAGCTGCTAGCTGCGACGGGTGAAGCCTGAGTTCACCCCCGAGTAGGGTGCCCCAGGCTTCAGGGTGACGCCTCTCAAGCGCCATCCCGGTCTCGACGACCAGGAGTCGCTTGGAGGCCTTCCCCCCCACCCAAAGGGTGAGGGCGGCTCCAAGGGCTCCTAGCATCAGAGCCTCCTTTCATATCTATTATGCCCGTTTTTAGGCCGTTTTTGCCCTGTGCTTAGGGCATCTGTCCTCCCCTGGTTCGACCGGTTCCAGGCAGGGGGGACCGTCCTCGGTCTCCTCACCGCACAGCTTTTGGGTTGGCTCCGCCGGGGGAGGGGGTAGTAGGGTGCTAAATCGACGATACGGCAGGTCTTCGAGCACTGGATGTTCAGCCTGTAGACCACACCTCTGTGGTCCAGATAGCTAACGATAGCGATGTCCTGGCTGAACCACCGGACATCTACAGGCTTTAGCCCGATGTGCTGGAGGTAAACATCCAGGGCGACGGCCCTGAGGGCCGGCGCTGGCTCGGGCTCCGTCTGGCAGTCCTGGCTGAGGACCAGGAACAGGGCGCACGTGATAACCAGAACCGCCAGCCAGAGGGGTGCGTTCTTCATCATTTGCCAGCCACAGGGATGCAGCCCTGGCCGAGCTTGCACCGAGCGAAGAGGGTCCTGGCCCACCCGTCCCGGTATTGCATGAAGGAGCAGACCCCGTGCTTGTCGCACGTGATACTGACGTTGCGCACCTCTTCGAAGCCGGGACGGTTGATCCACCGCCCGGCCTCCTCGACCATCGCCTGGTCGCGGTTGAAGTCCACGGGGGGGTTCAGGGCGTCCTCCGCAAACTTGGTTTCCATGGCGACAGTCGCACAGACGGCCACGCAAGCAAGGACCACGTAGGACCACGTAGAGTTAGTCATGACAGACCTTTCACTTTCTGCCCCAGTGCTGCTTGGGGCCCCAGCGCGCCCTTCACTGCGACGTTCTGTGCAGCCTCGGACAGCTGGGATGTTTCTGTCTCCAGCATCTCCTTGAAGGAAGACACAGGGAGCTCCCCTTTGAACACCTGGAGCACATTCCTCAGGGCGTTCGAGGTTGCCACACAGGCCTTCAGGGGGGTGGCTCCGTTAAGGATAAGGTTAACGGAAAGCACGCGCCGGGTTTGTTCGGCGAGTATGAGCGCTGCGGTGTAGGGGTTCACACCCCCGTGGATCATGCGTTCGAACGCCAGGCCCACGGCGGCCATGGCGTCCGAGAACTCAGTGGACCCTACGGCCTCTCGGATCTTGCCCATCTCTTCACCTTCTGTGTTGTCACTGGGCACGTGCGTGCTCCTCTCTTGTTATTCCAGGTTTTACGGTGTGGTAAGCTCAGCCCATGCCTCTTATGAGCTCCGAGATCGCTGGCCAGATTGGCATGTTCCAGCAACAGACTGCTGCCTTTCAGCAGCAGAGCAGCTTCCTCTCGGATGCCCTTCAGAAGAGCGTGGATCCTCAAATGGGGGCTCCTTGGCTGGCGGGCAGGGCGATGAACATGGCGGGGGCCGTAGGTGTACCTGCCATGGGACTTGGCCTAGGTCTAGCGGGACTTGATCCCATGAGCCTCGGCATGCGTGCTGCGGGCGCCTTTGGGTGGGCTCGCCCGGGCATGGCAGCCGCTGCCGGCCTGGGCACTTTCGGCCTGGCCAGTGCGGGCATGTCTGGAGCTAGCTGGGCGGCAGGCCAGGTGTGGCAGGGAGCTCAGCAGCAGCAGGCCTTTGGTCAGCAGATGCGGAGCAGCTACAACTTCCTGACCCCCTCAGGCCAGGGCTTCAACAACCAGCAGCTGGGCGTCATTGGTCAGCAGATGCGCAGCTTCTCCCAGCAGGTGGGCCCCTCGGGGGAAATGGCCAGCATGGGGGAGCTCTCTGCGCTGGCCTCGAACATGGGTCGGATGGGCATGGCGAACGGGGTTCGCGACGTCCAGGACTTCTCCAGGAAGTTCAAGGAGATGTTCGAGACGGCCAAGACGATGGCGCGGGAGATGAGCACCACGCTGGAGGGGGCTCAGCAGCAGATGAGCCAGATGCGCAACTCAGGCGTGTTCCGCACGTCAGACCAGCTCCGTATGTCGGGGGAGATGCGGGCCTACTCCCTTGGGGGCAACCTGGCCATGAGCGAGCTGTCTGGTGCCGCCAGCATAGGCTCCCAGATCAGCCGTGCTGTGGGGGGTAGGGGCCGTGCAGGCGCCTTCGGAGGCATGCGCACCCTGGGGCAGATCGGCCTATCGTTGGAGTCCGGTGTCCTCAACGAGGAAGACATCTACAACGCTACGGGCATGTGGGGGGCTGAGGGCAGGCAAGCCTTCGCCGCCAGCCAGATGCAGAACTCTGCGGCCTGGTTGAGGAACGGTAAGGGTAGGCGCTTTCTGGCCTCCATCGCGGGGGCGGACGGCAAGCTTGACGCCAACTCGGTCAGCGCCTGGATGTCCGGTGATATGGGCACGGGCGACACCATGCAGAACGCCTACAGCAACCTGAACAAGGTTGGTCGAGCCGACTTCATCCGGAACGAGGGCCGTCTTCGTGGTGCTGCCCTCGAACAGTTCGGTGGGAACATCCCTGCCATGGCCCTGATGCAGTGGGCCGGCAAGCGGGGCATCGACGTGAACACCATGAACGACCGCGAGATGCTGTTTGCGCAGCGGCACACTGGCCTCGGCATGGATGAGCTGGAGAACGCGGTGAAGATGCTGCGGGACATGCCGCGTATCCAGGACCAGTCAAACCGTACGCAGATGACTGATGCGTACCGCCAGGAGATGGCGACCTACCGCAAGACCTCTGGTGTGGAGGGGGTCAAGCGGAGCATGGAGCACACTCGGGAGGTGGTCACGGGCAAGCTCCAGGCAGTGGGTCAGCAGATGTACACCGATCTCACGGGGTTCATCGAGGACTGGCTCACCAAGCAGGGGGGCATGATCATCCAGGAGGCGTCCAGGGACATCGACAAGACCTACCAGCAGGTCTTGCACGGGGACAAGAAAGCCATGGCGGCGCTTGGAGCGGGAGGCCCCGGGATCTCCGCTGCTGCCAAGTCCTTGGGCGCCGTCTCCTCCTCCAACACGGGTGGGGGCATGACGTACGACACCTTCACGAAGAAGATGAGCTTCATGGGCGCGGGCTTCGGCCAGTCCATCCAGGATAAGGTGGCGGCAGGGGGCTTCGGCAGCTTCTTCACCGGCGCTGACAGCGATGCAGGTGTGCAGCGAGGCGTTGAGCGCGCGATGGCGGCCTCTCGGGGTATGAGCAACTTCGGCAACAAGGAGGCCAGCGCCCTCGGGGCCAAGCTCTCCGGCATGCTCAACGCCAACTACGCCGCGGGGACGGTCAACATGAAGGGGGACGCCCGGATGAACGCTGTTCGGGAGCTCCTGGCCAAGGAGTCCGTGGGGAACCAGGATGCCGCTGCCCTGTTCAAGATGCTGAACAGCGGAGACACCGAGCAGGCCTACGCTGCCCTGGCAGCCGCTGAGAAGGGGATGGGCCTTGCCGACGCCACCAAGATCGGGTCAGTGTCTCAGCTTCCCGCTGGGCTCGGGTTGATGGGCAGCAGTGGCATGACGGAGCGTGAGCGCGTCGAGAGCTACGGCAAGGCGGCCCTAGGGGAGCGAGGCAGTAGAGACTACGTGGCCAAGGGTGGCGCCATCGGAGAGATGCTGTTCGGAGGCATCGGTACCGTGATCCAGCAGAAAGTGGGCAGCCACCTGGGCAAGTACGGGAACATGGCCCTGGAAGCCAGCCCCATGGGCCTCCTGGGGAAGGTCGGTAAGGCGATCGGCATGAGCCAGGGCTATCTGGCCAACATGGCCATGGGGGCTTTGGGCTACGCGGCATCCCCTGGAGAGGGTGCGGCTATCGGCACCTTTCTGAAGTCCAAGGAAGGTATGAGCCTGAGCCAGCGCATGTTCTCGGGGGAAGATATATCCTCTGACTTGCAGCAGCGTATCAACGGCATGTCCGGTGACAACGAGAGCGTTAAACGCCAGCAAGCCATGCTGCGCAGCATGATGGCAGCCAATGCCGCCATCCGCGAACGGGGCAAGACCGGAAAGGACCTCACCGAGGACCAGATCCGGGCGATCGAGAAGGAGCATGGGGCGGGGGCCGGCACAGCTCGCGGCATGATCCAGGACGCTAGCAGGGCTCTGGTGGAGCAACAGGCCATCGACCGGCGTGAATCTCTTCGCATGTACGGGAGAGGTGCCCTTGCGCAGCAGCAGCGGATGCAGGGCGTGGGGTTCATGGACAGCAGTGGCGGCATCGATCAGGCCTCCCTGGACAGGATAAAGGCCTCTGCGGGCGCAGGCGGCGCCGATGTCCTGTCGAAGATGGCCGGATTGGTGAGCCTACAGGCCAGCGGGATGTCGCCTGGCCTGACGGATAAGGAAACCGCTGCCAAGATCCAGGAGATCGGAGCCGCGGGTGGGGATCTTGAGAGTGCGATGTGGAACATGAGCATCGCTGACCAGCGGAAACTCTCCTCCGCAGCTCGTGCCGAGGGGGCCTTCGGCTTTGCCGACCAGCTAGGTCAGATGGCCGGGTTCCGCTCCAGGACGGAGCGTACCCTACAGAGGAAGGGGGACATCGGCGTAGCCAATCTGTTCGGGTTGAAGGTCGGCAAACAGGACGCTCAAGCCCTCATGAAGGGTGGCAAGATCGCCTCCTACCTGAGCGAGCAGTTTGGCCTAGGGGATGCCGCAGCAGGGATCCAGAAGGAGATCGACGAGATCACCGAGAAGGGGCCGCCCACCCCGGCTGACTCCGAGAAGCTGGACGCGCTCCAGTCTCGCCTGAAGACCGCCACCGCGGGCGATGCTGAGCTGATGGCCAAGTTCAAGGGTATCCAGGACGAGAAGGACGTCAGCAAGCGTACCAAGCTGATCAGCGATGCCCTGCGAGACCCGGAGCTCCAGAAGAAGCAGGAGGAGCGCCAGAAGAAGAACGAGATGAACGACCCCCAACTCAAGTACCTCAACGATATCGCGAGCAACATGAAGACGGCCGTGGGCCACCTCGCCACCATGGCCAGCAAGTCCACTCCCGGTGGAGCCCCGAGGCCTGGAGGGCAGTTAGATGAGTAACCCGTTCGTGCCCGATGGGGCCCTGATCGACCCCTACCTCTTCGAACAAGACCCCCAGACCCAAACGCTCTACCCCGCGGACTTCGTGGCCGAGGGGTGTGGCCCGGGCAGGAGGACAAAGAGCATCTCGTTCAAAAAGAACGGGCAGCTTTACACGCTGATCGCTTACGATAAGCGTGTGCCCGAAGACCTCGTTCTTAGCCATGTCCGAGCCACGGCCATGTCCTGGCGCAGGGAAGAGTCCTTCCGGGGCGTCCCCCCGGGCAGGGCGGATCTTGACCCCCTGATCAAGAGGAACCTGGAGATCTGACCCTATGGCCGTCTACTTCGAGCTGGTGACCGAGGACCTTGATCAGCGCTTCCGCAAGAGCCTGGATAACCGCAGCCGGGCGGGGGTGAAGAACGTCAGGCGTCCTGACCGGGGGATCGAGGTGAAGGAGGACACTTACGCTGTCTTCCGGGTCGTTCGGGCGGATGGCTCGGAGATCAAACTGGTGGACTCCTCCTGGGCCGAGGGCGAGGGCCGGGGGTACGCCAATTTCCTCCTCCAGAGCGTTCAGGACGCTCGGATGGAGCGGCAGCAGATCATCGAAACCTTCTCCTCCCCCCTCGTCTTCTTCTTTGGGGAGTCCCCCCGGTTCATCGACGTCTCTGCCTTGCTCCTCAACACCAACGACTTCAACTGGGAGGCGGAGTGGTGGGAGAACTACAACAAGTACCTCCGCGGCACCCAGCTCGTGGAGTCGGGGGCCCGAGCATACCTGCACTACGATGACACCATCATCGAGGGGTACCCGCTCAACGCCACGGCCGTTAAGAGCGCGGACACCCCCTACATCGTGCAGCTACAGTTCCGTATGTTCGTGACCAACTACGCGAACGTGTCCGCCATCGGGGATCCTTACTTCCCTATCCATGAAAGCGCGGTACTGCCTGCGAACCTGAACGAGCGCGACGATCGGACCTTTGCTTTCGAGGTTCAGGGGGGCCCCCAGGTGGCAGCCCAGACCCTCTTCATCAGGTACTTGAAGCAGCTGGGGGCTGTGCAAATCCAGGAAGAGATCGCCAAGGTGCAGTCCATCGAGGAGGCACAGAGGCTTCAGAAGCAGTACGCGCTGGACCAGCTCGGCGTAGGCATGGAGGGGCAGAACCTGATCCCCCTCGCCAAGAGCTTTTTCCAGGGTGCTGTGGGCGCTGTCCGTGGCGATAACGAGACCGTGGACCAGGCCAATCAACGCTTCCGGGAGGAGGCCAAGAAGGCCCTGCACCTGTCACAGCAGGGCGACCCCATTGGTGCCGCCAAGCTCCTTGCCTCGGGGCACCCTATCGACGCTCTGAACGCTGTGTCCAACCGAGGCGGCGGTGTAGACCCCCCCTCGCTTACGGACGCTCTGCGCAATGCGATCCTCTACAGCACCCCCTACGTGGGCCAGGACCTTTCCACCTTCGTGGAGAGCGCGCAGAAGATTGTGTTTCCCGGAGGCGCCAGGCAGATCCTGGAGCCCAAGCGCACCTTCCCGCTGAGGAGTCGGATCGTAGACAACTACGATGAGTACCGGGGGACCTTGCCGGAGCAGGCGGCTGCTATCTTCGAGGAGAGGACAGGGGTTCGAGTCGGGGGTGAGGTGGACGACCTGCCCTCTACCGTGGCCAATGCGATGGAGAGCCTGGGCGTGGAGCCCACCGCAGAGAACATGTACAAGACAGGTCTCGTCTCCTGGAGACCTGGCGAGGGGGTTCGTGTGAATAAGTCGGACCCCTTCGGCAGGGATCCTCTGACAGATCCCAGCGTGCCTGGAGCTGGCTCTCGATACACCTACAGCAAGCAATGGGGCACCACCCCCCAGGCAGGCGGATCTTCAGGCGGAGCTCTCGGGGGCGGGTTCGGTCCAGGGTACGGAGGGAAGGCCCAAGACCAGGGAGACTTGTTCGGGACGCAAGGCGTCTCCCCCTACGGGTCCCCCTTTGGAGGCCAGGAAAGCACGTCGCCCTACAGCGTGACCGGCGGCAAGGGGCCGGATGGGGAGCCGCTTTACAAGTTCAAGTACACGTACGGGCCTACGCCAGGCGGCAGCTTCTTCAGCGGTTCGGGGTCCGTAGGCGCGCTTAACGCGCAAGATGACACTGTGCAGGGAAAGGGGGCCTTCGGTGTGCATACCGCTGCGGGCACCCTGAAGGAGTGACATGTCTGTAGGCGTAGGGCGTCCAGCAAGGATCCGGCTCTTCCTGGAGGGCATCGAGGTGCCGGTTATCTCCGCGGAGATAACGGCGCAGCCCAATGCGCCGGCACAATGCACGCTACAGATGCCGGCATCGGCCCTGGGCGCCAAGCTACTGCCCAGGACGCTGGTTCACCTCTTCTTTCTCGACCACAACGAGCCCGCCAGCAAACTTCGACAGTATCGGGGCAAGGACTCTCAGAACCCGAAGCCTGAGAACCCTACGGTGTATGAGCAGGCCAGGGAGAGGCGAGCCGCGGAAGACGAGTTCGACTCCGGCAACGATGCGGCCTTCTCGAAGGACGTGAGAAACAGCAGATACAAGCTTCTATTCGCCGGCGAGATCATCGGACGCCAGTACGTCAAACAGCCCACGACGAGGAGCTTGGTCCTCCAGTGCCTCGATCTATCGAACTACTGGGACTATGCGTACCAGTTCAACAACACCGACCTCTTCGGGCCTAGCTTGAAGGCGGTCTTCTCCGGAGGCAGCACCAACCTGCTCACGGACTTCCTGAGCAGCCCAGGCGAGATCGTAACGTCCTTGCTGCACCTGCCCAGCGCCAACTACCCTGCCCTGAAGGGGATGCTCGGCGGCCTCATCCGTATGATCGAGGCCATCGGCGGGTGCTACGTCCAGGACGACAAGTTTCAGGGCCAGAACATCTTCTACAGCCTGGCTGAGCTCCGGCTGCACATCAGCCAGATGCTCACCGCCTGGCCCAAGGATCGCACGGTAAGTCGACTGCTGGGCGGCGGGTACGACGACATGTTCGGGCGCACCCTGGGCAATCTGGGAGATCAGGTATCCATCCGGACGGTCCTCAACGCCCTGATGGCGATCATCTTTCACCAGACCAGCTCTATCCCAAGCCCCTACTTCTCCCCTGGAACAAAGGGGGACACGCTGGGGCGAGAGCGTAAGCCGTTGTCGGCCATACCTCGATTCAACAAGATCTACACGTTGGCGATCGAGGGGCAGAAGATGTGCGAGGAGGTCCACGCGAAAGCAGAGCCCTCCAACCTGGAGGAGAGCTTCGCCTCCGTGCCTGCGGCCGCAGGGAAGGCCGCTGCCGATAGGTTGAGCAAGTACCTCACCACGCTCCAGACGGTCAGGAACCTGTCCAGGCAGGACCCTGTACTCAAGAGGAACAAGGTGGTGGACCAGACCATGGTCAGCGCCATTGGCTTCCTCCGTACGGCCGTACAGCAGATCCGCAAGATGGGCGGAAGGTGGGCTGTGAAGTCCCCCGACAGGGACAAGCTTGTCGTCGCGCTCAACAAGGCCCGCGTGCTCCTGAAGAAGCTGGAGAGCGTGGAGGTGGACGTCTCGGACCCCAAGACGCGAACCCCCTCCAGACTCAACTCGCACATCTTTCACCCGGACATCTGGTTTGCGGCGCCGCCCAGGTGCAACGTTATCTTCCCCAACATGTACGACAGCTTGCAGACGCAGCGCGTCGACATGCAGGAGCCTACCCGGCTACTCCTCAAGCTGCACGATGAGTTCTTCGGGGAAGACGAGCTCTTCGACACCTTCTTCTTCGCCCCCCGGGCCCGTACCCAGAAGGGGAAGAGGAGCACGCTTCAGGCCCTCTTTGAGCGTGACATCATGGAGCACGAGCTCTACACGGGGATCTTGCCTGTGTTCACCAAGATGGGTGAGCTCAACATCTTCGCCCTCCGGGACGGCAAGGTTAACGGCAAACAACCTAAGATCGGCCTGGCCCAGCGCTCGGCGAACTACCTCTACTTCAAGCAGAAGTTTGCGGCCCGGCAGTTGTCCGTGAACTGCTTCTTTAACCCCTACCTGGCGCCCGGATTCCCGGGACTGATCCTCGACACCTATGTCGACATGGAGAAGGCCGAGGCGTACCAGCAGAGGCAGCGGGACAAGGGCGCTACCCCTACGGAGATCGCCAAGCTTCTGGGTACCCACTACCTGGGAAGCTTTACGCAGGTCACCCACAGCCTGAGCTTCCAGGAGGCTCGGACCAGCGTGGGCGTGCAGTACGCCCGCGAGTATGACGAGTCCACGGAGTTCTTTGGACCTGCCATCTCCGATGACCAGACCATCCTCAAGCGCTTGGGCGGGGATGCCCATCGCAACACGTACGTCGCTGCGGACGTCAAGCCCAAGGTGGGGGCCCTGGGCCCGGCTTACGGCATCATTACCCGGGTTGTCGACGTGACGGACGAACCCGGGGTAACGGGGGGTACCTTTCCGATCTACACGGGGCCTCGACGCAAGGGCGACCCCTCCCTTGACGGGGAAGCCCGCGTAGGTGTGCCTGAGAGGCTAGGTGCTGTGAGCCCTAAGCTTGCTATCGACCGCGGCGCCAACAAGATGGTCGTCTTCCGGGGCTACCTCATCTTCGAAGATATCCCTCGGTACCGCAGGGATACCGTAGACCTGCCGGCAGAGGAGTATATCCGCCCGGGTTGGGTGGACGACTGCTGGCACCCGGCCAGCATCGGAGAGGTATATCAGCACTACTTCCGGACGGGCGCGATCACGGACAAGGCTCAGGTCGGAGATCCGGATGGGGTCAGCGTTGGGTCTGCCGGGCAGCTGGCCCGGGACCAGTTCATTGTCAACGCAACTGGGAACAAGGAGGGTGACCAGCGGGAGGGTATCTCCCCCGCTGTGCTAAGCCTCGACATCAACTCCAGCGTTGAACAGGCGGTCAGGTACTGGCTCCTGGTCTACTCCTACATCATCCAGGGGGGCCTATCTCAGTCGGCCTTCACCGACGCATTCACCTACAGGCCTATCGCATCCCTGCCAGACATGTTCGGCACCAGCGACCTTGAGCTTGATGTGCGCGGCATCAAGGCGCTGCGCGGCATCGAGGGGTTCCACTCCAGGGCCTTCGGGCCTTATGACGACGCCTTTGGCCTGGTCACACCCGAGATTACCGAAGTCCTGGGCGCCACGAAGTCTGACGACATCATCCGCAAAAAGTATGATGTTAGGGGTCGTAGGTTCCAGGCCGTGCGAGATTACGTTGACGCGCTGACATTTGTCGCCACCCGAGGGTTACATGCCTCCTGAAGTGTTCAACAAGGCCTCTCTTATCCTGGCGCCCACGCGTCGTAGCGGGCGTAGGCCCATCCGAGTGGAGAACCTCATCAACAAGGCAGAGCTCTACAAGCGTCCAAGCGGGCTCAAGCTGGCGCACAACTGGTTGGCCAGCCAGGCCGCTGAGCACATGACCGACCTGGCTGGCCTGTCCGCCATGGCCCTCAGCAGCGCAGATAAGCTGAAGGCGAGCATGAGTCCAGAGGACAACCCTACCAGCGCGGTGGGAGGTCAGCTGGGCAGGGACGCCCTCGACCTCGGCGGTCTCGCTGTCATGGCCGCCCCTAGCGTGGCGGCCTACAGAAAGACGCTACAGGGGCAGGGCGGCCCACACCTGGCCGGGGGCGGAAGCAAGATCCTCAACGGTATCAACCTGGCCGGCTTGAGTGCGCTGGCGGTCCCCGTGGCCGATCGTATTCAGGCACACCTGCGAGGTGGGGAGGACAAGCAGATCCTGAGCGACCGGACCCACCACCTGCTCGACGTCGGCGGCCTTGCTACGTTGGCGGGAGGCGTCGCCCGAGAACACCTTGGAGGTCGCAGCGACCCCAGCACGACCCGCCGGCTGCTGGGCGGGTACAGCATCCTGGCAGCGCCTGCCGCTGCTGACCTCATCTCCCATCCAGACCCGAACGAGGAGGCGAAGCCCAATCGGCTCCGTCCGCTGAGCGAGCTTGCAGGCTTGGCGATGCTCGCCTCTCCAACCCTCGGACACTTGGGACACACCAAGGCAGCAGCCGACAAGTCTGATCTGGAGAAGTCCCTCGGGCGTCTACAGAAGATGGAGGAAGACCCTCCTGAGGCTAAGCAGCTCGGCCGCTATGCCATGGTAGGGGCCGCAGTCGTTCCTGTTGCGAGCCTGATCGGCGATGCGATCGAGGGGTCCCCCCTGTTGAAGTACACCCCCAACAACAAGGTGGATCTGTTCGCCACGGGGCGTAGGCTGGCTGGCAAGTCCATCACGGGCGCCATCACCAGCGGGTTTGTCCCCGTGCTCCGCCATCAGCTGGACCGGAGTGCCGAGATCCAGCAGCTACGCGCAGCCCTGGCCAAGGCCGAAGCACCCGCTCCTGCCGAGACGGCAGCCAAGATAGCTACGGCCCTCATCCCTAGCGGACACACCCCCGCAGCCCGCCTGGCCAGCAGCCGCAGGATCGGGGAGCCGAGGATGACCAACCTCGAAGGCCCCTCCCTAGCGCAGCAGTCTCGTACGTTTGGTAAAGTACAACCTGGAACCTCGAAAGGCAGCATCTGATGAGCCTGAACCCCCTTACCGACGCCATCCGCGGCCTTGCCGCAGGGGCGGAGTCTCCGAAACAGCCCCCTTCCCAGGAGTCGCTCGACAAGGCCAGGGCCCTCCTGGCCCGGATCGACCGCAAGGATCGCCCGAAGGAGGAGCACAAGCACGCTGATGCGCCCGAGGATGATACCCCGGGAGCCACCAACAACCGCCCTCCCAACGAAGCCATGTCGGACGCTGCGGAGCGTACCTTGGCCGACACCCTACACGAGCTGGAGACGCTGTTCCCGAAGGCCCACGCTACGGCCTCCTCGGAGCGGGACAACGTCCGCAGCCTCCTCCCGGGCAGCAACCCGGACACGATGGTCACGCGCACGGCTTCCCTGCTCAGCCGGGTCCGCTCCCTCTTAAGAAGAGGCGAAAGTCGGTAACAAGGAGGGCGGAGTAAGGCCATGGGTTCCAAAGATGCCAACATTGACGCTGTGGTCGCCAAGCTCGCTGAGGATAGGGGGGATTACCACAAACGTTTGCACGCAGAGTGGCTGTCGTCGGGCAAGGACCCCGAGAAGCTTCAGCCCCTGATCAACGAGTTTCGTCCCCTGCTGGAGCGTAAGCGTGGGGACTACTCGGGGGGCGCCAGGATGCTCATGCCCCAGGCGATAGACGCCAGCCTGATGATTCATTTCGTGAACGCGCTGCACAGCTACGACCCGACCAAGGCCGGGCTGAACACTCACGTCCAGAACCGGCTACAGAGTACGCTGCGTGATGTGATCCGCTCGCAAAACGTGGCGCGGATCCCGGAGGACGTGGCGGCTAACATCGGCAAGGTCCAGCGAGCCCAGGCATCCCTTCAGGACGAGCTTGGCCGCAAGCCTACCGACTCGGAGATCGCTACTCGGGCGGGACTTACCCCCAAGGGCGTCCAGGGGGTGCTCAGGCGTCTCGTGGCCGACATCCCCTCAGGGTCCTTCGAGAGTGACGCTGTTCACGGGCGCATCTCCCGGGACTCCGAGGTGTTGCCTCTGCTTCGGGAGCACCTCAAGCCAGAGACCCAACGGGTGTTCGACACCCTCTTCCACCCGACAAACCCTGTGCTGGGCACGGGGGACATCGCCCGTAGGCTCGGCATGGACGAGCCCACGGTCAGCAAACACCGGACCGCCATCGTGGAGGCGTACAACAAGTTCAAGTTACCTCGCCCTCGACCCAGCCCCTAGGACAAACCCGGTCAGCCCCACGGCTGATCGGGTTGTTACGTTTCAGGAGACACCATGGACAAGATCGTTTTTAAGTACGAGCCCAACGACATGCCGATCGAGATCGACGGAGACTTCGTCGATCTCACGGCGATGTGGCGGGCAGCGGGTAGCATGGCCAACAAGCGCCCCGCGGACTGGTTCCGCGTCAACGGGACGACGGAGTTCATCCGCCACCTGGCCACGCTGGACAACATCCCGGAAGAGCGGGCCATCGATCACTACTGGCGCGTCAGCCGGAACACGGCGACCTACACCCTGGCGCACTGGCACCTGGCCATGGCCTACGGCCGGTACCTGTCCCCGGCCTTCCACGTGTGGTGCAATAACACCCTCCGCGCGCACTTCGAGGCCAAAAAGAAGGCTAGTGAGGGGCTAGTGGCCGCTGCCCACCACCCCACCCAGAGGGTCGACACCTTCAACGAGCGCGCGGCGCTGCCTGACCTCTTCCCCCACCACGTCGACTTCCTCACCATGCTGAAGGAGCACCTCACCCGGCTCCTGGAGACCGGGGAGCTGAGCTGGGCCGAGGCCAGGAACGCCTTCACCGTCGCCATCAACCAGTACAGCGGCCTCAAGATCCCCCTCTTGCCGCCCCACGCAAGGCCCCACTCGAAGGGGAGGGCCGCTCCCCTCCAGATGGAGCTCCCCCTCAGCCAGCCTGAGCCGGCGGTGGAGGACAGCGGGGTGTCCGTGGACCCCAGCAGAATCTCCGTGGGAGAAGGGCAGATCGCGGCTCCTGTGGCCTTGAAGGGCGCGGACTGGTTCACGGCCAACGAGCTCGCGGACCAGATCGACAAGCTGACCCAGACCCAGGACACTCCCGGAGTCCTGGTCCGTCTTTTCGGAAACCGGACCCGGGAGTATCGCGGTGGCAAGGTGGCGGACATGCTGCGCCATATGAAGCTCCACCCTCTGCCCACCAAGACGTACATGCCCCCTATCGGCCTGGACAGCTCCAAGTACGCGGAGGTGCGGGAGACGACCCTGCTGACCAAGGACTCGGGGGACGGTCGCAGGGACAACGTTATCCGCAGGATGGCCTTCTTCAACAAGTTCGCTGCGGAGACCCTCGCGGCGGCGTTCGATACTCAGTACCAGATCAGGGGGTTCGACAGCAAAAGCGCGATCGCGAGCAAGACCGAGCCCCATGCAGACGTGCCCCCTGTGTCAGGCACCGCACCCTGAAAATGCCAGCTGCGTACTCGAAGCGGGCCACCCCTTCTATGCCTGGGGGTATACGGCCTGTGCACGCTTCGAGTACGCGCTGGTTGTCCCCTGCGCTGCTAAGTGGGAGGCCGAGGCAGTTAAGGAGTTCTTCTGGGTGGAGTACGAGCTGCTGTGCGCGGGCAGCGCGGACACACTGCCTTCCTACCCCCGCGCATTTCGCCTGTTTTCTGGAACAAGGCCGTTGATTTACAGGTGGTGCCCGCATCTGCTTTCAGATGCCTTGGCCTACACCTTTATGGGAAATAGATGAATCGAGGAGACCGAGAGACACGCCATTCCTTCCACAACGTGGCCGCGTACGTACGCTGCACCAAGCGGACGCACGGATACAAACACGCCGTCCTCTTCAAGGAGAATGGGACGATAAAGTTTATGAGCCACGGGGCTTCCGAGACCGCTGCCGCCCTCGTCCACGAAGGTCGGATAGGTCTGGCTTCCGCACGCGAGGATGCTGAGGCGAGATACAACACGGATAGGGGCTGCTTCGGGTACGCGCTCTACTACGTGCATCTCGTCATGCCGACGAAGTTCCAGGAGTACCTGCGCCAGGTGCCCACCCTCGAAAGCCTGCTGGAGCGCACGGAACCGGGGACTCGGGACGCTGTTGCTTCGTGGTTCAAGGTGATCACGCGTCTGCAATCCGAGCGAGCGGCGCGAAAGCCTGTGGCTGAAGTGCTTTGCAAGGATATGAGCGTCCAAGCCCGATGGCGGGCGGTGCAGGCAGGGCGATGGCAGATCGCCAGTGAACGGGAGCTGCGAGTCTTGCAAAGGATCGGCAAGGGGCTCTCCAAAAACCCGCCCGTGGATCCGGATGCTGCTCGAAGGCTCGCCCTCCCGAGCGGGTTGCGCATCCACCCCCGTCTGGCAGAGTTCCTGGGCAATGCCCGTGATAACAGCGAGTTCCTCGCTCTCCCCTACGACTGGGACGCCTACGAGTGACCTCGATGCGCTCCTAACGACCAGTAAGGAGTGGCTGGACAAGATCGAACAGAGGGAGGACGAGAGGGTGGCCGAGATCAAGCGAATCCTCACCGGTCGCGGGGTCTCGGCTAACTCGGACGCCCTGGTGAGCAACGCGGTATCCTCGGCCAAGGAGGACCTGGCCGAGATTCTGGGAGGCTAAACGTGAAAGTGTACCTGGTGCACCAAGAGGGGGAGGACACGTACGTCTTCCTTACTCAGGCGCTGGCCAAGTCTTTCGTTGAGCGGCACATCCGAGAAGACCTGGGGCCAGGCCCGGATCCTGCTGAAGACCTGATGTCCTGGTGGAATGCCTGTGTGCGGACAAAAAAATGGCACATCGAGGAGAAAGACGTGCTTGAGGCACTCCCTCGTTGAGGAGTGCCTGGGGAAGGGGCTACCCTGACAGCATGGCTGTCAGGCGCACTGTCTCTTTTCTAGTCCCGATCGAGGGTCGGGGGGCGTTTGATCGGGTGGCCGTTTTCAGGACCGCGCCCGACTTCCAAACCCTGCTATCGAGTCCATCACCTAGCCCTGCCTGTATCCCCTTCCAAGCGCCCATTCCGACGGTCGCTGAGACAGGCCCACAAGTGGCTGTGCCAGGCCTGGCGCTGGATCTGGTGGTCGATGGGGCGGCCGTTAGCGTGACGTTCTCGGCCGGGCCGCGACCTACCCTCCGACAGGCCCTCGATCAGATCAAGGCCAGCAGCCCCTGGGTGGATGGTTTCGTCTTCGGGGGTCAGCTCTTCTTGCAGACGAGGATGGTGGGCTCTGGTGCAAGCATCTCTGCGATGAACTCCACCGCAGCTTCCATCCTGGGTATCGCGGGCTCCGCCTCCAGGGGCCGTGATGGACATATGGCCCTGTCCCCCTTGCAGGAGAGGTACACCTTTGACGATCCGGACTACCTGGATCGTCGCAGGTACCTCTATGCGCTCTACAACAGCGCTACCGGGGAATACAGCGATAGCGTAGGGCCCTTTGCAAGCACCGACCTCCCCTCCGCTACGGTGGAAGGGTACCTGGACATCGTGGATAGCGGTGGTAGGCCCATCGCAAACAGGGCTGTCTTGCTTATGCTGGCGGATGGTCAAGCCGGTGGTCTGTCCTCCGTTTTTGTGGGCAACGATGTGGACAGGCAACTTACGGATAGCGGGGGCAGGGCCAGGTTCAGGTGTAAGCGCGGTTGCAAGTACCAGGTGGTGGTCAGCGGGAGTAAGAGGGTGTTGGCCGTCAGCATCCCCCAGGAGTCCCCCGACCGGATTAACTTTTCAGACCTCGCTTACGCTTCCGAGGAGGACGCGTTTCAAGTCCAAGCCGCCCCCGAAGGTCTTTACACCAAGAGGTCCTTGTTATGTCCACCCAGCCCATCACGTTCCTGGTGGAGGATCAGAACGAAGCCCCCGTGGTTGGGGCCGCCCTGGCGGTCTTCGACACCTCGCTCCACACGGTGTATTGTCGGGGTGTCACTGATAGCCAGGGCAAGGTGTACACCTTGCTCCCGGGGGGTGTGGATGTGGATATTCGAGTGCAGCACCCCTATGCTCGAACTCGCCCCCTCACCATCATCTCCTTGGACGATGCGCCGACGCAGTACACGCTTCCTGTCGTCCTTTGGACCCCGCCTACAGCGCTGGATCCACGGAGATGCATGGTGTGGCTTCGTGTCGCGAAGCCTGACGGCCAGGCTTGGGCGGATTGTACGGTTACGTTTCGCCCCGGATCTGATGCCGGAGTGGCTGGCAAGGAGCCCGTCATCGGGGCTAGCGCTTACTACGTTACAGACGACAACGGCTACATGCAGGCTCCGCTGCTCAAGAACTCCAAGGTGCGCGTGGAGATGGGCCCCACCTCAGACAGCAGTAAAACGGTGCGCATCCCCGAGGTCGACAACATCAACCTGCTGGACCTGCTCTACCCCTACGTTAAATCGTTCACGTACACCCCACCCGGCCCCCTGGCCGTAGGGTCCACCACGGCTTTCGACCTGAACCCGTCCTGGAGTGACTACGTGGACAGGATCGACGACGATACGGAGTTCGTGGAATGGTCGTCCTCGGACCAAAATCTGGTGACAGTTACCGGCAGTACTCGGCGCCTGGAGCTGTACGCCAAAGCACCGGGCACCGTCACCATCACAGCTACCAGGGTAAGGTCTTCGACCTACCGTAGCCCTAGCCCTGAACTTACGAACTCAAGCTTCTCCGTGAGCGTGGTCTTATGGAGATCCCCAAGGCGCAGCTAGACCTGATTCTGTCGGAGAGCATCGTCCCAGCGGGCTCCATGGAAGATGAGGCCTGGCGCGCCCTGTTCATCGCCATCTTTTGGAGGGCTGTGCGGGACTGGGTCACCTACCGGACCGCAGGATCCTTGGCCCGAAGAAAAGTAGCGGCAGAGGCCTATATGTGGATCTTCATGGAGCAGCCCGGGCACTGGACCTGGAAAATACGCCAAAGCGAGGGTAGGGGAGCCTTTGCGTTCACGACCATGTGTGACGCCCTCAACCTGGACGCAGGGAAGCTGCGTAGGTGGGCCGAGTCCATGACGGCGGAAAAGGTGAAGAACCTGGGCAGGCAGGCGGACTCCAGGAAGGTGCCCAAGGATGTCTAACTGGTTCACGGACGACGAGCTACAGGCCAGGATCTCCACACTCCTTACGTCCACGGCAGTGCCGCGCGACAACCTTGGTGTGGTGCAGACGGATCGGAAGTCTGAGGCCGTTCGCAGGGCAGCGGTCAACGCCTTTCTCGCTGATCCAGGCCTGATCTACAGCGCCGCAGCTACGGCTGTCGGGCTGCTGAGCGCCGAGCTTGTTGGTTGTACGGAGACGGTCGCCTCGATCCGCGCGCTTGTGCGCGCCACGATGAAGATCGTGGCCCCTGTTACGGACCTGGCACCCCTCTCAGCGGCAACTAGCGCGATCACCGCGTTGGACACCGTCGGTACACAGCACCGGGCTCTACACGAGTCTGATGCCTACAGGCAGTTCAACACCCAGAGCGCCACGCACCTGCGGCGACACTTGTCCTCCTTGACGAACAACGGGACCGTGTCCCCAGCACCCCTTGAATCAAAGAGGCAGATAGCCGAGCTTTGGTTCAGCCTGCAAGCCAAGGTGCTCGATGTCTACTCCAGGGCTGGGAAGCTCTCCTTGGCCAGCGAGAGCCTGTCAGCGGCTAGCCTACCCTCGGCGGCCAGCTCCCTGACCGTGGCCGCGGTCAGGCGATCCTTGGCCTCACTGCAAGCTAAACTTCTGGACCAGACTCCCACCGAGCGTCTCGGGACCCTGCGGGAGGACTGCCTCGCTTTGGTGGCCGCACGAGCGGCTCTCCGGGCGGTTGCCAGCCTGCCGGAGGCTACCTCCGTCCTCTCCTCAGGTGCCGCAGCCACAGTCATCGATTCGGAGCACTCTGGCGAGCGGGCACAGGCCGATGGCCTCCCAGGCCCTTACGAGGTTAACGCTCTCCTCCCCCTCACCACACAGCTGGGCACTGGGCCTGAACGATCCATCTACCTGCCTACCAGCTCAGCGCCCCTCTTCACGGGTACCAGGTTCGAGATCTACGGGGCGTCGAGCACCATCAACACCGGGAACGGGCCGTTCACGATCGCTAGCGGCACGAGAGAGCTACAGATTTACCTTAAGAAGGTGGACGGTGGCGTGGTGGACGGAGGGCTGCTCCTAACCACGGGATCGCGCACAGCCGCCCAGGTGGCCGCTGAAGTGCAGAGCTATTGGGACGACCTAGGGGTCGGAGCTACCTTTACCGCGACAGTGTCCGGCCTTGCTGTCCACTTCGCGGCCGCAGGGGGGGCTACGCTCCTGATGGGCTCTGGCACGGCCAACACTCCGCTCGGCCTCACCCCTGCGGGGGGTTTCGTCGTTCAGGATAAACAGCCGGCCGTGATCTTGGGCAGCGTCGCTGGCCCCTTTACGATCACGCTGGATACCAATGACCTGCTCCTGTTCTTCCTGCGGGATCAATCTGGTCAGCTGCTGCAAGTGCAGGTGAAGCTCGCAGCGGGTTCTCGAACTACTCACAGCATCCTCACCGAGGTGCAGGATGCGATTGATGCTCTGGGGCAAGGCGCTCCGCGGTACGGCCTCTTCAGTGACTCCGGCAGGGTGAAGATCGCCTCCTCGGAGGGGTCTGGTTACGAACTTCGCATGGGTAGCGGGACGGCCAATGCGGTGCTCGGGTTCACCACCGGGACAACTTCGGTGGGTGTCGACAGCAATCTGGAGCTGGACGTGACCCTGAACGGGTCGCCACTGCCGACGGTTACCCTGCCCGCCGGTGTGTATAGCGGGAGCACCCTCGCTTCCATGCTCGCAACCTCTCTGGGGTCTGGGTGGGCCGTCACGTCGGCCGGTGCGGCGGGGTCCAAGTACCTGGTGCTCCGGTACGTCGCAGCGGGATCCAGCTCTGCTACCGTGAAGCTCCCCGCCTCCGGGCTGGCGTCGTACTTCGGGTGGTTGATCGACACCGAGTCGTCAGGGAGGGGCCTCTCGGCGGCGGACATGACAACCAAGCTCAAAGAGCTCCTGGTAGATGCCGTGCCTTCCTGTGTGTTCAGTGGATCCACGGTCACCAGGTCTGTACAAGGCCGCGCGGGTTCGACACTCGTCTTTTACACGGAGACTGGCGAGGCAGCTCTGACTGCTCCGGCCGCCCACACCATCAGGCTAGGGGTTGCGACGACCCTGTCCGTGGGTGACAAGGTCCTTCTCGAAGACGGCTCGCTCTGGACGATAAGCTCCAAGAGCTCGGGCTACTTCGAAGCCACCAGCGGCGTTAGTCGGGACCCTGCACCCTCTATCCGGTACTGGGGCGGGGCAGATCCTGGCCTTCTTGTGGGCAGCAGAGCCCGTGTTACGGGGGCCTTGTTTGGGGCCTACACGGTGGACGCGATAACAAGCTTGCTGGAGGCAAGGGTGTCTCCGCCGCCGGCTGCGGGCCTGACGGGAGAAGCCACCCTCGGCGCTGAGGCTGTCAGGCTTACAGCAGGCGCGGATAAGACCTTGACCCTGGGCGGTGCTGGGGCAGTCCTGCTGTTCGGCGCAGAGCTTGAGCTGGCGCAAAAGACAACCTGGATCCAGGCCCCGACTGTTCGGCGTCCGGAGCCGGGAGACCTGTTCGATATCTACGCCACCAGTTACTCAACCCCCAGCAGCCAGCTGGTGGTGAGACAAGTCGTGGATACGTACCTACGACTGGATGCGCCGCTCGCGCACCCCCAGAGCTGGCCTTCCTCGGGCAGCCCCCCTTTCGCCAGGGTCCGTAGCTACAAGGCGGCGCTTCTGGAGGATCTGGAGCAGGGGCTAGGTGCCGCGCTTTCCGCGCAGCTCGATCTGCGGGCCATCGATGAGGTGCTCCAAAGGCTCATGGCTCACCAGGGGCCTACCCCTCCGGCCCTGGTTCTCACGGTTCTAGGGCAGCTAGACACACTGAGCGCCTGGCTAGCAACGGTGGCCTCTACGCTGTCCGTGTATCGGGTCAAGGCCACTCCGGCATGGGACAAGCTGACCCGACTCCTGCGACAGCAAGGCGCTGATAAGGGATTGGACTCGCTGGAGCAGTGCGACTTCACCGCCTTCTTTCAGGACCCTTGCCGGAGCTATAGCGGTCACCTCTCCGATAGCCTTTCCCAGGCCATCCGCACGCAGACTCCTGTGGACAACAGGACGCAGAGGGGCCGATCGGAGGTGCGTCACCAGGCTTTCGGAGATGACCCAGAAAACAGCTTCGAGGATGTGGAGCACCCCCAGACCCCAAGCGGATCTGGTGCCGTCGGGGCTACCCCGAAGACTTCCCTGGGATAAGTGGGGTATGAACGTACCAAGCATAGATGGTGATGTTGCGTCCCGTACACCTGAGGAGGTCAAATGGCTGGCGGCCAACCTCATCAAGAACAACGGGGATCTTCGGGCCATGGTTCGATCCCATCGGGCTATGTACTACCTAGTCCGCGCCGTTCTGGAGGAGTCGCGGCGCCTTGAGCAAGCCAAGACCTCTGACGAGCTCCTCCTGGAGCTACCTCGCTTTGCCAACACCCTGAACCAGCTTCGAGCGGTGGAAGCGATCCTGCTTGCTGCCGCCTGGCTGGAGGAGGAGCTGTAGATGTCAGACGACGCCCTCATGGAGGCACAGAAGGCGGTCCTGGAGCTCTCCCGGCTCCTCACCGCGTCGAACGCTGCACGCGAAGCGCTGCGCGCAGAGCTTCGGTCGGTGCTGGGCGCTTACCGTGCCGCGAAAGCCTTGATCCTCGTGCTGGAAGCCGGCGCAGACCCTGCTGTGGCCCGCAAGGCCCTGGCTCAGGCGGAGCTTGCCTTGCAGACAAACCGGGTGTTAGGTTTTTGCCATGGCGGACCAACGGGACGAGGCGCGGGGTGTTCTTACCTCCGTGCTATCCCAGATCAGCCGTGCAAAGCGCGTCCGAGGGGCGGAGGCGCTCACTTTCGAGGATCGCCTTCAGGCCGCCATCGCTCAATCGACGGAGGCGAAGGACGCCGCAAGTGCAGCGCACAACAAACTACAGGTGATGGTGGGTGCGATCAAGGCAGACCCCAGCACACCTTACGTGGACGACTCCGACACCGTCTTCTCCAGCGTATTACAAGAAGTACTTGCAGTACTTCGTCGTTCAAGTCATACGGGTGTAATGCCCTCGCGCCCGTTGTCGTTCCGGCTCAACCCAGAGCTTGTCCAGCGCATCCACGCAGTGCTGCATGCCCTGCAAGCGCAGTCCAGGTTGCCGGAGCCCCCTTCGCTAGCCTCCTTTGTGCGAGCCGCTTTGCTGGCTCGCTTGGAGGCGGACGAGAAGCGCCTTGGGCTCTGGAAAGGGAGCGTGTGATGTCGGACATCCTCATCGATCAGCGTTGGGTAGCCGCCTGGCTTTGCAAGAAGGAGCTCGACCTCTACCTGGAGCAGGTCGGGGACTGGTGGCTGGGTCTCTCGCCGGAAGTTCAGGCTGTGGTGGAGCGCTTCCCGCCCAACTGTCTCGTCAGGATCAGCTGTCCAGACGATTACGTCCGCCTCTACGGGGACTTTCTCTTCACCAACCAGGTGGTCGCCATCGTGTGCGGGTACACCAGCGGGACCCTCTCGGTGAAGCAGAGCCCCGATGGTGAGACCTTCGACCTGCCCGCCGCGGACGTCGAGCCCGTCGGCTACTACTCGGGGCTGACCCCCGACTTTCTGCGCGCCTACCGCGTGCTCACGAGGAAACATGGATCTGTCAAAACTGTACGGGGAGGTGCGAGGAGCTTCTTCCGTTAACAAGCAGCGGCTTCTGGAGGCCTACCTACTCCAGATGTTCCGCAACAAACCTCTCATCGTGTCCGTGCACGGTGTCTACATAGACACCCAGAACGCTCTGGCACACATCGCCCACCTGTTCAGGGAGAACCTGCACCACAACGTTGTGACGCCCCTCGCGCGGTATGAACCTGTGGTGCTTTGCGACGGGCCCTTTACGCTGCCCTTTTACGGGTTCAGCGCGCACTTGCCGCTAAGGGGTCGGAAGATCGTTCTTACCCGGGGCGAGGTGACGAAGGAGATCATCCTTGATACGTTTCACACCGTAGACGTGGACGTCTTGGATATGCCCAAAGCTGCGAAGCGCCCCTCTACGCGCCGCGCGCAGCTCTACCACCAAAACAACCCCCGCTGGGACCTCCCCCATCAGCCGCCACATCTCGCCAGGTTTTTGCGCCGCAAGTACCTCCTGCACCAGCTAGCTGAACCTACGAACCAGACGATCCTGGTGCAGGGGGCCTTCTTCTGTACGGAAGAAGGCAGAGCCATGATGTCGGAGCTCGGCTTGACAGTGGAGGATTCATGAGCACCCTTACCCCCATGCTGTTAATCCACCTACCGCGAGGCCCCCCTCTGTAGCCCTGGTTCTGCACCCATCAACCAGCCAGGAGATCTACAGATGACCGACAGCGACAAGAAACAGCTCAAAAAGGCGCTTCATAAGCGCTTGCAAGAAAAGCCCTTTGGGTTCTGCGCCCGTGCGCACCTTCTCTTCCTCGCCTTCCTCCACGGCAGGGCGCACGAGACCATCGAGCGCAGGGTCCACGCCTCCACCTACTACGGCAGAACGCCACTTGCCGCCTACGTCAGGTTTACCCTTTGCAGCGATCCCCCTCTGCTCCCTGAAGAGGACTTCCCTCTCGAAGAGTTCTCCGCCTGGTGCTCCGGCCTGAAGGGGAGGATCAAGGGTGGCCCCGAAACTTTACCAGGTTGTGAGGGGGGACCTCTCTCCAGGACAGCAGGCGGTGCAGAGCAGCCATGCCCTGGTCGAGATGTTTATCCACTACCCTGAGCTTATCCGCTCCTGGTACGAGAGCAGCAACACGCTGGCCTTGTTGTCCGTTGCGAGCGAGAAGCACCTCAAGGAGCTTCAGCTCGCTGCGCAGTTGCACAAGATCCCTTCTGTGCAGTTTCGGGAGCCTGACAGGAATAACGAGACTACAGCCTTGTGTCTGGGCCCGGAGGCGTTGCGTCTCGTACGCAAGCTCCCCCTGGCCCTGAGGCTGTGATCACGGAGGTTTGATGGCTGATAAGGAAGATGGGTACAACAGAGGCCCCCTCAGGGCCCGCACTGTGTTCCAGGTGTGGATCGTCCTGGACACTACTGAGCTAGATTTCGATCGTGCTCAGCAGGTTTTCTACACGTACCGAGATGCTCTCCTGGCGGTGAAAAACCGCCTGGAGTCCACGTATCCCGGGATCTACAGCAGGCTGTCCCCTGCGGACGCCTACGAGAAGGCGTACGACGCACACAGGCGCTGGTGCGTGCGGGAGGTTGATGTCCACACCTTCAAGGCCTTGCACAACGCCAACTCGGGCGCACGGACCAAAATGCTGTCTCTGCTGCTCCGCACTCTTACGGAGGAACAGAAGCAGATGCTACACAAGGAGGGCCTTCTCGAAGACGAGGATCTCGGCACCGTGTTACAAGCAACGTGCAGCAGACTAGCGTACGACTAGCTTTGGGGCCTTAGGCCCCCCTGAGGGTGTAGTTCAATTGGCAGAACGACGGCCTTAATCCCCGTGCGTTGTGGGTTCGAGTCCCCCCACCCTCGCAGATCTGGTAGGTTTGACGCATGAAAGAAGCAGGGCACCCCGAGGACCGCGTTCGGGAGCGTTCCACCCTGGACCCGGACACGCTGCTAGCGGCTGCTCGCCCTAAGCTGAAGTCCATCCCGGAAGATGGCGCTGAAAAGTACCACTGGCGTGTGGAGGAGGGGGGTAAGCTCCACGGGTACCTTGCGATCAAGCGCGTCGGAAAGAAGAGGCGGCCGGTGGTCGCCACTTTTCTAGCCCCGCATATGACCCCCTCGGGGGAAGATGTATCTGGGCACCTCGGCCCCCTCCTCAAGGCGGCTGAGCTTAGGACCGAACTGCTGCCCCACCAGCAGCGCGTCGTGGATAGGATGAAGGACCCCAACCAGACGGGACTGGTCGTGGTCCATGGACTTGGTTCAGGCAAGACTCTCTCGGCCATCGCCACCCAGGACGCCCTCAAGTCTCCTGCGACCGTCGTGGTCCCCGCGGCCCTCCAGGAGAACTACGCCAAGGAGCAGCGCAAGCACATCAAGGGGACTCCCCCCAAAACCACGCTACAGACCGTGCAGCGCGTTGCCTTGGATGGCTCCCCTGCTTCAAACCCCCTTCTCGTCGTGGACGAGGCACATAGGCTTAGGGACCACACCAGTGCGTCCTTCCAGGCCATGAAAACCACAGACGCAGAGAAGCGTCTGCTGCTCACGGGATCTCCCTTTTACAACCACCCTGCGGACATCGCCCCGCTCGTGAACCTGGCGGCCAAGCAGAAGATCCTGCCTATGGACCGTCCTGAGTTCGAGGGTAAATACATCGGCATCAAGAAGGTGAGTCCTGGCTTCATCCAGGAGCACCTCATGGGGGTGGCTCCTGGAGAAGTTCCCGTCCTGAACGAGAGGAACGCGCCTGAGCTGCGTGAGATCCTGTCGAAGTACGTGGACTACCATCCGGGCAGCAAGGACCACTTCCCCGACGTGACCCGCGAGGACGTGGTCGTGCCCATGTCTCCGCAGCAGAAGGACGTCTACGACACCCTCATGGGGCAGGCCCCTAGCTGGGTGTCGGCCAAGGTCCGTCGAGGTTTGCCGCCTAACAAGAAGGAGCTGGCACAGATGGGCAGCTTCCTTACCGCGCCAAGGCAGGTCGCCAACACGACGGCCCCCTACTCGGAGGAGCTGAACCACTCCCCAAAGATTGACGAGGCCTTCAAGCGGCTGAAGAGCAGGATCGACAAGGACCCCAACGCCAAGGCAGTCATCTACTCCAACTTCTTGGACGCCGGCATCAACCCCTACAAGGCCAAGCTCCAGGAGGCTGGCATCCCCTTCGGGGAGTTCACGGGCGAGATGAAGAAGAAGGACCGCGACCAGATGGTGCGGGACTACAACGAAAACAAGCTCAAAGCCCTCTTGCTCAGCAGTGCGGGTGGAGAGGGCCTTGACCTGAAGGGGACCAAGCTTGTGCAGCTACTCGACCCCCACTGGAATGCTGAAAAGCTGAAGCAGGTGGAGGGCCGTGCTGCCCGCTTCAAGTCTCACGACGACCTGCCGGAGGGCGAGCGCAACGTACACGTGGAACAATACCTCTCGGGCATCAAGCCGGGGCTGGTTGACCGTGCGGGGCAGTTTCTCTTCAACCGGAAGCCCGATGAGACGGTCGATCAGTACCTGAACATGATGAGCAAGCAGAAGGAGGCGCTCAACAAGCAGTTCCGCGACCTGCTCCCCAACCACGAGAAGAAGGCCGACGCCGAGTACGAAGAGCCCTCTGAGCTGCGTACGAAGACCCTCGCCACCCTCGGATACGCTCTGCCCACACAGGCCACAGCTTCTGCGGGCTGGCTGCCTCACACCGGAAGGTCTTCTTTCTTCCCAAACCTACTGGGCACGCAGGTTGTCGCGGCCCCAGTCAGCTATATCCTGGCTAACCAGAACATCAAGCGGCAGGACGCTTACCCGAAGAACCTGGCTAAAGCGATAGCGAAAAAGCCTTCCAGGGAGTCAGAGGTGCGTGACCAGGCCGAGCTCTCTGGGTTGGGGCTGGTGGCGCAGTCCCTGAAGTCAGCCCTGAAGGGGCAGGCTCTGGGGTCGGCCTTGGCGATTATCGAGTCGCGAAAGCCAAAGCACGCCCTGCCTCTGATGGCTGTCCAAGCACCGTTTCATCTTGCAGGCGGCATCGCTCGCACGCTGATGGAGCGGGACACCGCTCGGATGGCGCTCAACAGGCTCGAAAGCGCCAAGGGCACCGCTGAGAAAGATGATGAACGGCGGCTGCACCGGCTGAAAAAGGAGGTGGCCCGCATCGAGAGTAGGCGGAGCACGGAGCTCTTATGCTAGGCTCCCAACATGTCATCCGCCGGCAAGCCCATCACCTTTGCAGGTGTGCGAGTACGCGTTGATCGCCCTGTAGGCTACGTGCAGGAGGGTAGGGGTAAGGACGGGAAGCCCTGGAAGCGAGTCTACAAGAACGACTACGGGTACATTCCCGGCACGCAGGGAGGGGATGGGGAAGGGCTTGATGTGTTCCTTGGCCCGGATCCCGAGTCCAAGGAGGCCTTCATGGCCGTCCAGAAGAAGGGCGACAAATCCTTCGACGAGTTCAAGCTCTTCCTCGGGTTCCCCGACAAGGCCGCGGCCACCAGGTGCTACACCGACCACATCCCGAAGAGGTTCTTGGACGCCATGTTCTCGATTCCCCTGGGCATCATTCAGGGTCTCACGGGCAAGCCCCCCGAGGTCAAGCTTGCTTCGGGTGAGGACGACGACAACCCCCTTGCTAAGTTGATGGACATCCCGGGCATCGCCGCGATGCTGAAGCGTCAGGGTGTCGCTCCCGGAGCCTTGGCCCCCTCTTCCAAAGCCTTGGATTTCCTCGAAGCTTACAAGCAGTCCAACCCAGAGCCCGACGCGTGGGATCAGACGGAGGCTTATCACGCCTGGCAGAAGGCTAGGAGTGAGGCCGCCAGGAAGCAGATCATGGAGTATGCGCAGGACCACCCTCTGATGGGCCCTGAGCAGATGAAGGCTCTGGAGGCCAAGTTGCAGGACCCCAACGGCGACGACCCGGCCTACGCCGTGGATCGCTACAAGAAGTGGTACGCCCAGCCCGAACGCTTTGCTGAGCCGGCGCCCAATACGCTACTGCATGCACAGCAATCTGCCGAAAAGGCTATCGCCGAAAAGAAGGGCCTCAGGCCGGCACAGCAGGCTGCCTACAATCGTCTGGTTACGCCCAACCCCGTGGAGCGAGATTCGGGGCTTGATGCGTGGTCCGCGGGGCAGGCCGTGGGTAACCCTCGCAGCATAGGGGGCTTGAGGCACCTCACGGACGAGGAGCAGTCGGCGCTCACCCAAGGGCTCCCGCTGTCGGAGTTGGAGCAGAAGTACCGCAACAACACCAAATCACCTCTGGATGTTCACGGGGTGAGACGGGGGGAGCTCACGTACCCAGATGGGATCACCCCCAGGTTCATCCACAGGGATGCAGCCAGGCCCTCCGAAGCGGCGGATGCGATCGAGCTGCTGAAGAAGCCGGACCTCCTCTCTGCGATCGAGGAGCGGATGGGTGGGCTCTCCAAGGAGTACACCCCCGCCCAGATTGAAGCGGCCAAGAAGGAGTTCGCCGAGAAGCGAAAAACGGCTCTCCACGGCATGGCCATGCGCGCGGGCGCTAACGTCTACCTACCCAACTTCGCAAAGAACTTGCTGGGCACGCCCGAGGAGTTGACTGCGGCCCACGGGGCGGAAAAGGCCACTGGGCTCAAGCGCCTCGGCCAGCTGATCCACGGGACACGCCTGACGGCCCTGCGTGACCAGCTAGAGAGCATGGACTTGCGTGACCCTCGGCGTGTGCCCTTGCTCCAGGAGCTGGGTGCGGAGAGCGAGCCTGTCTATAAGGGCCAGAACGCTCTTACGGCAGCCTCCTTGGCCATGCCGACGATCGCCAAGTACACCCCCGTTGCCCTTGCCGGTGCGATTGGGGGTAAGGCCGCTCTACGCCGTAAGATGCTGGACAGCATGGGTAGCCCCCTCCTGAGCAAGGAGGAGCGTGCCCTGCCCGAGGAGGATCGAGACAAGCTGATCATGGAGCGCAGCTCGATGGCTCGCATGTTGTTCGGCGAGTCGAAGGAGACTCCGGATTTCACGGCAGCGGATGCGCGCAACCTGGCGGTGGGCGGTGCAGTCATCGGGCATGGGTTGCAGGCCACGGCGCCTGAAACGCTGGAGAAGCTGGTGGGGGCTCGGCGCTTCTGGCACGGCACGACCATGGATGCTGCTAAGAGCATCCTCGGGGACGGCACGAACCCCGGCACGGGCATCGATCCGGGCCTTGGCGGCCGTGTAGGCGGCGCTGCCTGGAGAAACACGCAGAAGCAGCATCTGACGGACACCATGGCGGCCCTGGCTAATGTGGTGATCCCGGAGAACATGAAAGCCCAGGTGCAGGCACTCCTGGAGCAGAAGGCCATGGATTCCGGGCTGGACCCTGCGCTCATCAAGACGGATACGCATTGGGGTCTAGCGTCCGGGGCCAAGTCCACCCAGCCTGGCGTGAACGTGCCGGGCCTCAAGGCCCTGGGTGCGGCTCGTCTGGGCGGGGGTGCTCTGGACATCTTGTCCGCCGGCATAGGTGATGGTAAGGATGGGCTGATCGACCTGGAGAAAATGCCCGGCGGGCCCGTTGCAGAGTTTATCAAGGCCACGCAGGCGACGGCAGCGGGCAGGCCCGACGTGGACGTGGATGCTTCTGGCTTTGTGGAGCGTGCCAAGCGCACCCCCTTCATCGCCACCGCTCCTGGTGCAGCACAGCAGTACGCGCTGATGCAGAACCCCGAGATGGCTGCGGGCCGAGTTCAGCGTGCGCAGCAGCACCTCAGCAAGGGCCAGCTGATCAAGGCCATCAAGGCCTTTGTGACGGGCATGCCTCAAGAGGGGGCCAGCCCTGTGATCGGGGGTGCCATGCCCGAAAACGTGTTCCGGCGCGACTGGACTCGCGACCCTGACGACACGGAACAGGCGGGCAAGGCCTTCAAGCTCAACGAGGCAGCGCGCTCCAAGGTGCCCGAGTATGAGCCTGGCTTCTGGCCCACCAAGGCGGCCCCTCACGCTATCCAGCCCGAGCAGCTGGCCGCCAACGACGTCTCGCTCAAGCAGATCATTCAGAACCGGGCACAGAACATGGGTGAGTACATCCGTGGAACCAACGTGCCGGATGACGAGCGCCTTCTCGGCCTGAACAAGCGGTTCCTCTCCGGCGTGGGCAGGCTCGGGGGTACGGCGCTCGGCACGGCTGCGGTCTATCACGGCTCCGGAGCCCACAACGCCGTGAAGAAGCTCGTGCGCAAGGGCAAGGAGAAGTACGAAGAGTACAAGAACCAGTCCCCAGCAGCCGCGGTGGAGGCCCCAGCTCCCCCCGCGGCTCCTCCTCCCTTGGAGGACAAGCAAGCTGCGGATCTCACGGCGGCATCCAGGGACAAGATCAAGGACAAGAACTTTGCTCTGCCCGACAGGCGCTACCCCATCCACGACCTGTCTCATGCCAGGGCCGCCTTGAGCATGGTGGCCAGGCACGGCACCCCTGAGGAGAAAAGCAAGGTACATGCGGCTGTGGCAGCCAAATGGCCCGCTCTCGCCGCTCGCAGCGTGAGCCTGGCCAAGGATCCTGGCTAAGCATGGGATAAGGGAGGGGATGAAGCTACCTACCCCTGACCCGAAGAGCCCGTTCTACCCCTACCTCGTGAGCTCCAGCCTCACGCGTGCTCGCGTTTACGCGAGCGGTTACCTTGGACGCCAGAGCCAGAAGACGCTTCTGCGCCTGGACGAGGAGAAGGACCTGGAGCTCTATGCCCCCGCGCTGGCGGCGATGAACTCCTGCGGACTGGAGTTCTGTACGAGGAGCCCAGAGATTTACGACCTCCTCGCCAGCCTTGGCCACGCCTTCATGGTGGGGGGCATCGTTGAGTGCGCGCTCGACATGAAACATGTGCGTGCCGTGGCGTTCCGTACGAAGTCTCTTGCGGAGGCCGTCGAGGTGCCCAACAAGCTGAATGTGGGTATGAGCGCTTTCATAGAGATCGAGCTGCCACCCCCCGACGAGTTCGCCAGTTTTTTGCTGTCCCGCGTCGACAACGGGATGAAGCGCCTGCTCAGTAAGTTTGTCAACGAGGGTGACTTCGACCTCCTGAGGTCTCGTACGTTCATTACCATGGCACTCACGTGTGCCTTCAAGGCCCCCTGCAAGATACTGAGCAGCCTGCTCAGTCGAAACTGCCCCGACGACCAGCTAAACAGTGCTTCGACTCGGGACACCCGCGAGGGATCGCTTCGTTCGTTGATCTGCCCGAAGAACGCGCGAGACCCTATCGTGATGCACGAAGTAATGCACCTCGTTGTGCAACGTGTGCACCGAAAGGCGCTTTACACGCCCAAGGACCACGGCATCGCGTGTGCGGTCCTGGACGAGCGTATGCCCATGACGCACCGTTCAACCGACCTCCGAGTTGACCTCCTGGAGGCCTGGACCCTGAACATGGATCCCGACGCGATAGAGTACCTACCGCTGCGCCTGGGGGGTACGCCTCCAGAGCTGGAGGACGCCTATGCCGTCGCGGACACGTACCTCGGCTGCGTGTACATGGAGCTGGAGCGCGCCGGTCGTGAAATCAAACTCTTAGACCACTCGCGGGGGAGGGTGGTTCTTTTTAGCCCAGAACGCGGTAGCCTTTGCACATGACCGAGGCTGAAGAGCTCGCGCACCTGCACACCCTTCGGGATGCGCTTTGGGGGGATTCCTGGTGGGGGACGACCAAGACGGCATCCCCTACGTCCAGCGTACCCCAGGGCAAGATACCGAAAGATGCGGCCAGCGCCCTCCGGGACAAGATCAAGGACGGGCACTGGACGGGTGGCACGAACTCGGATGGTTATCCGAAGGTCAAGATCGACGGGAAGTCGGAGCTCGCGGCGCACGTCTTGCTCAAACTGCGGGGCACGACCCTGAAGCCGGGGCAGATTGTCATGCACCGGGATAACGACCCCCTGAACCTCAGGCCTGGTAATCTCGTGGTGGGTACACAACGTGATAACCTGCGGCAAATGCGGGACGAGGGTAGAGATCGTCCTCGCGGAGTACACCAGGAGCCCGACGTGAAGACCGCCTTCCTCCAAGAGCTGTTCGCCAAGCTGGCCGATTTCTCGATGCCGAGCATGGCCCAGAATGATGCGAATCTGGCGCTGCACGAGAACCGCATTGTCGAGAACACGCGCAGGCAGATGAGGTCCCTGCCTGGCTATACCCAGGCCCAGCTGAAGTACCTCTCCAGGGTCACGCCCATCGGTGCAGGCGCGCCGGACCCCATGACGGCCCTCACGTCCCTGATGTCTCTCGACAGCCAGGCGACGGGCAAGCCCCTTCTGCAAACGATCAACGACTACGCTTACGGCGCAGGCTTTAAGCCCCAGGGCTACATCTCCAAGGGCATGCTCCAGACCAAGGGCCTGCACGACCTGGAGCTTAGCCCAGCTGACTTTGCCCCCAAGCCGGCCCCCGCAGCCCAGGCTCCTGCCGCCCCCGCTCCCGCTTCACAGCCGCAAGCCCCGGTAAGGACGGTGAATGCTGTGCCCAGGCCTGTCCCCGGGGCGCAAGCCAAACAGCTGGGCGCGGCCGCGGCCTCTGCGGCCCCCCACGTTCCTGGACCCTTGCCGCCCCCTATCCGCGTAGCCCCCGCAGCACCCAGGCCCTCCGCGGTGTCCGGGTTGGCTCGTAAACTTCCGGCCATGCGTCTTGGTTTAGAGTAAGCTGAGGTCCGATGGCGCAGGCGGACCTCAAGCTTTTCATCCAGGAGCGGCTGCTCAAGCTCAACCCGTCGATGGACGTGGGCGATGGCTCCGAGGCAGACACGGCGGTCATCCAGCCGATCTTGAAGAGGATCGGTCCCGATCCCTTCTCGGTCGATGTCAGGGCCTTTTTGCTGGACCTGCTCAACCAGAACTTCCCCAACATGCCGACCTCCCCGGAGGACGCCATCACGGAGCTTGGCATCCTGCCGATGGAGCTCGTCGTCAGCGTGTTCACCCGCGAAGTGAAGCGGATGCTGCTGACCAAGTCTCTGCAAAACCCAGAGCTTCTCAACACCGAGGAGGCGGAGGCCCTGGGCGCCAACTGGTTTAAGGAGAGGGTGAAGGGCACCTTCTCCAAGGGGCGGGTCCGTCTCTACTTCACGCAGCCTCGCGATGCGAATGTCACCCCGGCCAACATTGCAAGCACGGCCAGCGGTTTGGGCTATGCCCCCAACACCAAGCAGGGGATCTCTGCTGCGCAGATGCTGCTGAACCAGGAGAACGGGTACTACTACTTCGACATCAACGTAACCGCCGTGCAGGTCGGTGAGCAGTACGCGATAGGTCCCAACGAGATCGTTCAGATCGAGGGTGTCCCTGGTCTTGCCCGCATCACCAACAAGGGAAAGTTCTCCCCGGCGGTCTCGGAGGAGACCCCGGAGGAGTACATCGCCGAGGTGCGCGCCAGCCTCGGTACGCAGTCGATGGTCACCGAGCCCGGCATCCTGGCGCAAACGCGCGACGCCTTCCCCGAGATGACTCGTATGGGCATCGTCGGCGCAGGTGACCCCCGCATGCAGCGAGACAAGCTCACCGGGTCGAGCCTCGGGCCTCCCCTTGCGGCAGGGTCAAGCGGCCACACGACGTCTGACAACGAGGGTCGCCTTACCTCCAGGCGCTTCCAGATCAGTACGCTGCTCGATCCCGGAATCGACTTCAGGTCGATTCCCGCCCCGAGCACCCTGGTACTCACGATCCAGGGGCCCGTCTTTACGGGACTCCCTGTGCGTGACGTGGAGGTGCGCAGCGTGGTTAGCGAAGACACGCTTGAGCTGGAAGACAGCATCCTACCGCTTGCAGCGGCGGACCTTGTCTGGTGCTTGCGTAGGCGGGAAATCCGACTCTCCTCCTTGCCGGGAGGTCCGCTGCTCCCGGATGCGGGGGGTCAGGCTGTTCTGCCCCCCGACACCGTCCACGTGGGGGGCATGTTTGACGCCTACGCCCGCGGTATCGGCCTCGACACAACGTCTCTCGTACTGGATCACATCGCGGATAACAAGCCCGTCCTGTCCGGGGTGGGTGCCGACGGAGTGGGCAGCACGATCACGCTTACGGACCTTCGTCTCAGCTTCGGGTACGAGATCCATGACGAGACCTGGCTAGCACTGGATACCGCAGTCCAGCTTCGCTACGCCATCCAGATCGTAGATGGGCCTGGCGCGGGGACCTACGAGCTTCTCCGCTGTGTTCAGACCCCTGGGAGCTCGCCGGTGTTCACGCTGTACGGTACGGTTCTGGCGTCGTTCACGGGGAGTCGGTGGAAGCTGCTCGACAGGCTGAACATCGAACTCACGGACCCACGAGAGACGCTCATCCGCGGGGCAGACCTGGAGACGGCGCAAGGCTCAGCGGAGATCACCACGACGGCTCTGTCCAACTTTAACGAGTACGGCGTAGCCGCGGGGCACCTGCTCCGCGTGATCTCTGGGCCCAACGAGGGGGACTACCTCGTGCTGGAGGTGATGACTGCCCCTGCTTACAGCAGGCTTCGCTTGGACCACCCGCTCCCCGCAAGCGCATCGAATCAAGCCTATGAGGTGTACCGGAGGAATGCGGCAGGTGCGATAGCTACCCCCCTCATCCGGCTTACGTCCGTCGAGCTGCTCGACAGCTCTGGGCAGCCTACGGGCACCAAGGTGCCCTACGGGGCTCCGCTCGGGGCCTACTCCCTCGGGCTTACGAACCCCGCACACGGCACCAAGCTCGAAGTGCCCAGTGCCCTGCTTGGGATCCTTAGCAACAAGCTCCCCACGGGCGCCAACGTCAACGGTCTCACGCTAGAGGTGTCCGTGGCCGAGGCCGGAATCGTGTCCGTCACCTTCTCCGGCGTAAACCCCATCTCTGTGGCGGCGATGGTTAGCCAGATCAACGCTGCCGCGGGTTACGTCCTGGCCGGCAAGCTAGGAGATAGGCTCATCATCTACCCCATCAACGGGTACACCGAGATCGTCGGCAGCACGGACCCGGCCTCTGCGCTCACGGCTTTGTTCGGCGGCAGGTACTACCTGAACAGCCGGATGATCCGTAGCGCAGACTTCTCCTCGACCACCTTCACCAACCTCTCTCCCTCGCTTTCCATGGACTATGACGCCGTGGTCGTGTTGAGCGGCGGCCAGATCGGGTGCCGAGGTCTAGCTCGGGTGAACCCCTTCCCGCTGTCGGAGACGATCAGCTCCCCTTCCGTAGGCCTGGTGGTGCCTACGTGCATCGAGGTGCAAGGCGCCTCCTTCTACCCAGAACAGGATGTACGCCTTGTGCTTGGGGCCCGAAGCCTCGGGGTGCTCCGTGCATACTTCCTGGACCCGACCACGGTGGAGGTTGGCCCCGATACCCGTTTCACGTACACAAACGGAGGGGTGTCCTTCTCCTTCCTGCCGGACCCCTCGTTCGACGCCACCCTCTTCCCTGCCGCTCCTGCTGGAGCCAAGCCGAAGGACGGGTCTGCGACGGCGGGGAACGCGGTGCTCACGAGCGGCATGGACTTCATCCGTAAGAGGATCCGCGCTGGCGACGTCGTGGAGATTGACTACCTGCCTATCACAGGCACAGCGGTCCTGGCGGACCCTGTCGTTAACCTGGCCTTCACCACCCTGGTGGTGTCCTTTGGCCAGGAGGCTGAGCGCAGGATCACGTTCGTCAACGACTCCGACTCCATCCCTGGAACCGACGTCACCCGACAGGGCGTGGCGGACCAGATCAACAATGCCCTGGGTGTCGTTGCGGCGACGATCAACGGCGCGGGACACCTTGAGCTGAACCCGGAGTTCTTGTTGGTGATCCGGCCTTCCGGTACTTCCAACGGCCTGCTGGGATTCGACACGTTCCTGGAGCAGGACAACAAGAGCGGGAACGCGGGCAGGTATGAGGTGCTCACCCCTTCCACGACGGGGGCCACGCTTACGCGGGCACTCCCTGTCACGGAGTCGAACTTCCAGTTCAAGGTGCTGCGCCCCGGGTTCCAGCGGATCGGGGCCACGCAGATGTCGCTACAGAAGGAGGCGCCCGGGTTTTATTACTTCGATGTGGAGGTCGTCAGCGACGGCGTTGGGGATCGCTTCAACCTGAGCGCGGGGGAGTACCTCGACGTCTCGGGGGATCGCTCCGACGGGTTCATCCTACGCACGCAGGACTCTAACCTCACCTTCTCGACGGAGGAGCAGGTCGAGATCGTTCTTAGCCGGACGATCAACGGCCTCGGGTCGAACGATGACCCGGCGGAGTCCGTGGCCCTGAGCGGCAGGACGCTGTCCCTTACGGGGGACGGTAGCGATCTGATCTCAAGCCTCCACACCTATCTCCGCGCGGACACGCAGCGAGACATCTGTGCCAGCCCCCTGGCTCGCCACCTTACCCCTCACTTCGTGAGGCTGAGCCTGACCTACTCGGAGGGTCCCAAGGATTCCGACGCGCAGGCCTCCCTGGGCACCCTGATCCAGAGCCTCATGCCGAGCGACCAGCTGGAGACCGCTCAGATCAACGCGAAGCTCTCTCAGCAGGGTGCCCGGGCGATCTCGAACCCGATCACCATCTACGGCGTGATCTACGGGCAAGATAGGTCGGTCTGGCTGGAGCGGAGCCAGAACGCCTTGAACGTGGATGGGCTTGCAGCTTTCTACCCGGACCTGCTGCAAGTCACTCGTCTTGCTCAGTGATGGGGGGGCGCATGGCGTCCCGGGCTTTGTAGATGTTGCCCGTCTTGAGGACCAGATTTGTGTGGGGGTCGAACTCCCAACCGCACCTGGTGCACCTCAGGGCGTGCCTAGGCAGCAGGCCATGTCCCCCGTAGGCGTGCCCCGGGTTAACGAACATCGGCTCTAGCTCGGGGTTCTTGCAGGTCAAACAGGAAAACTGCCGCAAGAAGGCCTGGTCCTTCTTGCTCTCGCGCTGAAGCAGGTCGTCTTCCTTGGCGTCTCGGAAGGGTTGAACTGCTTCTTCAATAAGGGCAGGATCCATCTCGATGTATACTGGCATGCAGGAGTCATTATATGGCGGCTAACTTCACGATCAATCAGGCAGGTGGCGCCGGTGCCGGCACACTCGGCACCGCTAGGCCGAGTGGCATCTGGCGTGACGTAGCCGTGCAGCTGGTCGCAGCGGGTGCAGGCCCCTACATCTGGTCCTTGGTGAGCGCACCTCCCGGATCTTCCGCAACCCTTACGGGAAGCACGTCTTCTACCGCCTCGTTCACGCCGGACGTGGCGACGTACCCCTACAGGGTCCGTCTCGTCACGGGGACCGGATCTGCCGCTAGCGAAAAGATCCTTGTCGTCTGTGCCACCAAAGATAACTCCGGTGTGGATGTTAACCGGGGGTGGTCCTATCCTGCGGCCAGGGAGGCGTTTGGGGAGGACAACTCCAGCTCTCCTGGAGGCAGCGACAACAGGGGCTACGCCCCCCGCATGGAAAACATCCTGGACGATGTCCTGTCTGTGCTGGGCGGGGGTAGCGGCGGGCCGGGGGCTATCGTCTACAGGCCTGAAGCAGGCTCTCCTGCTACAGGCGAGTACCTGACCTTCGCCGACGCGCTCGCTGCCGCTCAGGCAGTGCCAGGTGAAGTGAACCTCTACATCGACACCTCGGACGCCAGCCCAGCCAGCATCCCCGCTGGCACGTACAACCTCCAGCGAAGGATCCGCTTGGTGGGCCTGAGGACCTCCACCGGCCCTTCAGTGGTCACCCTGGCGGACGGGTGCCACTTCGTCAACGCATGCTTGGTGGAGAACTGCACCCTCGTTGCCACGGTCTCCTCTGCGGTCTTCACCTCCTCGGGCGGAGGCTTGGACCTTGTCTTCAAGGACTGCATCTACGGCGAGGACGGCAACTCGTCAGACTTTTTTAGCCTCGCAACCGGGTCCACGCATCACATCCACCTGATCAACTCCACGCTGTCCGCCAACACGCGAGAGCTGGCCACGGTGTCCACGGACAAGACCCTTTATATCGTGGCGGAGCAGTCCACTGTCGTGGATGGTCTTGTGGCGGGCAGCGCGGGCGACCTGTGGCTCACGCAGGACGCTGGCAGCGATTGCCAGGACCAGTCAGGGTTCTCCGGAACGTCGCATCGAGCCGACCAGGTGCTCGATCAGCTCGGTGCCGCTACCCGAGACTTCAGCGTTAACGGGAAGGAGATCCTGAATGCTGCGACGCCTACCGCAGACTCCTCGGTAGCTACCAGGGGGTTCGTCAAGACGCAGTACCCGAACGGCTCACTCTCGAAGAGCATAGCCGCAGGAGGCACCATCACTCTGGGTGCGGGGGAGCACGAGGCCCATGTCCTGCGTCTCACGGGCGCTGCGGCATCGGATACCACTGTCGTGTTCCCAGCCACGGCAGGCCGGGAGTGGTTCGTCTGTAACGAAAGTACGGACAACAGCCGCATGGTCGTGCTCAAGGCCAGCGGCGGGTCCAAGACGATCTACCTGGGCCCCGGCTGTTCGCGACGTGTGACTGTGCGCAACGGGGAGCTGGACGACGACGCAGGCGGTGTGGCCATCCTCATCAAGGTTCCGATCTCCCTGATCACGGTCGGTGCTGGACCCACGGACACGATACTTTGCAAGCTGCCTGCGGGGGTGAGTCTTCGCGGCACCACGGTTGCCGTGAGTGTCGCGGCGGTTGGCGGCACATCCACAGCCTCCATCGGGACCGCCCTTGCAGGGGTTGAGGTGCAACAGGCGGTTGTGCTGGGGGCTGCTGGCAGCTCCATCGGAGACGACTCCGGCACAGATTGGGGTACGGACATGTCTGCAACGGGGCGGCACACCTACGCCTCCGCCACGACGCTGTACTTCCGAAGCACCAGCAGTGCAGCGCTGTCTGACGGTGCGGTCGTGGTGACGGTCGAAGCGGTGGTGCTCCTGTGACCCCCCAACAGTACCCCGACCCCAGGCGCAAGCTTTGGCTCCCACCCCCCATGTTCGCGGCAGGAGCTGTGACATCAATCGTAGGTGGCGCCCACCGAAATGTGCTCGGTGGCCTGCCGCCCGGATACCAGGCCAGGTGGGTCCTCGGGGATCTATCCAAGATCTGGCAAGATAACGCGGGGACGACGCCTGTCGCCTCGAACAACGATCCTGTGAACAAGGTGGAGGATGTCAGCGGTAACGGCTTCCACCTCTACGGCTCGGGTGCCCCAGGTGGAATCGGGGCTACGTACAAGAACACCCTGGGCGATAGTGGGACCTTGGGCGGCTGCTACCTGGACGCAAGCCTCGACCAGAGGTTGTACACCGCATCTCTGATCAACTCCTCCAACCAGACCACCTACTACATCTGGTTGAAGATCTTGGCCGGCGACGATGCCACGTTCCTGGCGCGCGCAGACTCCACCAGCGGATCCGCTCGCGAGTACATGTACTACGCGAGCCCCCCTGCGGGGGATGCGCTCGTTACCCGCGGCGGATTCTCGAGCGCGGGTGTCGTTGGCCAGTATCCCACGGCCGCGTACGGTCTTGTGTGCTTGACCATCGATCACAACGAACGGCACACCTACCTCGATGACATGAGCACCCCTACGAAGAGCGCTACGAACGGGTTGGATATGTCCTTGGACAACTACCTTATGCTTAACGCCTACTACATGAACGCCACCGCCTACGGGGGCACGATTTCCGTGTTGGAGGTGATCCTCTACGACACCGCGCACAGCTTCTCCTTGCGAAATCGCGTACGCGCTTATGGCACAGCTACTTACGGCACCCCGTGAGGTTACACATGCATCTAGGTCTAAGTCTGGTGTCCGATGATGGAGAGAAGGGTTGGAGCCTGAAGGGCATGGATCCCGCGGTCCTCGCCTGGGCTTACGAACTCAAGCCAAACACCGTTACCCCTGCCAGCGGCTCAGTCATGAATGACTGGGCTGAGGTGCGATCGGATGTGGATCACCTCGTGGGCGGGGTGGGGACCTCACCGACGTACCAAGCTGCGCAGTTCGGGGGCAGGGCTCGACTCCTCTCCAAAGGGGTAGGGTACCTGCGTGGCACCGTCACCAAGGCGGCTACCCACATTTTCGCAGTGGGCTCCTACTACTATGGGGGCAGCCCTGTCGCATTCCCCTCGAACAACGGCCTTGTGACGCTGAACAACAACGGGACCGGCATCATCCTGAGCGGGGAGCCCACCGGATTCTTCTCTAACTACCTGGGCAACGATGCGTACTACCTGGATGGAGTGTCGATATCCCCCGCGGCAGCCGTCCCTGGGCAAGAGGGCGTCGCCCATCTCTACGAGGTCGTCAAAGACGCCGGCATCAGCGGGGGCGCTGTCGTCGCGCTGATGGACCGCCAGACGACCGATAGGTACTGGCCGGGAGCTATCCTCGCGACCATTGGGCTTTACAACCCGTCGCCCTCGGATGTGACTTCCGTGCGTGCTTACCTGCAAAGCTACCTGTGCGGGTCTCTTGTTGTGGCCACGGGGGACTCCATCACCCAGGGTGTGAGGTCGGTAACGCCCAACTTGCGATGGTCCACCCTCGTGCGCGAGGCCTGGGGCAATACCGTCGATTTCGCCAACATCGCCCTCTCGGGCCAAGGTATCGGCACCTTCGCTGGACCCACGGCCACGTCTTCTATGCTGGATGGTGATCCTGCGAAGCTCGCCATCCCGGTGTTCAATGTGCGCAACAGGCGCAGGAAAGTTCTCGTTGTCTTTGCTGGAACGAACGACCTGGCACTTGGGCGCACGGCCGCGCAGCTCAAGGCTGATATCGCTACCTACTGCACCGCACGCAAAGCAGAGGGCTGGAAGGTGGTGCTTGTCACCATCATCGATCGTCAGGACCTCGGCGGAGGGCAAGCTGCATTTGATGCAGACAGGGACGACCTGAACGACTTCATCATCAACGACACCTCGTCTTATGCGGATGCGGTGGTCGATCTAACGGTGGAGAGTGCTCTCAACGATGTGGGGGCTGCGTTGAACGCGACCAACTACCTGGACGACTTTGTGCACTTGAGCGCCACGGGCGAGTCCCTGGTCTCTGGCTACATCCGCACGGTGCTGGAGAACGTTCTGACAGCGTGATAGGCTCTCCCCGTGGCACTGAACTGCTCGGGTACAGCGGTCTGGGGGTCCCTCTGGGGTTCAGGATGGGGCGGTTACCCTGCGTACACCCCGGGCGGAGTTGCGCCTACGTACGGCCCCTTCGATCTGTTCTGCTTTTGCGGCGATGCGATCAAGGATCTGGCCACCTTCGAGGGTGTAGACCTTACGCCCGGCGACGTGTCTCACGGGGAGCCGTCGCCCCTAGGCTACTTGCTCACCTCTGCGGATGGCACGGCGTCGGAGGTGTTCGTAGATCGTGCGCTAGGCAGCGCCTGGACGCTTCAGGTCACGTTTGAGGTGGAGAGCGCTCCCCCCGATTTCAGCGCAGGCCACGCCTTGTTCTTTGGGGGTTACGACGACACGCTAGCCCCGGCGGGCATCTTTTTCAGTCAAGTGGGCCTGGCCTTCGGATCCACCTACGACGATTCGGCCTACGTGTTGCCCGACAGCGCGGGGCTGATCGTGAATGGTGAAACGTACGTCTTCAAGCTCGTGGTCGATGGGCCTGCTGAGACGGTCTACGTCTACTTGAGCACGCTGTCCGCATCGGAGGCCTCTGGTGGCCCCCTCTTGAGGTACGTGCTCCCCCTCGTGCGCCCCCTAGCCCTCCCCCTTCATCAGGAAGGGGCTTATGTCTACCTGGCAGGTAGCGGCCCGAGCCCTGCGCAGATCAACCTACTCACGTTCTGCATGGCCAACGCGGCCCTTATCGACAACTATCCTCCCGTTGCCGATGCCGGCAAGGATCAGGTGGTAGCCACGTGCTCTGTTATTCAGCTGGACGGCAGCAAGAGCGCGGACGTGGAGGGGGCCACGATCACTTACAAGTGGTATCTAACGGATGCCCCCCTGGGGAGTAAGTACGCTGATCTAGGGCAGGACGGCTCGGTGGTATCCACCCCCTTCAGCAACAAGCTGCACACGTCACACGCACCAGCCGGAGCGGACCCCTTTGTTCAGCAGGCGGAGGACGTGCTGCTTTACAGGGGGTCCCCACACGTGATCTCAGGCGACGGTACGGACGGCGATGGGGCTTACATTGAAGTGGCCTTGGAGGACCTTCCGGGAACCTACAGTGGTCAGGGGTTCAAAGTCGTTCGACAAGACGGCTTCCTGGTGCGGAATGCGGTAAAGCCGCAGTTCCTACCGGACGTACCGGGCTTCTATCGCTTCAGGCTTGTTGTCTCCGACGGCTCTCTCGACTCCAGCCCTTCGGACGTTTTGGTCAACGTCATTGAGACGAATGCTCCACGGGGGGTAGTGCCCGACGGCTCGGTGTTCTGGGACTACATGAGCGACGTGGCGCGCCTTCTGGAGGACCAAGACCGTTTCGAGGTGCTATGGACCGGCCTCCTCCAGGTCATCGGCACGGAGCTCCTCTATGCGTGGCAGGTGGACTACAGCAAAGGCCTGAAGGACGTCCCCTCTACGGTTTGCCGCAAGTGGCTGCACTACGAGCCTCTACTGCGCGAGCCCTTCCCCTACCTGTCCCGCTTCACCTCCTACTGGACCGGCCTCGACTCTGCGGCCCTGGCTGCTTCAGGCCTCAGCTACGACGGTACGGCGCTGGTGCTGTCCCTCCCCTACAGGAGCACACTCCTTCAGATCACCGTACCCAGCAAGCTCAGCACCCCCGCCTTGCTGGCAGCCGGCATCCAGTCGCTCCTCCAGGACATTGACCCGAGGTTTACGGCAGCCGCTGTCCTCGATGGCGGGGACACCAAGGTCCGCATTTACGCGCCCTTCCCATTCTCCATCGTAGCCGGCACGACAGCCCCCTTCTCTGCGGGCAGTAACGCTTTGCTCCAAGGGAGCGCCGTGGACGTGCTGGGTCCGAAGAGCGTGCGTCTGGACCGCAGCCTCCAGGGCTTGGGCCTGAAGGCCGATGACCTCCTGTGCCTCAAGCTGATCGACGGGTCACTCTCGCTGTTCCGCCTTGCAGTGGTGCACGACAGCGAGAGTGACCCTGTACGCTTCTCCAGAGTACTGCTCAAGGACGAGCTCCCTGTCGGCGTGCCCTTGGACGGCGCTTGGGTGTTCCCCGGAGTCGTGGAGTCTCCCCAGCTAGACTTCTACAAGGGTCTGGTCGTGCAGGGGGATGCCGTGGTCTTGGAGCTCACGGACACGGAAGACGACACTGTGCACATCAACCAGCAGGCCATGGGCACGCACCCCTCCCTGCCGCAGAAGGTTGCGGTCTACCCGGACGCCCTGTACTTGGCTCAACTAGCGGCCCCCAGTCGTTTCACGCTGGCCCTGTGGGGTGTGTATCGCAAGGCGCATCTTCCCGTTGACGATGTAGTACAAGAAATCCCCTTCCTGCAACGACTTATCCGCTCCACAGAAGATGAGATCCTCAGGGCCAATCTGGACTTCTTCCTCTCGGAGTTCCGGGGCCAGCGCTGCATCTCCTTCAACCAGGACATCTGGACCGGGTCTCCCGTTCCGCGGCTTTGGGCGGAGTACAGCTATCTGGACAATAGCAAGGTCATCGAGGCTAACTTCGGGGCGGCGGCTGGCCTCAAGGCCGAGGACTTGGCCGCCATCACGGACAATACGCCTTACCTGTCCGCGGTGCGTGGCCTGTGGTTTGCGTATGTGAAGGGCCCGCGCGTAGCAAACTTGCGTATGGGCGCTCAGGTGCTCCTAGGCCTGCCCTTCGCTGAAGAGGCTGGTGAGGTTATCGATATCAACCCGCAGTACTCAAGCCGCCTCGGCAGGATCGTCTTGCGCGACACGACCAACGCCAAGATCGTGCGGACCTACACGTATCCAAGGGTCCTAGGCCTGGAGAAGAATCCGGCCACGGGGAAAGAGTACGGCGTGGGCGATAAGGTCCAGCAGTTTGCCCCTCTGGTCGAGGGCGTGGACGTTGTCGACTACATCAAGGACCCCACCTGGATCAAGCCGTTCCTGTCTCAGGGGGCGCTGATCGAGACGGATCGCTACCACCGCTTCGCGATTCGCATCGACATGGAGGCGTTTAACCTCCCCTCCCTTCAGTTCATCCGGGACTTTGTCAACAGGATAAAACCGGCACGAACGGAGCCCCTGTTCCTGGTTCGTAGGTCAAGGCAGGCCTCCGACACCGTCGATGTGACGGACGACACCAGCTTCTTTGTGAAGCTTGCGCTCTACCTTTCGCCGCACACCCTCCCGCCCTGGGACCTGACTGCGACGGAACCCAACGAGGTCCTACGGGAGGGGTCTGCTGCGATGTTTGATCAGCCCTCTCCGAACCCTGTAGCTAGGGGCACCAGTTACGGGGCCATCGTGTCCTCCTTCGACCGGGATGGATCGCCTGACACGTCTGAACCTTCCCCAGGTGGCCCAGACGACACGATAGCCTGGGGCTTTGACCGTCAGTACATTCGCCCGGAGACCGGGCTGATCGCTACGCTTAGCCTGGATTATGACGGCGTGGCCTCCATGACCCTTTTCCAGGATATCGCGGCCACGGATCAGCCCGTCCTGGCCAAGGACCCCCTGGTATTCTCTACCCAGTGGCTGGCTTCGGTCGTGAGGTCAGGTCAACAGATCCAGTACCCCCAACGCGCCAGCTCTGCGTTCACGGCTAACTACCTACAGGTGTACTTCCTGGGTACTCCGCCCACGGGTGGGTTCACTTATACGCTGGCTGTGTACGTGAACGGCGTGCTGACCCTCAGCGTGGACTTGGCCCATGACTCCGGGGAGAACAGGTACGAGCTAGGCCCGTCGCCAGCACCTTCCCCGTTCCCCGTGACACCCTTTGCGCTAGGCACGATGGACGATGTGGTGGTTACGATCGCTCCGGCAGACAGCTCCCCCGCGCGCTACGGCCTGCATGGTGTAACCGTACTGCTGGGCGAAGGGGTAAGCTGGAGTCCTGGCGGCCCTGCGCTCTCTGCCGGCACCTACCTGACGAAGAGGACCCTGTGAAGAAACTCTACCGACCCATGGAAATCGAGGTGGTCAGCAACCTGACGCTCACCTCATTTGAGCGCGGCAAGCGCAAGCCAGGAGGGTCCCGCAGGCACACCCACAACATCTTTCTTACGCTAGGTCGGGAGTGGCTTCCGGACGCCATCAGCTACTCCTCCTTGCCGGCAGGCAGCCCGCCGCCAGGCTTGCCTGTCACGAAGGCTGATGACCGGGGGGTGCGCTTCATTGGCTTCGGGATTGGGGGGGCCCCTACGGGGGGCAACTCGGGGGCCAGTGCCGCGCCCTACGTCACGCACTACCCGGGCACCAACGCCAACACGGACGACAACCCTGCCGTGCAGCGTTTGGAGCGTCCTGTTCGTGTCACGGGGGGCACCTCCCTCCCCCCTTACGACGCGGGGGACATCTGGCTAGGTCAGGTGCAGGCCCCTGCCGTGAGGCCGACGACCACCTCTGTGAGGTTCACCAGGATCTTCCTGGAGACGGACATCAGCTACGGCCCGTACACCTCTGTGCCGCTGTCGGAGATCCTCCTGGTGCTGCATTCCACCAGCGACAACTTCACGCATGTCCACAACAACACGGGGATCGCCTATGACGTGTTCCACGTCCTTCACAAGACCTCGGCCATTGTCCTCCAGGCCGACTGGGAGCTGAGGTTCTGATGTCTCACCCGGTCATTTTCCACCGACTGCGCGCTGGTACCTGGATCGGTTGGCAGGCGCCACCCGACAACTCCAACAGCACGCAGGTCCAGATCAACGGTAAGAACTACAACTGGATCAACGTCCTGGCGGGGGGCGAGACCGGCAACGCTGCTGTGGCGTCCTTGGCCAAGGCCGGCGGACCCAACCAGTACACCTACTTCCTCGGCTTCGGCGAGGACGCCGTCAGCTACTTCGTGAACAGGGCGTTCTTCGCTCTGGCGGAGAACACGGACCTTCTGGATTCGGAGCTGAACCAGGACCAGCCCGTCCACTTCATGGGCTCCTTCACGCTGGCGGACCCTGCTAACAACGTGGAGTTTGGGTACAGCGACATCTTCCTGGGCCCCGTGGGCACTGCGCTCAACTCGGCCACGCTTCCCAAGTACTTCCGGCTGCTCAACTCCGCGTATGACGAAGTGATCGACAGCGGCACCAACCAGACCGTGCAGGTTCAGGCGATCACGGGGGTGCCCACGTCTCCGGACCCGCCGTACATGGCGGACGTGCCCCTCGTCTTCAGCCACACCCTTCCCGCAGGCACGTACTACGTGGTCTGCGGCCAGCGAAGCGCGCTGTCCACATTGCACCGAGGGGACCTGCTGCCCCACAACATGGTCAGCGCTGCGCGCACCCCGGGCGTTATCCAGACCGTGTTGCGCGCCCTGCGCGGCGACTCGCTAGGGTACCTCAGCTCCTGGGACGCTACCGTCTATGCTCTGGCGCGTCGGGGCCTCAACGGCGCCTACAACAACACCTCTATCACCCCCGCTGTGCCCAGCGGCATGTCGGCCTACGGCTACTCTACGGACAAGGATACCGCAGGGGCTGGAGGTGCCTTCCTGCGGGAAGGCCCCTCTGTGCAGGGTCTGAGTCGTCGGCACCTCGCCTCGAACAGTCCGTACACGGACCTTTTGGGAGCTCTCTACACCGCAACCCTGCAAGACGATGACATGGGTGACGGGGTAGGGGCTGGAGAGTTCGTGTCGGGCTCCCGGGGATTCGTCTCCGTCGGTCAGCGCATCAGGTCGCTCAACAACGGCAGCACGGCCAGCACGCCGGCTCCGGGGCTACACCACTTCGCAGCGTTCACCGCGTTCCCAGACAAGAGGTCTACAACCACATCCACCCCTACGGTCCTGAATGTCCCTGTAGGGGTGACCCTCCAGAGGGTCTCTGGCGAGGATCGGGTGACCCTCACGACCAGCGGTAACTGGTTCACCAAGACAATCAGCGCCGTCAACCGTACGTCGCTGGTGCTTGGGTGGAGCCTGTTGGAGATCGAGTGGGTAGACCCCTCCGACCCTCTGGCACCTAACACCACGGTTCGCAGGGTCTACCGTGTGATGTCCCTCCCCACGAGCACGCGAGCTCTGGTGTGTGCGGTGGACGGCTCGGCCTCCCCCCTTCCAGCGGTGGTGCGTGTCGGGACTCTGGTTCGCGTGCTTACCCCCACCTTCGGCGTCCTGGACGGGCTGGGCGAACTGCAAGACAAGCTGGCGCACCCCAGCGCCGCCTTGTTCGAGCACGGAAGTATGGTCTGCGTCTCCCTGCCCCAGAGCACGGATGACACCGCGGACCAGGTTCTTGCCGGAGATGGTGCCTACTTTGGCGCCTCCAACAACGCGGGCACTTACGCTGCCCTTCGCTGGGGCGGCTACAGGCTGGACTTGGGGGCCAGCGGCGGTAAGTACATCGTCCACGCCAAGCTACTCGGCGACGGCAGCATCAACTGTCGCGACATTACCTGTCAGGCCATCACCGCGGCGGATGATTGCCACTTCGACCTGCTCTTCGCCAACGCCATCAGCGTAGTGGGCGACGTGCAGTGCTCGGACATCGATGCGAACGACATCACCTGCCTCAACATCTATTGCAGCGGCACGATCAACGGGAGCGTTGCGGCTACGGCGATGAAGATGGTGACGGCTACGAAGGTGTGCAGCACACCCGGGTCGCAGATCCTTAATCTCACCTCGGACTTCGCTAGCGCTTCCCACGTCTACGTGCGCATGACGGCTAGCCCCGTCACCTTCAACAGCATCGGCCTGCCCACCTTTGCCTCCGGAACGGTCTTCCAGATCACCTTCTTCGAGGACGGCGGCGCTGGGCAGATCGAGAGCGGCGCCTGGAGCAGCGATGTGCTGTTCGAGAGCCCCGAAGACGGACTGTTGAGCGGGGTCACCGGGTCCATCGATACTTACAAGGGCCTTGTCCTACCTAGCGGCAAAATCCTCATGAGTGTGCAGAGGTACAGCACGTTATGATCACCTCCCCGCATCGATACCGGTACGCCTGGCAAAACACGACGGGTGCGCTGCCCAACAAGATTGGCAGTGACACCCTTCAACCCGGGTCACCCGCAGCCTACGTCGGATCTGAAGTCGTGTTCAGCTGGCTTCTGACTCTGCCCGTAACGGCGTCCGGCGACTACATGGACTTCTCGGGCTCCTACCCCAGCAAGTCTTTCACGCACTCTGGCACCAAGTACCTGAACCTGATGACCTGGCGCGCCCCTCAGGAGGACAGCCCGACGGGCCAGAACAACCTGCTCTTTACGGAGCTTACGGTCTACTTCGGCTCGGACATCACGAACGGCGGGTTCCCGACCACGGACGAAGATACGATCACGCTGCACACCTTCGACAACTCCCTCGCGCACAAGGACAGCGCGCACTTCTCCGAGGCGGTGATCATCTCTGGCAGCTCCACCTGGGGCGTGATCATCCCGCCCACTGCTGCCGCGCTCAAGACCTGCCGTCTCAACGGGGGTGGGGGGGTTAACGACCGCTGTGCCCTCGCCTTGCAGATCCAGAACACCGGAGTCTCTTCCACAACTTCGGGGGTAATCCTTCTGGTGGCCAAGGCGGTTGAGCTGTTATGGATTCCACGGACGTGGGTCTGTTGCTGATCTGTGCCTTCGGCCTGACGGGCTTTCTTGTCTTCCTGTTCAAGCCGGGGGCGCCTGCTCCGGGTGCGGTCGCAGCCAAGGAGCCCTCGAAAGCGGACCTGGATAAGCTCCAGCAGCAGGCCGACCAGGGCGCCAAGGAGGCGAAGGATGCCCACGACACCGCGGTGCAGGACTTCGAGGACAAGGCCAAGGCCTCCGCCCCTGCGCTGGAAGACGATACCGAAAAGCTGCTAAAGTACCTCCTGGAGGCTGGCAAAGATGTACGCACACCGACTGAAAAAGATCGCTGAAGCGGACCCGGAGGAGGGGGAGCTCTCCCCCGCTACCCTGCGAGAGAGCATCAGCGCCGGTATGCGCCGGGGTGCAGCAGCGCGCCTCGCTTACAAGCACCCGGGGCTCTTCCTGGCCGCGAACGCCTTCCTGGGAGATACGGCAAAGACCGCTGAGCTGCGCCTTAACCTGCTGGCTGAGGAGCTCCAAAAGATGGCCCGACAGGCCACCGGCGGCTGGGAGCAGGGCAATGGCGGGAGCGCCCAGGCGTACTCCATGACCCCGAAGAGCTTGGGGATCTCGGGCGGCAACCGCCTCGGAGGCATGTCCACGTTCTCGGAGCTTGCCTCGATGTCGATGCGCCCCTCGCTGGCCAACCCTATGGGCGCCTATGGCGGGTGGAGCCAGGGCAACGACGTCAACTCCCTCATGGCCAACTACAAGAACATGGCCAACGGAGGCGGCGGTGCGATCGGTTGGTTATGCGCTTGGCGTGCTGCTCTACAGCCCGTTGGCGCACGGCCAGGTGCAACCGATCCCTCCTGGGGAGGATAAGATCGTCATCGTACAGAAGGGGGACCCTGCTCCCTTCTCTGGCGCACTCTACGAGAGCAGCACTGCTCTGCGTTGGGCTAACTACCTTCAGCAGTACAAGCTGAGGCTGAAGACAGACGTGGAGCTGCAACAGCAGCTGGACGCTGTGGAGCTCCAGAGGCAGACCCAAGCCTTGCAACTCAAGCTTAACCTGAACCTGCAAGCTGTCGCGGAGCAGCAGCTCCGGATTCAGGGGCTAGAAAAGCAGCTCCAAACCCCCGAGCCCTTCTACAAGACGGTGTGGTTTGGAGCTGTGGCGGGCGTAGTCAGCACGGCGCTCTTTGGCGGCTTCGTGCTGCTCGTCCACCGGTTAGCTCTTCAGGCGCTGCTTGACGCTCTCAGCGTTCATACCGAGGGCGTCCTCCAGGATGATGTCCTGCACGAGCTTGATGCGCTGGATCTCCTCGCTGAGGTCTCCGATCATGGAGCGCATCTCGTTGCGGAGCTGGTCAGAGATGCCGGACGCCATCGTGGTGTTCGATCGGGTGAAGAGCTCCAGGTAGTGCTCCATCCTCCGGCCGAGCTCGTCGTTCAGGCTGCTGATCATATTCGCCAGCGTGGAGAGCCGCCCGAGCTGCACCACGATCTCAGACACCTGGCTCACGAGCTGGTCGATCCGCGGGTCCGGCGCAGCCGCGGGCGGGGGCGGAGGCCCACCTTGGGCGGCCTCCATCTGGGCCTTGGTCCTGCGCACGCGTGGAGTCCGGACGACCTCTGAGGCGGGCGTCGCAGCAGGAGGGGGCGGTGGGGCGCTGATAGCCGCCGCAGGCGGGGAGGGCTCGGGCCGCGGGGGCGGTGGAGGCGCTGGCAAAGGCGTCCCTTGGTCCGGAGACCCCTCCTCGGAGGGATCTTCACCCTCTTCCGTGATCATCGCGCCGCGAGAGGCCACGACGCTTCGCAGCACCTCTGCCGGGGCCTGCACATCCCCGCCCTCAGCAGCGGGCACCAGATTTTTCTTCACCAGGAGATTCCACAGAGCGTTGATGATGTCTGCGGTGGGGAGGGGCGTTAGCGGAGCACGCTCCTCATCGGTGAGCACCTGCTTGGCAAGGCGCCACACGACGATCCGTGCGGTACCTGTCAGCTCCTCCAGGCTTCTGGGCAACGGTACGGGGTCATTGTTCAACGGGTTGTGAGCTATGGGCACAGTTTCCTCTTCAGGCTGATCTTGGTTGCGGCCGACGGGCCTACGGATTTCAAGCAAAATACGGGCTGGAGCTCCACGCAGCCATCGCACGCATCGGGCTCGAAGCTCCTTGCGGGGCACGTGATCTGGGCCCTCAGGATCGTCTTGTTCTCGATCAAGAAGGCCATGATGGCGGAGCGGAGGTCCGCAACTCGGTCTTGCTGTGAAGGAGGGGACTCGCCCTCCAGGATGCTGATCAGGCGCTCCCTGCTGAAGGAATGGCTAACAGGCAGCCCTGCTCGCCTACACGCCTGGATCAGTTCGGTTTTGTTCGCTCGTTCTACCCCCATCGTTATCCTCCAGCTCGAAGACACGGACGACGCAGTAAGGCTTGCCGTCGGGGGCACGGCCCTTACGCACGGTCACCTGGAAAAAGCAGCTGTCGTCCAGGCCCAAAGCCTCGGACACTGCGTCTTCCAGCACCTTGACGCGATTGCTCGCATCCACCCTCTTATACCTGCTTTTAGCCTTACCCGGCCAACCGGCGTTCTCCACCTCTTCCAGGTAGAGGCTGATCTCCAGGCCGAGACGCTTCAGGCCCTTGAGCGCCGGGTCGTCGGGGAACTGGTGCGTCTGTGCAGAGGACACGATCGCACCGATGACGCGGGCCTTGTACGCCCTACCCTCCGTAGAGAGGCTCCTACCGTGCCCGTTGTTGAAGTAGAGCGTGTTGACCGAGGGCGGAAGGGGGAAGCTGTAGACGAGAGGTTTCATCTGGGCCAGTTGCTTGGGGGTCGCACGGGAGGGTCCGTGAAGGACCGGGAACCTCCATAACCAAGGTCCCGCTCCTGCCCACGCAGGGTAATGTGCCTGGAGATGGCTTGCATGTTCTTTGTGAGGCTGCTGATCCTGCTCTCGACCAGGAGGACGCCCTGTGCCCACCTCTGGGCCTCGATCTGCGCTTGGAGGTAGACCGGGTTGGTTCGCACGATGTCGTCCAGGGCCTCCTGGGACATCTTGGCGTCCCTTGGCAAGCCCTTGTTGACCTCCACGAGCTTCTTACGCACCTCGGACAGCAGGGTGCGCTCTGCGTTGTCTGCCGCGATCTTCTGGGACCGAAGCTGCGCCAGGAGCATATCGAGGTACCCGAGCCAGGCAAGGTGCTGATCCCAGGCGACCCCGTAGGCTGCTGGCGGTCCGCCCTCCAGGTGCGAGACGCCGAGGGCAGGGTATTCGATGCTAGGCTTGTCCATGGACACGGGTACTCCGAGGGACTCCACGCGAGCACAAGCCTCGTCGAGGGTGGCATCAAACCGACGCTTCAGCTCCAGGGCTTCTTGATCGCTGACGCTGAGCTGTAGCGTCAGGTCGTCGAGGCCAAGGCCTCGCGGCGGTGGCGGTGGGAGATCATCGTTCACGCAAGTGCTCCACGGCGAAGGCCACCTGTCTCTTGAGGTCGTCGAGGCTCCCATCGTTGACGATGTGCAGGACGTTGGCGTCTTTCAGGTCCACCCCGGCTTCGGATGCGTGTGTGGCGGCCTTGCCAGGCAGGGGGTCCACGGCACGATGGATGTGGATGAAGTCCGCGCCCTTCAGGATCAGGGCGTCGACTTCGTGTTGGAACCGCACGTCGGTGATCACCACGCCTGAACGCGGCACGTCCCACTTGTGGCTGTATTTCGTACCGGAGGTTGGCCCGTAGACCGTGTAGCGGCCTTTCAGCTTCTCCACCTCGCCCAACGCGTAGTTCACCCACACGTCCTTGCACATGGCCTGCCCCCACTCCGTGCCCAACGTTTGCAGAAGGACACGAGCGGTGATCGGCTCGCCGTTGTAGGTACCGATCCCGAGGTCCTCGTTGCGGCACTCGCTCGGGCCCCACAGCGTCATGTACGTCAGCTTGAATACGTCCTGGAGGAAGCGCTTCATGGGATCAGCCAGCGCGATGGCCGTAAACTGGTGCTCCCTCTCCAGCAGCGTGCCCACCGTAGTTTTACCTACGCCTGCTTTCCCACACAGGGCCACGAGTTTCACGGGTAGTCCTCCTCGATCTCGGGGATCTCGTCAATGGCCTGCACGTCCGAGCTGTTGCGCACGGCTCGAAGCTTGTTGTGGCGCTGAAGCACGATGGTGTGCTCATGGTCCGATGCGAGGAGCTTACCCTCCAGGACCTCCTTGTTCTTCAGCGTGACGCGTACGAAGCGTCCGATCATCATCTTCATATTCCTTACTCCAACCCTCACAGAGATACCGGCCTGGCGCAGCAGATCAGCCCCGCTGGCGTCTCGGTACACATCCAGATAGACGACGGTGTCGATACCGCCCAGATTGATCAGCATCTTGGCGCACATGCGACACGGGCTGTGCGTCATGTAGACCATCTTCCTGACGCTGCGCTCGACTACGCAGTTGATGATGGCGTTTGCTTCGGAGTGTATGCAGCCACACCCGCCAGGTGTGGCAGCATCACATCCGTTGTTGAAGCCTTGTGCGTTGCCGTTGTAGCCGACGGCGTACACGTAACGATGGTCAAGGCTTGTGATGACTGTGCCGACCTGCAACCTGCAACAGGTGCTCCTCTGAGCGATGGCGATGGCGTGTTGCAGGTAGATCTGCTCAAAACTAGGTCGATCCATCGGGTGCGTACACCAACGGATCGTTGATATGAAGATCCTCCCGCTCAGCGCGGAAGCACCTGGACCTCTGAGCGCAGAACATGCAGTGAAATCCCTTCTCCGGAGGCGGCTCCTCCCGGGAAATGACGTACTCAAGCAGGGAGTGAATCCTGGGCTCTATCTCTTGCCAGACCTCCTTATCGAAGCGGATGAGCCACGGGCTAGCCATGGGTTTAACGGCCTGCGTGCTCTTGTTGTAGTAGAAGAACCAGAGCAACGGTAGGTCTAGGCACTTCATGTAGATGTGCGCCTGGATGATGTGCCGCTTCTCAGGGGCTTTGATCCTCCTCCACTCGTCCGCGGAACAGGTCTTGATTTCCAGGCCAACCCGGCGAATAACCTGCCCGCACTTTCGCCAGGTGAAGACACCATCGCAACGCGAAGTGATCTGCCACTCCCTGCCCACGGGGGTGTCGGCCGTAGGAACCTCGGCCTCGAAGCTCAGCTCCTCGTCGTTCAGGAGCCCGTACTGACGTTGCACCATGGCGTGCACGAGGTGGCCGATCTTGAACCTCTTGCTGTCCTCGATCCTCGGCTTGTCTGTGGGCTCCAAGCCAAGCATGGTGTAGTAGTTGTGGCGGAGGCAGCTAGAGACCTCGCTCGCATGAACCCCAGGCTCGCGGGCCCCCTCGGCTTCCAGCTCGAAGGTTTTGTCGTAGAGGCTGCCCAGGGCCCAGTCCTCCGTGATCTCAAGATCTTCGGAGGCGGGGGGCAGGTCGTCGATGCAGGTGAGCTTCAAAGCCCACCCACGAAGGCTCGGAGCCCGCTCACGAAGGGCTGCAAGGCCCGGAGAGCGGCGGCTCTGGCATCGTCGGGCGCCTTCCCAGGCTTGAGCACCGCCAGAGTAGGTCGAGACAGCTCGAACACCTTCCGAACCATCAAGTCTCCGCCGACGGCAAGGGATACGGACCACCCGTAACCCGGTTCAGTGGCCAGAACGCCCACGCCCCCGAACACCTTGAAGAGATCCAGCCCAGATTCAGGCAGAACCTTCGACAGGTCGAGCCCTTTGACCTCCTGGTACTCGATGATGAACTCGATCGTTGCCCCGTCCAGAACCCAATCTTCGGCCCAGACCCATGTGGAAGACTCGTCGTCTTCCTTGAAGACCGTTGTACCCATACAACCTCCACCGGCGTTTAGCCGTCAGCTTGGTTGTTACGGCTAAACGCCGGTTTTTAGCCCTCGAAGGGTTCGCTGCCGTGCACCGGGCAGCGCACCACCCGACCGTTGCGCTCGACCCGCCTGCCACAGATCGGACAGGTGTCCGAGGAGGCCGCGAGCTTCTGTCCGTTCTTGTCCTGCTCCGGGGTATCCACGCCGAGCTTGTCCATGCCGTTGTTGTTCATGAGATCAGAGTATCCCGAACACCCTTTCGGAGTACACGATTTCGAGCAGGCGCACGAGCCTGACCAGATGTTGTCGCTCTTCCAGGAGGGGCAGGTCGTACCTTGCAAGACTGTCCCACTGGTCGTTCGCACGCCCGCACATGAAATCGCAGATACGGCAGGTCTTTCGACGGGGCTCCGGGAATGCTTTGCCGTTGAGCAGCCCGCAAACGGCCCAGACTTGAGCACTCCCTTCGGGGTACACGGTGAAGCTCTCACAGTCCCATCTGGACCAGAGAAGCATATGATTTACCTCCACGTACTCGGAGCCGTACCAGTGGAGGTTGTCCCAGAACACCTTGAGCTTACTTTGCGTCATACCACGTGGCCCCCTTGGCCGGTTTGGTGCGCAGCGGCGCTGCATACCTGGTTTGGAAGGGGTTTTCCATCGCATCCTTGATGATCGGGATCGCCATATCAGCGGTCTCCTCAGGCCCCTCGAAGAGGATCTCGTCGTGGATCTGGGAGAGCATGCACCAGCCCCACTCGTTGAGCAGACCCTCGTGCGCCAAGCGGAGCATGGAGCACTTGGCGATTTCAGCCGCTGTCCCCTGGATGATGGCGTTTGCCCCCTGACGACCTGCACGCCAGCGCTCATAGGGGTTGGGGGATGCGATGGCCGGCAGGTAGCGCCTGCGTCCGAGGAACGTGTAGATGTACCCAGACTGCTCCAGCGTAGACTGGGTGCTGGCGAAGAAGGCCTGCACCGCAGACCACCTCGCCATGTACTTTGCCATGAGCTCCTCGGCGGCCTCCACGGTGATGCCTAGGCTGAACGCGAGCTTTTGAGACTTCATGCCGTAGTTCAGGCCGTAGGAGATCGTCTTGACGGCCGTCCTGGCCTCCAGACACTTCTTCAAGTAGTCCGTGAGTTCCGTCGGAGGGAGCACTTTGGCTTTCACTTCCTCCTTGATCCGGGTGGCCCGCTCCAGATCTTCGTAGGGGTACCCGAAGACCATGCTTGCGTTACCCTTGTGGATATCCCAGCCGCGACGGAAGATCTCTAGCATCCCCTCTTCACAGGCTGCGGCCGCCAGGACCATCATCTCCAGGGCTTCGTAGTCCGCAGCGATGAGGAGGTTACCCTTGGCCGCCCGGATCGCCTTCCGCAATGCAAACGGATCCCTCTCCGGGTTCCTGAGGTTCTGCATGTTCGGGTCGCTGGAGGAGAGGCGGCCCGTGACGGCGACGGACTGGTTGAAGCTTGCATGGATGCGTCCCGTCGGGTCGAGCCCACGCAATAGCCCTGGAATGAAGTTGGTCTTGAGGGCGATCACCTCCCCGTACCCAAGCAAAGCCCTCAGGATGGATTGCGCTTTCGGATCCTTGGCCGCCTCGGCCATCTCTTGGAGGGCGTCCTTGGCGACAGAGGGCTTGGGGGCCGAGCTTACGCCGCCCTTGGTCCACTTCGCCGGACGTAGCTTGAGCTCCTTGAAGAGGAGGTTCTCCACGTCATCGCCCTTAGGGTTGACCAGCCTGCCCGCGGCTTTTGCCAACTCGCGTAGGTGGGTGGCGATCTGGCCGTCGATCTTGTCTCCGATGCTGCCCAGGTAGTCCGTGTCCACCTGCATGCCCGTCCTCTCGCAGGACCAGAGCACCCGGGTGTACGGCATCTCTGTCTTTTCAAACAGGTCCCACAGCGTGGCGTACGTCTGTGGGTAGGCCGACCATGTGCTGGCGGCCTCCAGCTGACGTTTCAGCTCGTAGTACAGCATCAGGGTGCCGTACGCGTCGTTGCTGGCGTACTCCACCAGCTTCCAGAGGTCCTCCTTCTCCGCCTTGATCAGGCGGTGCTGGTAGCTGTCGGACGGGTCCTTCTTGTTGACCTTGCCGAAGGTGTCCTGGAACGACTGCCAGGTCCACCCCAGGATCTGAAGGCACATGTCCTTTAGCCCGTGGGACTCGTCCTCGTAGAGAAGCGCGTGCATGACCGCGGTATCGGCGGCCCTGCCTATGAGGGGAAACCCTGAAGAGGTGAGCAGATGTAGATCGAACTTGGCGTTGGCAAAGATCCAGGTGCGATAGGGGTCCGCGAATACCTTCCTGAACGCAGGCAGGGTGTCGTTACGCAGACAGCAGCGGTGTTCGCGGCCAGAGGAGTCGGTCCAGGCAAGGCTCCAGTAAAGAACCCTGTCGGCCATCTTGTGGAGACCCGTGGTCTCCGTGTCGATGGCCACCAGCTTCGTGTCCTGGATCTCTCGCACAAGCCCGTCCAAGCCCTCGCTGTCTTTTGTGAACCACTTTGCCGGGGGCATATCGATGTGCCAGGTCATGAGATCTCCTGAAAGTGTTAAAAAAACAAGCCGGCCACCACCCGTAGGCAGCGCCGGCTCGTAGCTTGTACTCGATTTAAGAACGGCACGTTGTCGTCGTTGCCGTAGGACTCGCTGTGCGCCGCGTTCTGCTCATGCCCCAAGGGGCCCTTGCCGCACACCTGGATCTGGAGATCGACGGGGGCAGGGCCCCGAATCGTGTCCAGGTCGAGCGGGGTCTCCAGCAGCTTCCGGTAGGGGCTGTCCGCGGGGAGGGGGGTCCAGTACTGGAAGCTGAGGCTGGTCCCCGTGTTCTTCCCGGTCTCGGTGGCCTTGTTGGCGCGAGCAGTGGCCGTGATCACCCCGTCGAACAGGGACGCCCTGTGCGGGTGCTTGCACTGCTTGCACTCGATCACCTCGACAAGCTGCATCGTCTGCCGGCAGGCGGGGCAGGGCAGCCGCTGCTGCACGCGGTTGTCGATCTCCGCGTCCGTGAGGCGAGTGTTCGCCATGTCGATCACCTCATGCTGGCAGCTCGGACAGTTCCAGCTCCGGGTGTCGATCGTCATGTTGCCCCCACAGGAGACGCAGTTCTTGCGGAGGATTCCCTGGAAGGAGGCCGCCCCCTCGTACCCCCTGCCGCCGACCAGCTCCCTGAAGTTGGTCATGGAGGCGTTGAACACGAAGCGCCGCCCGTCGATCCTCGGGAGACCTTGGGCTGCGTAGGGGCAGTTGCGGCCCTGACCCATCTTGTAGTCCATGTAGGGCTGGCCGCGCCGGTCCATGCGGGTGGACGGGACCGCGTAGAAGGGGTGGAGGATCGCGATGCCGAAGGCGCGGCCGGCCCTCCGCGTCAGCGAGCCCTTCGTCACGTACCTGCGCGCCTTGTCGTCCCACTTGGTGTTCTCGTGGATCACCCGGCAGCCCCCGCACAGCGCCGCAGAGTTCGCGTCGGCGTACGGGTACTCCGGGGCGGCGCACACGAAGGACTTCCTCGTGCCCGGAGCGTACTCGTCGTAGTGGTCCACGCCGCGCTTGTAGAGCTCCGTGACCTCCTGGATCGTGTAGAGGGCCTCGTTGTTGGGCCCCCTCATCTGCGAGCCATCGGCTGCCAGCCGGGGGATCGCCACCTTGTTCTTGTAGGACCCCGGGATGAGGACGAACGAGATGGAGACGCCCAGGGGGAAGCGCCACGTCTCGACGTACTCACGCCGAGACCCGCCGGAGCCGCCCCGGGGCGCAGAGAAGCTCTGCTCGGGAGGGATGAAGGAGGCGCCAAAGCTCGGCAAGCCTGCGGGAGGAGGCTCCTTGCCGAAGGCGTGCGTCGTGACAGGGGGCGGCGGCGGGGGAGGAGAATCGTCGTTTCGGTTGTTCATATACGTGGGTACTTTGTTGGCTGCTTACAGCGGTTGAGGCAATAGGAGGTATAGGTTGGCGCACTGTTTAGCGCCTGGTGCACTTCTTCTGGGGTCAAGGCGTCCGGCTGGAGCTTACCTCCACGAGGGTAGAGGGGTAGGCGAACATCGCTACTTTCGCTCAGCTTCTCTGCCATCTCGTACCGGTGGTCTCCTGCCGGGTCTTGGTCCAAAAACAGATAGAGCACCCCGTTGAGTCGTTCAAGCAGCGCTTGCTGCTCCTCGGTCATAATCGATCCGAGCAACGCGACCACGTAAGGGTAGCCGCACTGGCGCAACCACAGGGTGCTCTTGAATCCTTCGCTAACGATGACTGGTGAACCAGGCGCGTGCTCGCTGATCGCGGCGACCTGGTCGTAGTTCCATAGCAGCTTCCCTTTCTCTGGCGGGTCGAGGAGCGGTAGGCCCCACCTCCCATATTCCCGTTTTGTGTAAACTTTGTATCGAGGCACTTGATCCTCGAAGATGGACCTGCCGCTGAACCCCACGAGCTGCCCCGTGTGGTCTCTGAGCGGGAAGGTGATTCGACAGTTCTTCCTGTCGAATCCAACGTTGAACGTCCTCAGCAGCCTCTTGGAGAACCCTGCCCGAATCAAGTCCGTAGGGGCCTCATCGAAGAGACCCAACGATTCCTCTGGCAGCACACGGTCCTTGGGGAAGGCGCGCACCCAGACAGCTTGGTCGGCCACATCCAGCTGGGACTCCCGCTGGATCTCGGCCGCCAACTCCACGATCTTCTCGATGGAGCCCGAGGGGGACCCAAGCCCCCGCAGCAATGCCCGGAAGTTTCCGCACCTCTTACACGCATGACACAGCCAGAGGCCTGTCTCGGTGTGGATGGCAAAGGAGGGTGTGTGGTCCCTGCCTGTAGCGTGCGGGAACGGGCAGAGGGCCATCACATTGCCCCTGCCCGCGCGCCTGGTCTCACCAAGTAGCTGTTGGATGACGGGGAGGAGGAACCCCTCACCCATCGGCGCCACCGCCCCCATCGATGTCATCTAGGCGGCTATACACCTTGGCTTTCTTCCGGGGTTTACGGCCCGAGGGGGGCCCTAGCGGGGCCGGTGCCCCGCCGAGAGGGGCGGTGACAGCGGGCTCTTCGTCAGGAACATCCTCCGCAATAGACCTCCTTATGGCATCGGGATCCAGCAGCGCGATCTCGCTGAAGTCTACACACGGCACAGCGTTGATCTTCAAACCGGTAGCACGCCATTCACGTACGCCGGGGAATAGTAGATTGACAGTGCTGTCAGTCTTGCTTGCGACAATACGAATAGCCACGGTGGCGTCTTGCCCAGGTGCATCGCTGAAGCCGATCTCGTCCAGGTCAGCTTCGAGCCCGGACTTGTCCGCTCCACGGTTCGCCTGGATGGTGGCGATCACAGGGATCTTCAGGTCAAGGGACACGGCCCGCACCTCCCGGGAGATGGATTCCACCTTTTCGCGGGTGTCCTTGGCCTTGATGTGCGCGGTCATCAGGTAGAGTCCGTCGATGAAGACGACGTCGGGCTGAAGCCGCTTTATCTGCTGCCGAAGCCAGCCAACGGTATCGCTGCCCCTCGGGGCATCGCGGCCAGACACGCAGCTGATCTGGTTTTTGCCGTTGCTCTGCTGCGCCCTGGCAAGCGCCATGTTGGCCATCTCATGGAGCCTGGCCTTGGACGTCGCGTCCAGCGTTCCGCTGCTGAAGGACTCGTAGTCCACGTTGGCCAGGAAGGCCATGAGCCGCCACATGATCTGCTCTTCGGGCATCTCCTTCGAGTAGAAGAGCACGTGCTTGCCTTGCTCCAAGAAGATGTCCATGGCGTGGTGCAGCACCACGAAGCTCTTCTTGTTTTTAGGCCTGCCGTAGTAGATCACGTAGTCTGTCGGCTCGATCCCGCGGCTTAGCCTGTTGAGGAGAGGCCAGGGCCACATGATCGGGTTCACGGCGAGCCCGGCCTCCAGCATCTCGTAGCGCTCCAGGCCACGAGGGATGTAGCTGGTGAGCGTGGTGATCCCCGTACGCTTGGACAGGGATCGAAGGTCGGCCAACTTGGCGGATAGCCGCTCAATCGCCTCTTCTGGGTCCCCGTCGCGCTCCTTATCCGCCTCCCGAAGGGCCTTATCTACACTCACCCGGATGCGGTGGCTTCGAAGCTCGTGGCAGAGGGCAGACGTAGCCATGCCTGCGTCATCCACGAGTCGAAAATCCGGGTAGTGCGCCTGGATCTGGTAGATTCCCGGGAGTGACCCCCGGGTTGCAGGCTGCGTGATGTAGTCGAGCAGGTACCTATAGAACCCGCGACCCTCTGGCGTGAGAAGGTCCTCTTCGGTGATGCCCCACGCCTGCACGTCGGCCATGGCCGGGGGCCCTTCGCGTATGATGCGGCTGATCAGCGGTAGATCTCTGCTCATGCTTCACCCGATTTGCCCGGGAACCTTGGACCAGTTCGACAGGCTGGGGGGCTCCTCCATGGGGGTGGTGCTCGCGGACTCGGCCATGACGTTCTGAGCGGGGCGCGGACCATCGGACAGGTCGGCAACGGCGTCCTGCTCCATGCTGTTGATCAGGTCTTGCAGGAGGCTCAAGGTCTTGGGAGACCACCCGTGACCCCCTCGCGCAAACGCGCCGACCTTGACAGCGGCTGCGGAGTTGTAGAGCCCGAACTCCGCACGCAGCTGGGGTATGCCGTCTGCGTTAGAGATTTCGAGGCTCATCAACTGGAGCAAGTCGATCTTTCTGGGCGTAATCGGCTTCATGGCGTCCTATAGGGTTCGGGGACAACGATGTTCTGGGAGACGTTGATGAGCGTCACGGCAAGGGTGGGGTCAAGCTTCCCGCTCGCGACAGCCCGCTGAACTTGGGCGATGGAGAGCTTGGGCACGACGTCGAGCGTGCCGCCGATGTCGACGAACTGCTGCTGTCCGAGGGCGGTCAGCGCACGCTCCGCATCCACCCTGCGCACCTCCTTACCCAGGACCACCGGCCCGAGGGGCTGCTTCGACGCCCTGGCAAACTCCTCCAGTTGCGCTGCGGCAGCGTTGACCTCGTCGGTCAGCCCCCGCAGGTAGTCCAGCAGCTGCCTATGCGTGCCCACGAACTGCTCCAGCGCGGCCACCGCCTTCGTGTGGCGCTCGACAGCCGCTGCACGTTCCGCTGGGTTGTTGATCATTGACCCTCCTTTCGATACGCCTCGTAAACTTGGCTCACAAGATGAAACGTGGACACCAGCGCGGTGAACGCGCCGCTGCTGCTGCGATCTGCTTGTTGTCGCAGCGCGTCTGCCGTCGACACCGTCACGAGCACGGGGTAGGACACCCCCATGTTGTCCGTGGGCCACGTCCAGACACCGAGTCGCCGCCTGCCCCAAGTGCCCTTTTTATCCAGGTGAGGGACTTCCAGAGCTCCGGGGAAGGTCAGCTTCTCTAGCTTGGGCGTCTTGGAGACCGCCGTGGGTTTGCCCATGACGGCCCTGCCAGCCACCTCCCCGAAGGCCACGATGAGAACGGGGTCTACGGAGTAGATCTCGGCGAGCATGCGCTGGTGACACGCACCGAACTCCTCAGCCGTGGGGCTCCTGTCCTTGAAGCTCAAGAACTTCTTCGCCACACCCCTGACCATGCGCTCCTGGACCAGCTGGTTACCCTCGGCGTCGATCCGAGGGGACGTGGGTCGACACAAGGTGGCCCCGGTGAACCAGGCGGGGATGTTGAACTTGTCGGCCAAGGTCCGGATAAAGGAGCCTCGACCCTCCTCGGGGAAGAGAGTCTCGTTCTTCTCCACAGGGAAGGCGCAACCCGCCACCTCTGCCCGCCACCCAGGAGCGGCGTCGACGAACATGATACCCCCCGGCACACCCTGCCCATGGATCCTCGCCGCGGCCTCCGGGTATTCTGGATGGTTCCTGCGCTCCTCCAGTGCACGACCCGCAGGGCACAGGGTGCACTCGCTCCAGTCGCGTTGGACATCTGCGGGAGATCGCCGCGCATCAGGACGATATGTAGTCAAAAATACTCTCCGTTCTGGGGGTGTAGGGCCCCCCTTGCTCCACAGGCCAAGACCTGAGAGCGCGTTTTGTCTTGGCCAGCATCGCCTCTGTCACCGGGTGCATGTCGGCCAGGATGAGGACCTGGCGAACGTTGTTGGTCGCTGACGGCCGCAGGATCCGCCCGATCATCTGCTGGATAAGGCCTACGTCTACCGCAGGCTCGTGGAGGACGAGGGTGTCCCTGGAAGGGTCGTCCAACCCCTCCCGGCCGTAGCGGGTTATCGACAGCAGGATAGGTCGGGCGCACAGGGGCGCCCTCTTTTCGAGAGGGATTTCGTACGCCAGAGCGCCCACCGTGGGTTGAAGGTTCAGGAGTGCGGCCAACCTCTTCTTCCGCTCCTCGTCCGTTTTCGTGTCCACCAGCGGCTCACCTGCCAGATCGGCAGCTAGGTTCGTCAGGGCATGTAGCGACCTGGTGAGCAGCAAGGGGCGCCTGCCATCGCGGAGCAGCTTCTGTAGAAGTCTCGTGACCGCACGGACTCGGGGAGGGTCGTCAGCGAGCCGAGCCCCGATCAGCGCGAGGCTCTGTTCCGTGCTGAAGTCGGGTTCGAGTCTCGCAGGCGTGGGAGGTAGCTGGAGTACGCGCACCTCCGGAGTGAAGGGGGGTTTTAGCCTTTTGAACAGCGTGCCGCCAAGGTGGACGCCAACGAGCTCATCCATCCCATCTCTCCTTGTGGGGGTGGCCGATAGCGATATCCGTTGCCCGTGGAAGAGCCCCGCACAGCGGCTGTACGTGTTGGAGCCCAGGTGGTGACCCTCGTCGTAGAATACCGTGCCGTAGAACGCGCGTTGCTCGTCCGTGGGCACGATGTCTGCGAGGCGCGAGTACAGCGTCAGGGTGAAGGCAGCGCGTGCCCAGCCAGTACGCCCTGACCACACGTGAGGCCGGGAGGCCCACTTGTGCCGATCCATGCCCCGGTAGTCCGTGTGTTTGGACAGCGCCTCCACCCACTGCTCTAGCAACACGTTGTTGTCCACGACGATCAGGCAGGGCTTCGCGGTACGTATCGCGTGTTCGATGGCAATCACGGTCTTGCCTGCCCCGCAGTACAGCTGGAGGGTGCCGTCCAGGCCGGTGCTGAGGGCCTCCAGCGCGTCGTGTTGCAGCCGTTCGCCCCCAGGGACCGCATAGCGATCGAGTACGATGTTGCTCGTAGCCGTGCCCCCGTAGGAGTTGGCGAGGATCCTACGGTCGTTAAGCTTTATGCCGAAGTGGTTCCCCTTGCCCGTGCCCAGGACCATGTCCCGATAGAGCCCCGCCCAGTTGCGCGGCAGCGCGACGAAGTCGCCTTGCAGCCCGTACCCTGGCTCCGACCTCAGCCAGGGCAGTTGCCTCTCGATTATCTCGTAGACGACAACGGAGCTCGGCAGGCACAACCGGTAGTCCACATAACCTTCTGCCACTCGGACCTCCGCCGTCGTCATCATCGTCCCCGAGCACGACGCCGTCAAAGAAGTCAGCACCCTGCATGAAAGCCCCCTTCGCCCCAGCGCGGAACATCTCCAGGAAGAAGGACTTAACCTTCTTCTTCCTGCCCTCCTTCCGCCCCAGGAAGCTGACGGTGTCAACGGCCACAGGGTTGTAGTGGACCCTGCCCATCGTATGGGGGCCTTGTACCTGCATCTGGGTGTGCGTTTGCGGATAACCCACGCTCTCTCCCTGGCGGGGCGCCATATGACCGACCGTAGGGGGCCCGACCTGGTGGACCTGAGGGGGGTGTGCCTGCGGGCGCTGCTGGATGGCCGTGGACTGCGCAGGAGGGGGCGGCGGGTAGACGTTCCTGGCAGGCTCCTGGTGGGGGCTCTGCTGGCCGTTCGTCAGGCGGGTCACGGGGATCAGCTGGAGAGCTGCGTGCGCCACATGTGCCTTACACGCCCGCTCCAGGTCACAGGGGGGCTGCCGAGTCCCGTTTTGGCCGTAATCCGGACCCCCCACACAGGCCACGTCCCCGCTAGACCAGTCGCGGCCGAAACATTCCATATCTCTCATGGTGTGCCCTTTCGCTCCTCTTCTTCCCGAATACCGACTACTCTTGGGGCATGCGCAACTTCTCCGGCCTGGTTCTGGACCCCTACGACGACCCGTCCAGGGTGCTCGTTTCTGCGGTTTTCCCGCACGGCACGCCTCCCGTGCTCAAGAGTGCGGCGGACCTGAGCGCCAAGCTAGCGTCCCTGCCGGACGCCCTCTTCGCCCTCCGGCTCACCAACGAGGGGGAGTCGATGCGCAAGCTGGCGACGGTGGACGCGGGCAACACCGCGCTCAGCACCTTGTATTTCATGCACCTGGGCGGGGTTCTGCCCCCCGAAGCGCAGAAGATGGCGGCAGCCAACCTGTGCTTGGCCTCTGACTGGTACGGGCTCAGGCGCCCCGATAGCCTGGAAAAGATCGCTTTCGGCGGCCTCATCATGAAGGGGCTGGGAGCCGTGGGTAAGTCGGTGGTGAACAACCCCCTGGGCGCTGTGGGCAAGGTCATGACGGGGATGAGCCTGGCGGGTGCTGGCAAGGCCATGGGTGCTAACTTGAGTCAAGCCGCTGGAGCTGGCGGCAGCGTCCTCCCCCTCAGCTCGTTTGGAGGTTTAACCGTGAAGCTCGCCGACCTTTCAGGCACGGACGTGATGCCGTACCAAGAGAACAAGCCCAAGAAGCCGGCCTTTCAAGAGTACGGCACCATGAAGCACGCGTACCTCGACGTGTCCGGGAGGGACAACCAGCCGGATCTCGTCAAGAGGGCTGGCGGGAGGTTCTGCCTCGCCAACCCTTCCAGGTACCCGATCGACGACGCCCTCCAGATCAAGACGGCCAGCGAGTACTTCGACGATAACTACCGCAGCATGAGCCCCGTGGTGCGCCGGGAGTATGCGACCAACCTCTACAAGCGGGCCGAAGAGTGCGCTTTCGCGGTGTCGGAAGACGTGCAGCGCTATGGCGCCCCTACGCTGGGGTCTCACGAACACTGCAAGGAGGCCTGGGCTGTGCGCAGGCGCTTTGCAGAGGAGAAGGACGTAGGGCTCCTGGACAAGATCGCCTCTGCGCACCTCGACCTGGCGCTCCCCAACGAGGACTTTGCTGCGCTCATGCACGCCTTCGATAAGAAGGCGGGGCTGGATCGCCTCTACGACACGCACATCACCGACCCCTGGGGCTGCCTGTTCGCTCCCGTGAAGCTCGCTGAGTTTAGCGAGATCCTGGGTACGGACATGATCACGGCCACAGGTCTGCACAGCGCAGCCCAGACGGAGACGGGAAGGGTCTCCCTCAACAGGCTCTACGACAAGGCCTTCGTGCTGAAGTTCATGAGCGACCCCGTGGGCACGTACAAGTCGTTGCCTGTCGAACAGCGCAAGCTGCTGGGCAGGGTGGCCATGTCCAACGGCAGGGATGGTCGAGGGCTGCACGTTGGGCACTGATCTTTTCGAAACGGAGCTCGACCGGGTGGAGCGGTTCCTCCTGGAGCAGGCGCCCAAAGACGGCGAGTTGCAGCCCTTCGGTGAGTCCACAGACGTGGTGGTGGACGCCTTGCCCTTGGAGGAGCACCACCACGAGATACATCTTCCCCCGCACCCGGCCACACTGAACGCCAGTACAGTTTGGAGCTTGCCCGAGGCTCACCCGCTGGTCCTGAGCATGCTGCTGCTCAAGAAGTACGAGCTGGACTGGCTGGGCTGGACCATGTCGACCGTGGAGCACGCTATCGAGGACGCCTTTGGCCCAGTTCTCCCTGTGAACCTGTCCAAGGTCATGGCCTGTCAGCTGGCGCACACCAGCGAAGGTCCGTGGACCCACTGGGAGATGTTTTTGCCGGTGTGTTCGGCCTTCAACAGCGTACTGCCCGACTTCGAGCAGATGCAGGTGCCCAGCGCCGCTGAGGCCACGTTCGCCGTACGGACGCTCGACATCATCGACACAAGACCGGACCCTTGGTCCACCGAACTCAAACGCTTCCTATCGACCGTGTACCAGCACGATCAGGTGGCCATGGGGGTGGATGCTTGCGCCTTCATCACGGTCCAGGGCCACTGGCTTGACATGGACCGCGGACAGATCCTTCGCAGGTGGCCGGAGGTGAAGCGTACTGGCAAGGCCCCAGAGGGTGACTCGATGGAGGACGAGCAGCTGAGGAAGATGCTGGAGATCGAGCTCTACCTTGACCAGCAGAGGAAACTCCTTGAGCAACAACTCCACATCGCGAGGCGCTTATGCGTAGCCCGATTAAGCTCGCCAACTACCTAGCCCCCACCCTGGCCGGAGCAGGCCTTGGTGCACTGGCCGGCTTTGGCCAGTCGGTCTCTGCTTCCAGGAACGAAGGGGCTTCTTGGTCCGATGCCCTGAAGGGGGGGCTCAAGAGGGGGCTACAGGGGGCGGTTGTTGGCGGGGCTGTCGGTGCCGGCGTGCGTAGGTTCTCGCCAGACATGGCAGAGGGGCTAACGAACTACGGACATAAGACGCTCTACTCGCTTACGGGCCACTTGCCGCAGGGGAAGAGCCTGGCGGACCTGGGCGGCGGATCCGGGTACACGCAGGGCATCCTCGACAACGCGAGGAAGGCTGTCCTTGAGAGTAAGGCCACCGAGCAGCACGCCGCGCAGGAGGCCTTCCGACGGGCCCTCGACAGCCACAAGGCTGTGGTCGATGCAGAACAATCAGGTCTCACCAACCTTCCGGGATTGGTCAAGGGGCTGGTGACCCCGTCACGCACGCTGGACACCGTGCGTAAGGCCGCCAAGGGGACTTGGGCAGGCACAGACACCCTCGGCAAGGCCTTGATCCTATCCCCCCTCATCGGAGGGGCAGCCAGCATCGCGACGGACCCCAGCGAGGAGGACCCCCGAAGCCGGCTCAGGAAGGCCGTTGAGATAGGGGGCACCACGGCGCTTAACCTGGCCACGGCGCCCCTTCAGATGGCCACCACGGCCAAGTCTGTTACAGGCTCCCTCCTCGGCCAGATCACGGCGGGGACCGGGGTAAACCATATGATGACTTTGCCCATCCAGGAGCTGGCGCGCAAGGTAGACGTGCCTCCTCCCCTACCGCGACCCACCGCAGAAGCAGGGTGATCGAGAATGTTCGCTGACGCAGCCGTAGCCGGGTCTTCGACCAGATACTCCAGGACCCGTGGCCGGATCCAGGGCGGGGAGAGCATGGGTATCGCGTACCCACACCCCTGGTTTGATCTGGCCACTACGTATATGCCGCAGAACATGAAGTCCCTCTTCAGGTGGCTTCGGCATTACTTCTTGCTCAACGGGTTCTTCAACGTCGTCGTAAGTAAGCTCGCGGAGTACCCGATCACGGCCCTCTTTTTCGAGGGCAAGAACGAAGAGATCTCCCGGAAGTGGCAGCGGTACTTCCAGGAGCACCTGCGCTACCGGCTCTTTCAGCTCGAAGTAGGCCTCGATTACTTCGTCTACGGGAACGCGTTCATAAGTCTTCGCTACCCCTTCACCAAGTTCCTCAGGTGTACGGGGTGTGGCTGGCAGAGCGCGGCCAGGTCTTGCAGGGACCACTGGACCTTCTCGGGCCATGACTTCAACCTGACCTGCCCGAAGTGTAAGCACTCAGGGCCCGCTAAGGTGCACGACGTGACCACCAAGGTGGCCTCGGGGGCACGCCTCATCCGTTGGAACCCGGAAGCCATTACCATCCGGTACAACGAGGTGAGCGGACACAAGACGTTCTACTACGATCTTCCAGGGCACTTGCGCAATGACATCATCATGGGGCGCAAGCACGTGGTGGAGGAGATCCCCCAGACGTTCATCGAGGCCGCCAGGAAGAACATCGGGGTGACTATCCCCTATGAGCAGCTGTTTCACATGGCCCGTCCCTCCATTTCAGGGTTCGATCGCGGCTGGGGCATCCCGCTCCTCCTTTGCGTGATCAAGGAGGGGTTCCAGATGCAGGTGCTTCAGAAGGCGAACGAGGTGATCCTGATGGAGCACCTCCAGCCCCTGCGCACGATCTTCCCTCAGCCCGGTGCGGGCTCTGCGGACCCTTACACGATGACCTCCTTGCCCCTGTGGAAGGAGCAGATGTCGAAGGAGATCGCGCGCTGGAGGTGGGATCCGGCGTACATCCCTGTCATGCCCCTACCGATAGGCCAACAGACCATTGGTGGCGAGGGGAAGGCCCTGCTCCTGGATCAGCAAATCCAGTCCAAGGCCGAGGCCATCGTGGTCCAGCTCGGCGTCCCCAAAGAGATTATCTTCGGGGGAGCAAGCTGGTCAGGCGGTACCGTGGCGATGCGCGCGGTGGAGAACTTCTTCCTCGGGTACCTGGAGGAACACAAGGCCCTTCTGCGCTTTGTCGTGGAGCAGCTGCGCGTTGCCCTCGATTGGCCCGAGGTCGATGCGCACTTCAAGCCCTTCCGTATGGCAGATGACATGCAGAGGCAGCAGCTGCTCTTGCAGGCTGTCCAGCTCAACACCATGTCCCGGGAGACCTGGCTTGGCCAGATGGACTTCGACTACAAGCAGGAGATGCAGCGATCTGAACGGGAGATCGATGACCAGCTCAAGCTACAGAAGAAGCAACAGATCGGCGCAGCCAAGCTCCAGGCGGAAGTAGCTGCACTGAGCGCCGCGACGGCAGCGGAGAACGGTCAGGCTCAGCAGGCTATGCAGCAAGGCCCGCTCCCCGGGGAGCCGGGAGCACCAGATTCGCTGACCCCAGAGCAAGCGCAGCAGCAGGCTGCCCAACAGCAGCCCCCGGCAGCCCCCGGCCAGGGTGGCGCTGCCCCCGCCCCAGACGCTGTCGATCAGTTCAACAACGTCATTTCAAGCCAACTTACGCAGAGCTCTGCGAACCGGCCATCCGCGGGTCTGGACATGGTTGCGGCCTCCTACGCCAAGCAGATCTCGCAGATGCAGCCGCAAGAGGCCAACTCCATGTTGCAGGCTCTCCAGCAGCAAAGCCCCGACCTCTACGCCATGGTCATGCAGAAGCTTCAAGAAATGGGGGCTAGTCCCACCCTTTCCGGCCCAGGCGCGGTCCAACAGCCCGCTGTGGATATGGCCCCCCTGCCGGAGAAACTCCCTCCGAGAAGGGCTTCTGTTTTAGGGGCTAAAAAACACGGACTTTCCCCCCGGAAGTCCGTGCGCTCAGTCGGCGATGACCTGCTTGCCGAAGGGCATTTTGGTCTCTTTGTTGGCGCCGATCAGGCACCAGTGCACGGGGAAGGTCGGCGGTTTGGGCGGACAGGCGCCATCACCGTCCGTCATGTAGATCACGGCCTCGGCGCCGAGCTCGGCAGCCCTCGCCAGGGGCTGAACGAAGTCGGTGCCACCCCTGCCGACGATCTGGAACTTCCCGGTGTTCAGATCGTCGACGGTGAGCATCTGCTCCTTGTGGACCTTCGTGTCTGCTTGCAGCAGCAGCAGCTCGTGGAGCCCGAGCCCCATCAGGACCCCTCGGATCTCCCGGATGGCGATGGTGACCTGCTCACCGCCCATCGAGCCCGACGTGTCGATGATCACGACGACCTTGGCCGTGCTGCCGATCTCACCCGGGTAGATGATGCCGCAGTCGTTCACGAAGGTCATCGGGTGCGGCCTGCTGTAGGAGGCCATGCTGTTGTGCGCCGTGTTGGCAGAGCTCACCGTGGCCCGGAGGCTTGAGGCAAGCCGGGAGTACCACGGGATCTTGGGCGGCGCGACGGTGACGCGGGCCCACTCCGCGATGTCGCCGGGCACAGAGCCTCGCCCGGACCCGCCTTGCAGCGCGATGTCGTTGGCCAGGGCGACGGCCGCGTGCCGCGTGTGCGCCTGCGTTTTGGAAGGTACGAGGGCGTTCAACTTATCGTTGAGCTCGTCGTCCTCCACGTCGCACCGGTAGTTGCCGGGGTGCCGGATCGGGTTGGGGCTGAGCTTGAACAGCAGCGCGAGGATCTGCTCCTCGATCGAGGGCTCGCCCTTCGTCTCGATGTGGCGGTACAGGTCGAGGAGGGTGCCGCTCATCCCCACGTCCGACGCCTTGATGTAGCCGGGGGGTAGCCGCATCGAGGAGCGGTGCACCGCCTCGTTGGCGGCCAGGAAGTCGGCCTTGTACAGGGCCGCCTCCTTGAACCCGTCCGTTTTGTCTTGGTAGACCATGTCGTAGACGACATGGAACACTATGCGTAGAAGTGCCCCGGCGGCCTCGTCGAGAGAGAGGGCGCCGAACCACTTCGGGTTGTACGCGAGCACGTGCTTAGAGGACAGCGCCATCTGTGCAACCGCCTCCGTCGGGTACGGAGACAGGAGATGGATGACGCTGGCGAAGTACGGGAACTGCCTCTTCAGGCGCGCTCGCGCGGACACGAACTCTGTAGGCTCTGGCATGTCGCTCCAGGGTGCACACATCCCCCTCCCGAAGGAGGGGGAGGGGGATGTGGCTTCGGTCAGCCCAGCAAGCTGAGGCTGAAGTTCGGGGTGAGGCGGCTGACGATCGCGTCAACCTTCTTGGCCGCCGAGGGGTTGCTGTCGGCGGCGGCCTTCAGGGAGGAGCCGAAGCCCCTCCGCTCCAGCAGCGACACCAGGTGGATGACGAGGTCCTTGTAGGACTCGTCGGCGAACACCTTGTCGACCAGCTGCCAGGCCTTCAGCGCGGTGTCGATCTGCTTCGCGGACGCCCCGGAGCCCTCGAACTCCGACGTGAGGTGCCGGACGGCGGCGCCGAGGACGGCGTAGATCACGTCCGGGCGGGCAGCGGGGATCACCCACTTGCCATCGAGGGCCTCCTCCACCGTGGGGAGGCCGAGGTCCGCGATGTGGTTGAAGAACTCGGAGGCCACCTCGGGGCCCACGGTGGCCGCCATGAGCGCCTCCTCCACCTCCGGGCCCAGGTGCAGGGCCTTGGCCGTCACCCGGAGGTTGAAGCACATGCTCCAGGTCCTCTCGCTGGGCCAGGGCCCGGAGGCCTTCTCGGCGTTCTCGGGGAACGCGTGGATCTTCGTCGAGAAGGTCTTGAGGTAGGCCTCCGTCTCCATGGCGACCTGCTCGTACGCGTCCTTCCACCCGGCGCGCAGCCGGGCCATCGCGTCGGCCTCGTTCGGCAGCTCCACGCCGGCGGCGCCCGACGCCGCCGTGGTGTACTTGGCCCACGCCTCCCAGGTGTGGGGCTCCATGTGCAGGTGGACGAGGGTGTTGGCCATGGGCGCCGACAGCGGCTTCCCGGACATGGAGCACTCGGGCGGGTTCATGGCCGCCAAGACCCGGACGCGCGGGCCCAGCGGCCTCCGGGCCCAGGTGTGCTCCTGGAGCACGCGGCGGATGGCCGCGTCCAGGCCGGCCTTGTTGGTGTTCAGCTCGTCGAAGACGAGGAGGCCCTGGCCCCGCTCGACGATGCTGAGGACATCGGGGTTGTCGGAGCAGCGCTTCAGCTCCCCCGAGATCACGGCGGGGATCCCTTCGAGGTCCTCCAGCTGGAGGCTCTCGGTCGGGAAGACGTGGCAGGGCACGTTCAGCGCCTCCGCCACCTGCCGGCCCATGGAGGTCTTCCCGATCCCGGGCTTCCCGATCAGCACCGCCGGGTAGCCGAAGCCGCCGTCGTAGGCGGAGAACACGGGGCAGCGCTCGTTGGGCGCCATCAAAACGGCGAAGATGCACGCCTTGAGCTTCTCGTGCGGGCGCATCTTCTCGGCGACGGCAGCAGACTTCTTCTTGGACTTCTTGGGGCTCGTCTCGGTTTTGTCAGTCGACATGCATGTACTCCGAATGGCAGACACAATTACATGGATGATGCTTCTGCCGCCAGCATCGATCCACGGTACACCGTGGGCACTCTCCAGATTCAGAGAGTGCACACAGCTCAGCAACGTCTTGGTGGTCACCCATCATCCTGGCGCAACAAAGGCAGAACACGCCCTCGTATTCGCTGTCCAAGATGAATGTTCGAAAGTGCCTCTGGCGCAACACCCCCATGTGGCCCAGGCCCACATGAATGTAGCTCTCGCCCTTGAGGATGTCCGAACCGCAGGGGCAGGTGATCTCCCCTTCTGGGTGTTCAACAGGCGGTGTGTTCTGTAGTTCTGTCAGGAGCTCCCCGAAGGCATCTTCGTAGCACCCTTCGTGAGCTCGTCTACAGAAGAGAGCATCGCCGGTCTCCGTGAGGACATCCTCTCCGACCGGCTCTAGGTCCCTGTTCGTTGTGTTTATATCGCTTTTTATGAGCTTTTTGCAAAGCAGGAGGTAGGCCCTCTCATCTACCTCCTTGCCGCAGAACAGACAGCTCACCCGGCACCCTGCTGAACACCCGACGTGGACCAGTCCACCTTTCGCGTGTCCAGGATTTGCCAGCGTCGAGCAGCGCGCTCCAGGCTGAGGTCCGGGGAGAGCATGGTGCCTGGGTCCATGTCCCCCGTGAAGGAGAGCATGCGCAGCACGTCCTCCCCCTTGCCGAGGTGGAGCGGCACAGAGATCCGGTACCCCGTGGGGATGATGGGCGAGGCCCTGGCCCTGAACTTGTCATAGCGGATCATGGCTTCGATCGACACGACCTCATCCTCCATGTCGAAGGGATCGATACAGAGACCCCAGAAGTTGATGTCGGAAGGCGACAAGTACCTTTGGGAACCCAGCCAACCACAAAGCTCCCCCGCGGAGGCGTAGTTTAGCAACACTTCGGCATCCCGTTGGTTGATGTACGAGACAAACCCCTTCTGGTCCTTGACCCTCAGTCGAACCCCTCCCAGGGCCCTCGCCTGGATGGGGGCGTACAGGCCATCCACGGTCCAGCACCTCCGGCTGTTCGTCGGATCCGTGAACTCCTGGCCAACCACGTCCAGGTCCTCCCTCAGCCTCCTCGTCGGGGTCAGAGGGGTCAACAACGTCGAACTGTCTGCGATGTATCTCCTCATGTAGGTCCTTACAGAGCTCGTACAGAAAAGTGTGAGCTGCGCTGATGGCGATAATGAATCCGATGGACAAAACTCACTCGTAGCGCACGCACGGGAAGTACGGACGCGTCTACGGTTGTTATGTCGGCTACCCCGTAAATCTTGCGCTATACTGGCCGCGCATGGCCTTCCAAGACCCAGACGAGGCTTTCGACAACGTTGTCCGGCACACGGTGACCGCGCTGAATGGCGTGTTCCCCCTGCGGGGGCGGGACAAGTCTCTGCACTTGGAGGCGTTGCACATCGATACGGCGGCCAAGGATCCTCACGACATCGGATCCCAGTACAAGGCCAAGCTAGGCGAGGAGACTTGGTCCATCCCCGTCCATGGGACCATGGTGCTCAAGAACGAGAAGGGGGAGGTTCTCGATCGCAAGAAGATCAAGATCTTGGACCTTCCCAGGACCACCAACCGGCTCAGCTACATCTACCGCGGTCAAGAGCACCAGGTGGCCAACCAATGGCAGCTTCGGCCTGGCGCTTACACCCGGCGCAGGAGCAACGGCGAACTGCGTACGCAGTTCAACGTGACGGGCAGGGCCGCTTTTGACCTTACCTTTGACCCCCCGACCAACCAGTTCTCTATCCTCTACAAGAAGGCCAATATGCCCGCGTACCCCATCCTCAAGGCGATGGGGGTGACCGACACGGAGCTTCAGCAGGCTTGGGGGAAGGACATCTGGGAGGCCAACGCCAAGAACAGGCGTAACTCCAGCACGCTCGCGCAGTTCTACAGGACCAGCACCAACACGCAGGGGTCTCCGACGGAACAGCAGGCGCTGGATAACCTGCACAAGGTCATGGCGGCCAGCAAACTCCACCCCGATGTGACGGAGATCACCCTGGGTAAGCGCTTCGAAAGCGTGGAGGGGGATGCCCTCACCCGTGCATCCAAGAGGCTGCTTGCCGTGCAGGCGGGCCAGCCCGAGGACGACCGTGACGCCTTGCCCTTCAAGGTGCTCAGGGCCACGGGGGAGCTGCTGCATGACCAGATCAAAGCAGCGGTACCCAACGTGAAGATGAAGATGTCGAGGCAGCTGAACAAGGGGTCGGACAAGCTGCACGACATCGTCACGCCAGGGTTCCTGAACCCCGCGGTCAGCGCCCTGTTCCAGAGTGCTCTGGTCAACCCGGCCAAACAGGTGAGCCCGCTCGACATGCTGGGCACGGCCATGCAGACGACGATTATGGGCCCCGGCGGCATCAGGTCGGAGACGCAGGTGACGGACGAGGCCAAGTACATCAACCCGTCGCACCTGGGGTTTATCGACCCCTTCGCTACGCCGGAAGGCTCGAACACGGGGGTGTCCCTGCGCCTTCCCATCGGAGTGAAGCTGATTGGAGATCAGCCCCACATCCCCCTCTACAACAACCGCACCAAGAAGATGGAGTGGGTCAGCCCTGCCACCGCCTACAAGAGCAAGGTGGCCCTGGCAGACCAGGTGGAGTTTGTGGATGGGCACCCCAAGCCGATCGCAAAGAAGGTGAAGATTCTCGGCAAGGACAATGAGATCGTCGAGGGCCCGCTCCATGAGGCGGACTACGTCATGCGTAGCCCGTCCAACATGTTCGCCCTCACCTCCGCCATGGTGCCGTTTGTGCAGAACAACAGCGGCGGGCGCGTCAGCATGGCCATCCGTCACATGGAGCAAAGCATTTCCTTGAAGGACAGGGACAAGCCCCTCGTTCAAGTGGCAGGGCCGGCCGGTGACACCTTCGAGAAGCTATTCGGGCACCAGATCGGGCACCTCGCCCCGCACGACGGCGTCGTCACCAAGGTCACGCCTCACGCCATCCACGTGAAGGGGGCGGACGGTAAGAGCGCCGTGGTTCAGCTCTACCATAACTACCCCCTGAACGACTCGAAGAGCGTGTTCCACTCGGAGGCCCTTGTTAAGGAGGGGGACAAGGTAAAGACGGGCCAGCCCCTCGCCGATACGAACTTCACCCGAGGCGGGGTCTTCGCGCCGGGTAAGAACCTGCGTGTGGCCTACATGCCGTACTTCGGCAAGAACTTCGAAGACTCCATGGTGGTCACGGAGAGCGCTGCGAAGAAGCTCTCCAGCGTGCACCTGACCAAGCACTTCTTGAACACGGACGACCGCACCGTATTCGGCAAGACCAAGTTCCAGAACACCAACCCTGGTCTGTACCGCAAGGAGCAGTACGAGCACCTGGATGACCAGGGCTTCCCCAAGGTCGGGTCGAAGGTACAGCCGGGGGATCCGCTGCTCCTCGCACTTCAGCCTTTCACCCTCAAGGACCGCGTAGGTGTGGGGGCTCTCCGCAAGAGCCTCACCAGCCAGCACACGGACAAGAGCCTTCGCTGGGAGGGTGAGACCGAGGGCGAGGTCGTCGCTGTGCATAAAAGCCCCAAGGGGGTGCACATACACGTCAAATCTGTGGAACCCTTGCAGATCGCTGACAAGCTCTGCTTCGATGAAAATACCGAGGTCCTTACGCGCACAGGCTGGAAGCCTGTGTCCAAGGTGAACCTGCAAGATGAGGTCTGTACCCTGCTTGACGGGGAGATCCGCTACAGCCGCCCTTCCGAAGTCCACAGCTACGCAGAAGGGGGTCGGATGTACTCGTTGGAGACGCAACAGATCGACCTTCTTGTGACCGCAAACCACCGGATGTACGTGCAAGAGTCCACCCGTGACCGCGAGCGCCCCTACAAGCTGGTGAGGGCCGACACTCTTCTTGGTAAGCGCGTCCGCTACAAGAAAGACGGCAACTGGGCAGGTCGTGCCGCTGCCGTTAACGGCTCCGGGGTGTTGGGGCTTACGGGCCGCGACTACCTGGCTCTCCTTGGGATGTTTTTGTCCGAAGGCTGTTGCGTGAATGCTCCGGAGTCTGGCACCTACGGCATCGACATCGCCCAGGTGAAGCCCACGGGCAGAGAGGAGCTCTTTGCCGAGCTCGATAGGATGGGGGTTCGGTACACCAAGACCCCTGATCGTGCCCGGATCCACTCCAAGGAAGCCCTGGCGCACTTCCAGACTTTCGGTAAGTGCAAGGACAAGTTCATCCCAAACGAAGTCTTCGACTACCCGAAGGACGACTTGGACGTGCTCTTCCGGTGGCTCATGTGGGGGGACGGCCACACGAAGAATGATCGTCCTATCTGCTACACCACCACGTCTCGTCGGCTGGCCGATGATGTGCAGCGCCTCTGTCTGCACATCGGTAAGGCGGCCAACATCAAGGTTGATCCAGCCCACGCGTTCGAACAAAACGGCCGGACCTACTGGGCGTCGGAGCGCTACACCGTTCGGATCATCAACAGCAAACTGGCTCCGGAGGTAAACCACCACCACGCCAAGAAGCAGAACGCGCAGAGTGAGAGGATCATCGAAAACTACACAGGCCCTGTTTTCTGTGTAACGGTCCCCGGTCACGTCCTCTACGTGCGTCGTAACGGAAAGCCCTGCTGGAGCGGCAACAGCAACCGCCACGGCGGCAAGGGCGTTGTCGGCTACATCATCCCGGACCACGAGGCGCCCAAGACCAAAGACGGCAAACCCGTGGACATCATCTTCAACCCGCTAGGGTTGGGTGGCCGTATGAACGTGGGCCAGGTGTACGAGACCTTGGCCGGCAAGATCGCTGAGAAGACTGGCAAGACGTACGTGGTCAAGAACTTCGATCCTCACGTCGAGGATTGGAGTCAGAAGATGGCCAAGGAGCTCAAGGAGCACGGCATCTCCGACAAGGAGGAGCTGATCGACCCGAAGACGGGGCAGAGCCTGGGCAAGGTCCTGGTCGGGCCTCAGCACTTCATCAAGCTCGTGCACCAAGCTGCAAAGAAGAACTCCGTGCGCGCAGGCATGGGGCTCCCCAAGCTGCCCTCCGACGAGAAGTACGACTCCCTTACCTTTGCCCCGGCTTCTGGCGGAGGTACCGGCGGACAGAGCTACGGCCAGCTCGGCATGTACGCCCTGCTCGCGCACGGGGCGAAGAACATCCTCCGCGCGGCCATGACCTACAAGTCCGAGGGTGAGGACCCGGAGACCGATGAGGCCAAGAAGTGGAAGAGTCAGCACGTAGAGGCCTGGATGGCGATGCAGAAAGGTCTGCCGTTGCCGCCCCCTAAGCCGACGTTTGCCTTCCACCGCTTCACGGAGATGCTCAAGGGCGCTGGCATTAACGTCGAGAAGAAGGGGTCCGAGTTCTTTCTATCCCCCATGACGGACAAGCAAGTCCTATCGATGAGTGCCGGTGCGATCAAGGACGCGGCCTCTGCGGTCCACTCGAAGATGGACCCGACCACCAACCAGTACAAGCCGATTACCGGAGGTATCTTCGACGAGAAGATGACGGGGGGCCACGGCGGAACCAAGTGGTCTCACATCCCCCTGTCGGAGCCCCTCCCCAACCCTATCTTCGAAGAGCCCATCAAGAAGCTCCTGGGCATCACGGGGCCCCGTTTTGAAGAGATTCTCCAGGGCAAAGTCAAGGTCAACGGCAAGGTGGGCGGCCACGCTATCGAGGAGATGCTCAAGGGCATCAAGGTGGCGGATGAGCTCTCGAAGACCAAGGCAGCCCTGAACAAGGCCCCACCCTCCACGGCAGACGCCCTTTATAGGAAGGCGCGGTACCTCCAGGCCCTCGACAAGCTCGGGCTAAAGCCCGAAGAGGCCTATGTGCTGCACAACGTGCCGGTGCTGCCCCCCAAGCTGCGCCCCCTCTCCGTCATGGAAGACGGCGCGCTTCGCTTCGAGGACACCAACGGCTTCTACATGAAGCTTGGGCAGATCAACAGCAAGCTCGGCCACCCCGCCATGGCGTACCTGCCCGAGGCAGAGAAGGCTCCCTTCCGTATGGCGGTCTACGACGGGGTCAAGGCCCTGTTCGGCGCGGGAGCTCTGCCGGAGGGGGCTAAGCAGAAAGGCCTTCTCCAGCAGATCCACGGCACGTCACCCAAGCTCGGTCTCTTCCAGCAGGGGTTGCTGTCGCGTCGCCAGGACATGAGCGCCCGAGGTGTGATCATCCCTGGACCGGATCTCCACCTCGACCAGGTCGGGCTGCCCGAAAAGCAGGCGCTGACCCTGTTCCGGCCCTTCGTCGTCAACCAGCTCGTCAAGTCCGGAAGGTCCAAGACTACGCTGGAAGCCCAGGAGGTCCTCAGCCAGGTGGAGCGCGGCAAATCGGACCCCTCCGTCTGGTCCGCACTCAATCAGGTCTTGAGCGAGCGCCCTGTCCTGATCAAGCGAGACCCCGCTCTGCACAAGTACTCTATCCAGGCCTTCTACGCCCAGGCCATCCCCGGCAACGCCATCAAGCTGCACCCGCTGGTAACCGGCGGGTTTAACGCGGACCACGACGGGGACAGCATCAAGGGGCGCGTCCTGTTGGCCGAGCGCGTTCACGGCACCTGGCTGGCTCGATCCTGCGACATCAAGGACTTCCCGAGGGTGGCTGGGTCGGAGCATCGCTCGCTGGGCGGAACGAAGGAGTACGATGTCCCGCCCAGCACTTACGTGTTTGGCATGGTGAACGGCTCCATGCGCCCGTGTGCGGTGCGCTCCTTCAGCGTCCATCCTGGGTGCGTCGCCTGGGAGGTCACCTTCCGGTCTGGACGCAAGGTGATCTGCTCCCAGGACCACTCTCTTGCCGTACTGGATACGGCTACGCTCACCGCCACCAACTGCAAGCCCGCAAACTCCGTGGGGGCAGCCGTACCCGTGTTGGGCCGTGTAGAGGAGCACCTGAGCCCCAGTATCCCAGTCCATGGCCGGGAGGAGAAAGCTACGGAGGCTCTTGGCCATGCGTTGGGGGAGGAGCTTGCCCTTTACGACGGCAACCCCTTGGCTCAGGAGCGCTGCACCCCTCCCCAGAAGTACCGGTCGACTACCCTTCTTCGCACGCTCCTTGAGTCTGCGATCATCCGGCCCACAGCTTTCAGGCAGGGTGTCCTTACGGGGTTCTTGGGGGCGGCTCTGGACATCGACACGGCGCGTGTCGATACGACTGACCCCCGCGCCCTCTGCAACTTGTTGCGCAGCGTGGGGGTGCCGTGCAGGGAGGAGCGAGACTCTGTGCTCTTGTGCAGGGATTCGCTCTACAAGGCCTCCTGGTTCAAGCCCAGCGCGTGGAATCGCAAGAGGCTCTGGCGCAAGGGGGGTAAGAGCACCATGGTCGATCTGGTGCCCTTCCCTGCCTGGGTGGCGGACGAGATTGGAGAAGGCGTGCAGTCCGGATGGGTGGAGCGCTCCACGGCTGCGCGACTCTACGAAGCCCACAAGAACCCCACGTCGTTCGTGCAGGCCTGGTATCGCATGACCGTCGGGGGCGGCCTATTCTGGGATGAGATCGTCTCCGTCAAGGAGACTGGCGACAAGGAAGAGCTCTACGACCTCACCGTGGACGAAAGCCTCAACTTCGTGATGGACGACGGTCTCCTCGTCTGGGACACGATGAGCGTCTACGTGCCGTCATCGCACGACGAGGTGAGCGACGCCATCAAGATGCTCCCCTCCAAGAACCTGTTCAACGAGACCACCGGAGCTCCTGCCTACACGCCCTCCATGGAGGCCCAGCTAGGGCTGCACAAGCTCGGCAGGGTCGGGGCGGACACGAACCATAAGTTCCCTGACAAGCACGCCGCTATTGACGCCCTAGCGCTCCAGAAGATCACGGTGTCGGACAAGATCCATGTGGCAGGCGAACAGACGACGGCTGGCAGGATTCTTCTGGCAGAGGCTATGCCGGAGGCCATGCAGCATCGTGTGCGCACAGACCTTGGGCTCTCCTTCAACGGCAAGGCCTTGAAGGGTCTGTTTTCCGAGGTCGGCAAGGCGCACGCGAAGGACTTCCCCGTCTTCGCTGACAAGATGAAGGAGCTTGGCTACGGGGCTGCGTCTGGTCTGGTAAGGACTCCCCTGACCAAGCACGCCGTTGTGCCTGTCGGGGCGCACTCCTTTGGGCTCTCCGACTTCTTCGCTGATAAGGAAGCGCGTGACCCCGTGCTCCAGAAGGCACACGCTGACGTGGAAGCTCTGAAGGGCCTGAGCAAGGCGGAGAAGGACCGCCGCACGGTCGACATCTACCTCAAGGCCTCCGCCGAGATGCGCGAGCGGCACAAGAAGACGGGGGACCCGGACAACAGCCTCAAGCGCATGAACGAGGCTGGCGTCAAGCCGAGCGACGACCAGTACCAGCAGCTGCGGCTTGCGCCTGTCGTCATGAAAGACAGCGCGGATCGCCTCATCCCCACGCCGATCGTTCACTCCTTCGGGGAGGGGTTGAAGATGCATGAGTACTGGATCGGCGCTTACGGTGCGCGTTCCGGCGCGGTCAAGAAGGTGCAGGAGGTGCAGGACCCTGGGTACATGACCAAGCTCCTCCAGAACACCTCGATGTCCTACCTGATCGATAGCCACGACTGTGGGACGAAGGCGGGCATCTCCATGCCTGCCACGCATAAGGACGTGGTGGACCGGCATCTGGCGGCAGACCTGAAGCTGGGAGCCCTCCACCTGCCCGCAGGCACCCTCCTCGACAAGAAGACCTTGGATCACATCGTCTCCGTGGATCCCGGGGCCAAGCTTACGGTCAGGTCCCCGCTTACCTGCGATAGCGAGAAGGGGGTCTGCCAGAAGTGCTTTGGCCTGTCGTCCAACGGCAAGCATCACGACCTGGGCACGAATATCGGCGTCCTCAGCGCGCACGCCTTGGGTGAGCGAGCTGTGCAGCTGACGCTGAAGGCGTTTCACTCCGGCGGTGTCGCTACGGACCGTAAGGGTGGGGCTGTGGGTAGCTTCCAGCGCCTCGAACAGCTCACCTTCTTGCCGGACAAGACGCCCAACAGCGCCTCTCTCGTCAACGTGAATGGCAAGGTGACGAAGATCGTACCCACGCCTACCGGAGCCGAGGTGTTCGTGGGAGACCATCGTCACTTCGTGGGTAAGGACCCGGATGGCCACTACCTGCACGAGGACCTTCCTCATGCGGACTCCGTGCCCGGGTATCAGCCCTGGTCCCCGCCCAAGGTGGGCATGGAGGTGAAGCGCGGGGACATGCTCAGCGATCCAAACCGCACGATGATCAACCCGCACAGGCTTTACGAGGCCACCCACGACATGCCGCGGGTTCAGCGCTTTCTGTCCGATGAGATGCACAAACTCTATGAGTCGGAGGGGGTTCGTAAGCGCGCCATCGAGGTGGTCGTGAAGGCGATGGGCAACGTCACGAAGATCGTGGACCCTCACGATCACCCGGACTTCCTCCGCGGGCAGTTCTATCCTCGGTCCTCCTTGAAGAAGGTTAACGCCGAGAGGGTTGCAGAGGGTAAGCCTCCGGTGGAGCACAGCCCCGTGCTCATGGGCGTGGACATGCTGCCCCTGGCTGCGACGACCGACTGGATGGCTGTGCTCAACCACCAGAGGCTCCGGGGCACGCTCAAGGAGAACGCTGCGCTCGGGGCTGTCAGCCGGCTCCACGGCTCGCACCCGGTGCCCGGACTTGCTTATGGGGCAGAGTTCGGCAAGCCTGGGGTAGAGACTAAGGGCAAGAATCGACCTTTCGACTACTGACCATGCCCCTTCCAGGACACCCCAACCCGCAACGAAGCTCCCCGATCAAGCTCGACGGGGCTACCGCAGCACTGGTCCTCCGGTGTCGCGTCGTCCGGTGCGACACGAAGAACTACACGGTCGATCTGGTCAGCATCTTCGACCGGAAGACCTTCCTGAACGTGCCCGTGGGGTCGCCCTACGTCCACTTTCAGGGGGGTGCAGGGTGGTTCGCGCACGCCTTGGAGAAGGCGATCGCCTACGTGACCATCCCGAGTGACACGTCTCCACCTTTCGTCCAGTCTTTCGTAGCTCCTGTGCAGGGCCGAGGCCCCTCCGCGTCAGATGGCCCCGCCGAGACGACGGAAGGCCAGATCGCACAAGAGGAGGGGGAGCAAGCAGGCGTAGCTAAAAAAAGCAGTACGCGTGCCGCCGCATCCTACGCGGCTAATCGCCCCGACGGCGACGAGGGGGACATGTTCTGGCGAGGGCACGACGGCAACACCCAGATCGTACTTCGCTCCTCTGGCATCCTGGAGATCGGGTCCGGCGCGCTTTGCCAGCGCGTCTACTTGCCGCTATCTGACAAGATGCTCGACGTGTTCCGGGAGTACGAGGCGCAGACCTCCGGAGGCAGCGTGCACTGGGGTGTGCAACGTAGGCAGAAAGACCCCACGCAGAAGACGGAAACCTACCGATTGTACGCGGGGGACAAGTACGCTGACATGCGTATCCGCTACGGGGTCGTCTCCGAGCTAGGCGAGCCTACCGATGACAAAAGCGAGAGCTCCACGCTCGCTGACCTGGCGATCGGCGAGAAGGAGATCTGCCTGGAGGTCGTGCTGGCTGCCCAAGCTTTCCAGCCGGGGGAGCACGGGGACGAGGTCGACTCGGGCAGCAAGGAGCTCTCCGTCTTTCGCTTCTTCTTCGACAAGGACGGCGGGTTCTTCCTCAGGTCTGAGTCCAGCGCCCTTGTCCGGGTGCGCAAGAACCTTACGGTCCGCGTGGGGAAGACGCTCACCATTGAGGCTCTAAATCTCGGGCTGAGTGTCGGAGATGAGGCCGTCATTCAGGCCAAGAACGCGCTGAGATTCGAGTCCAGCGCCATTATCTTCCAAGGGGGGTCGAGGCCTGTCGCAGCTCAAGGAGACCAGGTGATCCTGCCGATACCTTCAGCGCCTGTGACCGGAACGCTTAACGGGCAACCCTTTGCGGGCATCCTCACCTTTCCAACGGGCAACCTGGTGGGGCAGATCCAGGTGACGCAACAGACAGCTATCAAGGTGCCCTGATGCCTACACCCTACACGCTCAGGGTTTCGGGCACCCTCGGAGAGATTAATGTAGGTGCGCGCCTGGCCATCCTCGGGTTGATCCCGCTGCTCGCGCAGATCGACGCCTTCCTGAACGCACAGTTCGGTATGGGTGCGCTACAGCTAGATTACGCAGTTCAGCTGCAAGCCGCGCTCAATGTACATGTCGAGATCACAGACCCTACAGCTCTGCTCACGGGGGCCATCAAGGCGGCTGCCGCTGCCCTGGTCCAGCTTGAGGCTGCCCTGGCAGCTGGCTTGGTGCCGCCTAGCATCGCTATCGGCGCCTCGGCAAACTTGTCCCTGATCGCAGCGCTGCAAGCCAAGATCGGGGCCATAAACCTGCTCCTCGACCTTGCCCTGGGCGTGAAGCTGAGCGCCCTCGACCTCCTTGCACAGGTGAAGGGGGCCCTCAGCGTGGGCCCTGCTGCCCTGTACGCCGGCACGGGCCAGGGATTGTCCACCGCCTTGTCCGCCATCGCAGCACACGACTACTCCGATGCAGGCCTGGCCCCGGGGGATACCGTGGACATCTTGGTGATTGTTAGCAAAGCCCCGGGGTTTTATGCTGGAGCTTCAGTACTGTTCGACATGCCGCCGGCCTGATACGAGGAAGCCATGACCCTTTTCGTGAAGAAACCTGAATACGGACTGAAGCTGGCGGGCGCGGTGGTGTCCCTCGGCCCGGACCCCTCGGCATGGCCTTCGCAGATCCTGAGTGAGTCCTACAAGACCATTCCCACGCTTCAAGATTTCGAGCCCAGCGTCAACATCGATCAGACGGACCGCGAGACCAAGTCCGCCTACGGGGCTCTTGTGATCTCCTCGAAAAGCGATCCGATCCACCCGTCGCCCTTCGTGCGCACGGTGCACATTCCGATCATCGTCGAGAATGGCAAGCTGGCGCCTTTCGACATCATGGTCATCGCCCCCTCCGACGATAACCCTCAGGCCAAGACCCTCCCCCTCACGGACAAGCGACTGCGGCAGGCGCTCTTCCGGCCCGACACGTTCGACACCACCTCCCAAGCCCCGCCGGACGTTAGCCTGACGAACGCGCTCTTCCCCCCTAGCCGTGACGGCTACAACGGGTATGGCGCTCTCGCTGGGCTGGGCAAGATGGCCAGCGCGTCCCTACTCAACGCGGCCCTCCTGTTCTCCCCCACCTCCAGAGCAGTGAAGCTTGCACACCGCCTGGTGGAGAACCGGAGCGCACTCCTTCACAACTCCAAGGTCGCCTCGGCGATCTCCCTGGTGCTCCAGAGGACCAAAGCGGGGGACGTGGACAAGACGGCCCTGTGGGAGAAGGTGGCGGCTGCGGTGCCCAGCGACACCTACTCCGTCAAGGAGGCGGGCGGCGGCAAGTACCTGGTGAAGCATGCCAACCGCCACAGCTGGAAGGTCACCAGCTTCGAGATTGACCGGGGGCAGCTCCTCAAGCTCGCAGACAAGAAGACGGTCGAGGACCTCGATGCCGGCGGTAACGCCAGCTCGGTGATGTTCAGCGACCAGGACCCCGTGAAGGGGGAGCCCGAGCACACCAACTACAAGACCATCACCTCCTCGGGTGTCTATCGCGTCCACACGGGCGAGGGGGCGGACAGTCGTGACCTCATAGGTATGGTCATCCCCCGTCTCGTGGAGCTCGATGGCACCACGGTCCCGATCGCCTTGTTCACGAACGGCTCGGAGAGCGCCCTTCAGGGGGAGATCGCAGGGGAGCAGGTTTCTGCGGCACCCCCTGTCCTCCCTCGTGGACGCCCCTCGGGCTACGGGGCCTTCATGGGCACGGACTCGGAGGGTAAGCTCGTCTCCACGGTACCCGTCCAGATCAGCTCCTCCCTGGTGGATCAGTCTTCCGACGGTTTCCTGGTGGAAGGCGTGGATGGTACCAAGGCGACGGTGAAGCAGATCCCGCACATCATGGAGCCCGCTGGGGTGGACGGGGTGCTGATGCTGCCGATGTCCTTTAACTGGGTGCCGCTGGAGAGGAGCAAGATCGTGGTGCTCGCCTCGGCCCAGGCCAAGGAGGCGAGCATCTCGACGGACAACGTGGTGACGGTCTACCACAGCGGAGGTTTGCTTAACCTCCACGGGGCCCCGGTCGAGAAGCTGGCTACCGAGGAGCGCGCCTGGCTGGATGTCTCGGACGCCTGCTTCATGCTCGTGGCCATGGGGGCGAATCCTGAAACCCTGCAAGAGAAGCTCGCGCAGTCGCTCCTGGGCCCGGTCTCCGTCAAGGTGGCCGGCGGCATCACGCCTCGGGACCAGGCCCTGAAGGAGGCTCAAGCCAAGCTCGCAAGCCAGCTGCCGACGTGGACGCAGCCCGCCCCTGACCTGGTGAAGGAGGCGGCTTACGTCCCTGACCCGAAGAGCGTGGACACCCTCCTGGGCCTTAACCTGTTGACGCCGGACAACGTCCTCACCTTCGTGCAGAAGATCCCCCAGATCGAGGAGACCCAGCAGACGCTGTGCGAGCTGCTGCTGGCCGCCCGTCTGGGTCTGCAAGAGGTGCCGGCAGCGGCCCTGGAGCGCGCCATCCAGTCCGTGGAAGCGGTTCTTGAGGGACTTCATCAGCTCAAGTTCCAGGAGCCGATGTCCGCGTGATCCGCAGCAGCCCGTGCCGCAAGTACCTGACGTTCCTGCTAGCTCTAGGATGGTCCTTGGAGAAGATCGAGGACCACTGCATCGAGCTACAGCTGGACTACATCGACCAGGCCTACTTGCAGAAGCTCCTCTCGGACATCGCACGTCCCAAGGTGTTCAGGCCCAACGATCGCCGCCACGCACCTAGCCTGCTCTGGCTGGCCGAGCACGGGCTGTCTGGGCTCTTCCCCCTGCCTTGGGTAGATGCGCCCCGAGAAGCCTTCCGACACATCCAGCACAGGAAGGCGAAGGAGGTCATCGAGACACTTGGCCTCCTGCGGGCCACCCCCGAGAAGATCGTGGAGACCCTCAAGCTGGCCAAGATACAGGCCTCCGTTGAAGGGGTGTCCGCTGCATTGGACCTGTTTTGGGACCTCGATATCCTGGATCAGGTAGAGCTCCGCGCCTTGCTGGAGCTCAGGCTACCTAGCCAGGCTCAGCTAGTCGACGAGGACACGGCCGCGAAGGCGTCTGCCGTGAAGAGGGCTAGTTGGTCAGACCCCAGGCGTGCAGTCGTTGGTATGCCGCAAAACCCGGGGGCCATCCTTTACGCACAGTCCGCGCTGGGCGTTCCGAGCCGGCGGCTTGATATCGGCAAGATGTGCGAGATCGTGACGGCGCTGCTGATGCAGAAGGTCCTGGAGAAGCTCAACAGCAACAGGCCTGAGGCGTCGATGGACGTGAACAGCCTGCTCAACGGCGTCCGAACTACTCAAGAGATCGCCAAGGGGCTCAGCTCCCCTGCTTCCGCGAGCGAGAACCTCCGAGCAGCTCTGATCAAACACCGGCGGACAGGCGTCCTCGAACATTCTGCCTTGACTACAGACCAGGTAGACCTGTCACCATACATGAATGCCGGAACAGACAGAAATCAACGTGCTCTCCCAGGAGCGGGAGCAGCCAACCCCGACCCCGATCCACCTACGCCTGAGCCCGAGAAAGTGGTTCCTGGCGAAGTGGGTGGTGAGGGAGAATGACGGCAAGCTGATCTTGCAGCTCTACCTCCACCGGAGTGTTCCGCCCTTCCACTTCGATGAGACGGAGACCAAGCTCAAGGCCCCTCGACCCACGGACGACCCTCCGGCTGAGGGGTACATCGACTTCTGGCACCAGGAAGACAGCCTCTTCCCGGTAGCGGCCGCGGAGGCTTGTGTCGCCTTCTTTGCCCCCGTGAGTGCCCCCACGCTCGCCCTCCAGCGCAGCCTTGCCCTCGGTCGTGTAGGCAGGCGAGGTGCAGGCTACGCCACCGAAGGCGTTGATGCCTGGTCCTTCACCCACCACAAGTTCTCGGAGCACTTCGCCCGCAACGAGCACGCCTCGACGGTGGAGGAGCTGCTGAACAAGATCAACGACGCCGTTGAGTCGGCCTACTCGAAAACTTCACGTAGCCCGGCTTGATCGATAGGTACACGGACAACCCGGCTTGTTTGGCGTAGCTAGCAACAAGCTCCCGAAGAGCTTCCTTAACGGCGCGGTCCAGCGGGTGCTTGAGCTGAAGAAATAGGCCGTCGTCTCTGGACAGCGTGGACCCTGTCCAGCACTCTTCCCCTGCTGAACGAATCATGGCTATCAAGTCCAAAAGTTTTGAAGAGGTCTTGGTCGACGACGAGTTCGATGACCCCGGGGAGTTCAACTCCGATGAGGGGGTAGATGGGCCAGACATCGGAGACTTGGGGACTTCGGTCATAGAGACAACCCTTTCTGAGTTCGTTCAAGCGGTTCTCACAATCCCGGACGCGGAGGGGCGCTTTGCACCCTTCTCCTTCCACGGCCGGCGTCACATGATACCCATCTACGATACGCCAGCCAGGGACATCCTGCTGATGTGTGGGCGTCAGGTGGAAAAGTGTGTAGGGGCGCGTACCCCCATCCTTCTGCCCTCGGGGGAGGTGCAGGAGATCCGGCACTGCAAGGTAGGCCAGCGCGTCGTGACCCTCAAGGGGGAGGGTGTTCTGGGTGAAGGTGAGGTGGTGTGGGTAAGCCCCGAGCGCAGGAAGCCCTGTCTCAAATTGACAACGCGTACGGGCCACCAGCTCGTCTGTGCCAAGACCCACCCTATCCGGACGTGGGGTGCCTGGACCGAGGCCAAGGACCTCGTGGTGGGGGACAAGGTAGCGAGTGTCCGTAAGCTGAATGCGCCGGACCTTTATGCCGCTAGCGCGAGGCCCCCCTTCGATGAAGCGCAGGTGTTCAAGATCCTGTGGACGGCTATCGCTCTTGGTCCTTGCGTGCACCGCGATCCTGGATACCAGGTGGTTTGCAGGACCACGACTATTCGACGGGCCGTCGAGGAGTCGCTGTTTAATTTGGGGTACACGGAGGACGCCGATTACCGCGTCTACCTGCGCACGCCGGGGTCTAACCCTTCCTTCTATCTCGGTGTGGACTGTAGGAGCGTGCTCTCGGTGCTTGATTCGACCACAGCAGGCGCGACGATACCCTCCTGGGTGTTCAAGAGCAGCGCGGAGGAGCAGAGGCTCTTCTTGCGGTACCTGTGGGCGTGCGCAGGCACGGTGCACGTGAGTCTGGCTGGCTCTATCAGCATAAGATTCATGGATCAGCGCCACACGCTTCTGGATAGCCTCCAGCGGCTTCTCTGGCGTTCAGGGATCCCGACCTCCAGGCGTGTGCAACGCGTAGCCGGGCAGGAGTACGGCTACTTGCGCGTGGAGACCTCCGACGGCATCTCCCGCATGAATACGATCCTGTGCGAGGAGCAGAAATACCAGCACGAGCCCGGGCAATCCCGTAGCCCCTACGATACCTTTCCGGACGGCCTTAACCGGGATTTGCGCCTCCTACTGGACGACGCTCAGGCCCCTAGTCTCCGGCAGCTGAAGACAAAGATCGATCGAGCTTTCACTCCCGACAGGCTCAAAGCTCTCGTGGGTAAGCTCCAGGGGTTGAAGCTGCACCCGCACAGGCTGAACGCCATGCAGCAGCACGCGGACACGGATCTGCTGTGGGATAACATTGTCAGCATCGAGCCCGTAGGGGATGTGAAGTGCCTGGATATCCAGGTGTCGCCAGGCCGCAGCTTCGTGGCCAACGGCCTGGTCACGCACAACAGCACCTACCTTGGTAACAGGGCTTTGGCTCTTTGTGCCCTTATCCCGGGGTACAAGGTGCTCTACGTCTCCCCCTCCGCCCAGCAGACGAAGACGTTTAGCACGGACAGGCTCAAGCTACCTGTCGAGACCTCCGCTGTCCTGAAAGCCCTCTCCAAGGGGGCCACGCAGAACGTGTTGGAAAAGGAGTTTAACAACGGAGCTAAGGTGGTCTTGCGTAGCGCCTTCCTGAGCGCAGACCGCGTGCGTGGCCAGGCCGCGTACCTCCTCGACCTGGATGAGCTGCAAGACCTTATATCCGACCACATCCCCGTCATCGAGCCGGCGATAAGCCACGCCCCCAAGCTGTACCAGAGTCGATGCTACTCGGGCACGCCGAAGAGCATGAACAACCACATCGAGGAGCGGTGGTCAGGCCTGAACCGTGAGGGCAGACACCGCAGCACGATGGGCGAGTGGTTGGTGCCCTGTGACCGCTGCGGTTCCAAGGCCAAGACCGCAGGGGGCAGGTTCTGGCAGGCTCTCGGGGAGAAGAACATAGGGAAGAAGGGGCTGATCTGCTCCAGGTGCGGTAAGCTGATCCAGGCACAGCACCCGGATGCGGGCTGGTACCACCAGCACCCTGAAGGCGAGTTTGAGGGGTACCGTATCCCCCAGTTGATGGCAGCATGGATCGACTGGGAAAAGATCCTCCACGCCTACAACACCTACCCTCCGCAGCAGTTTTACAACGAGGTCCTGGGGCTCAGTCTGGACGCTGCGGACAGGCCCCTTACCTCCTCCGAGATCAACGCATGCTGCGACCCCCGGATATCCATGACAGGCGCCTTCCGGGGGACGACGTACATCCACCCGGAGCACTTCCTCCCCAGCGTGTGGTCAAACCCTGTATTTGCAGGCATTGACTGGGGGTTCGGCACCAGCAGTTACACGATCCTGTCTCTGGGCACCTACCTGAACGGTAAGTTCACGGTCTTCTACATGAAGCGCTTCACGGGGGCTGAGGCCTCTGATTTCCAGCTCCAGATGAATATCATCGTGGAGATCCTTACGCGATTTCAGGTGAAGATCTGCGGCACGGACTTCGGCTTCGGGGTACAGCAGAACGACACCCTGATGCGGATATTTGGGCCTGGCCGTATCCAGGTGTACCAGCACTTGGCCCGGGCAAAGTACAAGGTGGAGTACGATCGCAAGATCCACCGATGGAAGCTTTACCGTACGCTGGTCATGGCGGACCACATCAACGCCATCAAGCGTAAAGCTGTGGTCTTTCCGAGGTGGGAGGAGTTTGGCGGATCCTTCGCGGAGGACTTCACCAACATTACTGCGGAATATAGCGAGACGCAGCGCATGGTCGTCTACGACCACGCCAGCAACAAGACGGACGACGCCTTCCACAGCTACCTCTACCTATTCCTGGCCAGTCAGGTGGCCATCAAGCGTCCGGACATCCTTGTCCCTACGGTGATCGGCACGCCGGGCCAGCACCCCATCTTTGTCTCGATGGACCCCATCGATCAGAGCTAAAAAAGCCCCTCCTACCGGGTGCGCAGCTCGGCTGCGTAAACCCGCCGAAGCACCTCTTCAGGGTGCAACACGGATCGGCTTCGGTCCGCCTCCTCCAGGACAGCCTGTAGCGTGATCCTGTGCTCGGAGGCGAGGACAAAGGTCTTCGTGGCTTCGCTGAGCCACGAGGGTGTGATGTGTCGCACCGCACGGGCGTACCTCTCGACACACGCACGGGGATCACTGCCCGCCGTGCGTGTGTCGAGGAGCTCCTTCCAGTGCTTGTAGCGGAGCAGGGTTGTTTGCCCCGGGCTCAGCGACAGGAGCTTTGCCTTCAGGAGGAGGCGCCCGTCGATGAGCACCAGGAGTGTCGCGTTTATGGCCCGATGTAGCATTCAGGGACCGTGGGGTGGTTGGCGCACGCACGCAGGCGATCCGACGCCTCCCTGTGCTCTCGGGCCCAGAACTCGTCGCTGCTCTCCCCTGGACGGGCTTCCTGCGGCCCATCCATGGACAGGATGTAGAGCATCAGGGCCCGATGCGCCCTGTCCTCCCGGCGCATGGTCATCTCTTCCTGGATGCGACGGATCAGGTCGCGCGCCGGGTGGTACCCGTGAGGGAAGGGCCACACCCTGTATTGCGTGAAGGTGGAAGTCCTGGTGTGCACGAACTTCAGGCTCTTCCCGTCGTGCGCGATCACCATGAGCGCGGTCTCGTACACGCCGTACATGCCCTCGTACCTCAGGAGGTGGCCCTCGAATACGATTTTCGTGGGCTGGTTCGTGAACTCGAACAGCTTGAACCAGCCCACAGGCTTGTCGAGCCTGCGCGCGGCCAAGATGTCATTGTATTCACTTACGCAGGGCACTACCTGCGCCTCCTCGGCCTCACCGCCGCGAGGAGGTCCTGCATGGCCTTGACGATGGCCGTGACCGCGTAGCCCTGCCACCTGTGGGCCTCCGCTTTCGGGAGGTTTTGGTCGTGGAGGGGGCGATCGGAGAACATGCCCTCCTCCCCAGAGACCAGCAGGCGAGTCGTATCTCCCCTCCCCGTCTCCAGAGAGACGTAGAAGGTCAAGGTGTTGTAGGGGGTCTGGACCTCCCACAACCAGTCCTGCACGGATATCACCGACGCGCCCTCCATGTAGGAATGCGCGTCGGACTTCTTCCACGTTTTCATTAGGGCTCCTTCATGTTCCGGATGGTGAGGTACCGGTCATCGCTGAGCCGCACCCGGTTACAGATGCGGCGCACCTTGAAGAGGCTCAGCCCGCACTTCTTCGCCACTTCAGAGAGGCTGAACCCCTGATGCACGAGCACCAGAGCTTTGCAGCAGGCGCGGTTGCCGGGAGGGGTCCTGGTGCTGTTCGCCCTGCGGTAGACGAACCGTTGCAGCTCGATCGGGATGTGGAGGGCTGACCCCGAAGGCTTGGGCTCCCGGACCCTCTCCTTCATCTCCGTGGGGGCGTCGACCAGCTCCGCGTATTTCTTGGCTGCACCCGCCAGCAGCGCCTCGATGCCGCTAGGGCTACAGTTGAACGCGTCGGCCAACCAGGCCAACTGGTCCGTCGACAGGCCGACGGTGTGGTGTAGGTGGTACGACAGACGAAGGATCTGGAGGTAGCTCCAGATCTCCCCATCAGCCGCGATTGAGTCTTCGACCGTCTTTTCAGGCAATGTCTCCTCCTTTGTACTCAAACATCGTGTACCAAGCGGCAAACGGGGCGTGCTTAGCCAGGCGCAGCCCGATATTGAGCTGATCGGAGGGCGTGCCGCGTACCCTCTGCCTGAACTCCCGAAAACGTCCGCTTATGGAGGCCATGCGACCGTCCACAAGATACATGCGACGAAGCACAGGGGTTATCCCCGGCTGTAGGAAGAAGAGGGCGGTATGCACCCAGTTCGCCACGAGGATCGCCCGCATGTAGTTATCCTCCTGGGTGCTCGCGTCCTCCTCGAAGGACAGCTTCTCCAGGTAGGTTACGGTGTCCTCAAGCAACCCCTCCACACCCCCGTGTCGCGCCTCCCACCAGGCCATGAAACCCCGAGTTACGATCGCGGTGTCCGAACGGCTCATCCCCCGACGCCGCCAGAGACAAGGCCGCAAGCTGAGGAAGGCGCAGTGGGCGCTCTCCTCAGCGAGCTGGATCTCGTCGGGCTCTCCGTGCCCGCTACCGTAGATCGTGAAATCCCCCCAAGCAGGATCCATCTGCAAGATCCTGCGGATATCTGCCACGGATCGGGCAGCAGCGATCTGCTTCACCAGAAGCCTGTGCAAAGCGCACCTCCTCCTGGTTGTTATTCCGTGTTTTTATCGTTTGTGTCGCATGGAGTTGGCGACGGACACGACTTTGTTGGCAGACTCCTCGGACAACGCTGCTAGCAGCGCAGCGATTGGCCTGAACGCCAAGGGCAGCTCCAGCAGCTCACGTGTCAGCACGTGTATGGCGTACCTTCGGAAGCCGGTATTATGGACAAACCCCTGGTTGCGCAGATCCTTGATACACACGACGATCGTGGAGAGGGCCAGTCCGAGGGCCTTGGCCAACTCGCCAGCTGTAGCCGGGGCTTTGTTGAGGTGCGTGAGCACGCGAAATCGAGTGTCTGCGTGGCTTCTAGACCCGGGGGGCCTGGCGTTGGCCATCCGCTTGAGCACAGCTACCGGTACTCCTGGCGACTTGTCGCCCTCGAAGAACCGGGTGTCGCTGTAGAGGAGGTGGCCCAGGTGGTCTGCTTCCCCCTCGTTGTGCGTCTCGACTTGCTGCGCAGGGGCAGCTTTGGCTTGCGGCTTAGGGGGAGGTTTCTTGGTGCCCGCGGGGGAAGATGTATTCGTGGGTTTGGCTGGTGCATACGTAGGCAGGGCACTCGTGTCCGTGCTCTTCTTCTTGATGAGGGCCCACCCGCAGCGATCCCGGCAAAAGTAGAGCCCCTCTTCCAGGCCTACGCGCGCCCCACAGCTCGGACAGCCGTATGTGGTGGGGGTCATGTAAAGGCGCCAGAATACGGGAGGGGATGCCCCTCTTCAGCCTCTCGACACGGGCCCAGCTCTCCCGGGATTTCTGGCTGTTCGGCCCATACGCGAGCTTGCACATGTCGAACTGCACCACCGCGTGCAGCAGCTTCCTCACCCGCCTCTTGTACACGTCCTCCGACGCACGGACATGCGCGAGCAAGGTAGGCAAAGAGGTCCGGCACACCAGATTGAGGTCGATCTGGCCGATCAGCCGGTACCTCTTGGGGTCATGGAACTTCGAGTACCACAGGTGCACCTCGAACAGCTTGTGCCAAACGTCGAACGCCTCGTCCATCTCGCGCTTCGTGGCCGGAGGGTTAGCCAAGGCCAAGGTTTTGATGTGCCGCAGCTGAGCGCGCAGGGACTTCTCGATCCGCCAGAAGAACGCGATGTACTTCTCGAACCTCGGCTTTTTGGTCCCCCTCCACCGGAGCCTCTTCGGCAGACTCCAGTATATCGCGTCGAGAAGGCTCAGGAGAGCGCCAGCGTCCACCCCGTCCTTCCCCGAGAGGCCGATCAGCTTGGCGTAAGCGGCCACCCGGACGCGGGCTTCGTCGCGTGTCCTCTCACAGCGTAGAAGAACGTCTTCCAGCTGGGAGTCGCTCATACCGTCCAGGTTGAGCATCTTCATCTTGTTCGTGTAGTTCGCCATAGATTCCCCTATATCTCTCACTTTATTACTTTTTCATAGCTAAACTAGCGAACCCCTCCCCCCGATCACACTAGAGGCGCGCCTTCTGGATCGCAGCGTGCAGGGCACGCACAGCCACCCTCGCGATGCGCTCATCGGCGTGAGAGGCCTTCCCGACCTCCAGCAGCACGGCTTTGAACGCAGCGATGTCCTGGTGTCGCCAGTGCTCGACGGCCGAGACGACGAGCCCCTCCGCCCCCGATCGGAAGGAGCTTCGGACCCTGTCCCACGTCGGACCGAAGCCGTGAAGGATGTGAGACTTGAGCACCACCTCGAAGGCAGGGGTGCAGTAAGCCGCTGCACGAAGCAGCAGCGCTTCCCCGTCGGTCACAGCCACCCCCACCAGCGCTGCGGCTCGACCAGGGCCACCTCCTTCAGGGAGGCAAACGGGCTGGGCACCGTTCGAAGGTAGCTTTTGTGCTGGCTGTACTGGTTGTCATACTCCGCCAGCTCGTGGCGCAAGCACTTCCCGAACCCGGCCAGCTCCAGGGCGTGGCAGATCGACTCCAGGATGTCACGGCCCTCGCAGATGGAGCCGATCTGGAAGCGGTTGGCGTCAGACCAGCTGCTGATCGCCGCCGTGTCCCGCGCGAGAACATCGTAGGGGAGGCCCAGCACAGCGCTCTCCACCGCAGGCCAGATCCCCGTATCCTGGTCCTTGATGATCTCTTCCACGCCCGGCCGGGCTTCCTCCCTGAACCGGTGGGCCGCGCCCAGCATAAACGCCGCCATCCACCACAAGGCGCCCTCACAGGGGTCCTCGCCGTAGTTGTGGATCAACCAGTGGTCCTTCGTTCCGAGGAGGTCGCTGAACTTCGAAACATTGACGAACTTGTGCATGATCTGGGTCTCCCAGGCACTTATCCCTCACAATCCCGGGTACTTGCCTCGGTTATGCCTACGACCCATCAGGGTGTCTGCACGCCCCTGGAGCCGGGAGAGCACCCAGGGAAAGGTGGGGAGATCGCTGACCATGGCCCTGGCCGTCCCCTCATCCAGCTCTTGGAATGCCGTGACAATGCTGCCGATTGTAGCGACATGCCCGTAGGTCAACCCCCACCACCGCCCCCCTGCAAGCACGCAGAGTGTAGCTGAGTTGGGCGCTAGACCCTCCTGGATGGGGACCATCTGTGAGTAGGTCCTTAGCGTGATTTGCACCCCCCTCCCGACCAGGAGCCTCGCACTGAAGAATGTGAATGCCTCTGTGTGGCTCAACAACCAGCATGCACGGCCCAGGATTTCCTCCGTGAGGGGGCCAACGATCGTCCGGCGTGCGTCGGCTAGAAATATAGGGATCAGACCCCTCTGCACCCGCAGGCACCAGTCCGCCTGTCGGCGGGCGGTGAGGGTAGCAACGACGAAGTTGATCTGCTTCGGCGTAAGGCTCTGCCACCCACGCTCCACGGTCTCGATCAAATGGTCTGGCCATCGGGGAGTTCGACCCTTGTACGTCAGACAATAGGCCCACAGCCTGTGGGCGAGATCTAGCATAGGGACCGGGACGGTCCCTGCCATCAGATCAAGTTGCGTTGTAGGGTTGTCCCAGAAGGCAGGGTGTTTCGTGAGCCCACCCACCCGCAGGATGGCCGGTAGGTGGGGATTCGTCCGAAGGGCGTTGATGACGCCAGGATGCCTACTCTTCAGAAGTTTCTCGAAGTCCTCACGTGTTCTAGCGTTGACGTAGTCCGGGTGTGCCAGTGCGGCTTCCCTCTTTGCGCGTCTCGTTTGGCGGGACATGGCTGTGCTGTACTTATGCCGTATTTAGGGGCTAAAGAAAGAGGCCAGGTCTCTGTACCCCGGCCCCTTTCTTCAGCGCCCTCGGCAGTCGCCGATCGGGCGCTCCTCCGCCCCGAAGGGCGGAATCCGCCGGAAGGTCTCCCTCAGGCCCTGGAGGTCGCGGGAGGTCTTGTACTCGGCCTCCCGCACCCAGCGCCCCGCCTTGTCCTGAAAGCGGGGCAGCACCAGTGTCCACGTGGACACGTTTTCCCAGCCGCTGCCGGCTGGGCGCATCCCGTCCGACGAGGCGTCCCATTGGACGAACGCCTCGCGGACGCTTTCGTGCCGCTTTGCCTCTGGGTAGGGCAATTGCGCCCTCCAGAGGTCGAAGCGGGCCTTCTTTCTCTCCGCCCGCATCCTTCCCTCCTTCCTTACCTTCCTTAGCTAAAAAGCCGCTATTCCCCGTAGATTACTCTACAGGCAGGTGCGGCAAACCCCTGCAACCCTCCAACAGTCGCGCCCGCGACCGTTCGAGGCTGTCCACCTTTCACCAAGGGCTGGGTGTTCCCTTGGCTGCCCCGTTCATGACTCGGGGCACGCTCCGGCGTGGGTTTCCGGGACCTTCGCTGCAACGTCGAGTAACTTTTCAGTACCTGGATGATCAGTCCAGGCCCTGTGGGCGCCACATATGTGGCGCGTACTCGAACCGCCTCGCGCGGCGGACCAGTGAGGGGCCGTACGTTGCAGCCCTCGTGGATGCGACGGGAATCGAACCCGCTACGCTAGTCGATCGCTACTTACCCATGGGTGCTCGGGGAGATGAGCAACAGCATGGGGGTTTTGATCTGGCTAACGGCCGACCACCAGTCGGCACACCCTGACGCCCTGGCCCCCGTAGGGGCTTCGAGCTAGGCACCTGCCAGTTACCCCGAAGGATATGCGGGTGCCATCTATATTCTTATGCCCGATTTTACCCGTTATTTGCCCAGACCAAAGGCCAGGCGTTCCATGTCATCCACCATGGAAAGCCAGCCCCTCCACCAGTCAAGGATGCCTAGGTCTAGGGCAAACTCCCGGGAAAACATGAAGTTGTCCTCCTCTACGCCCATGTACGCGTGGGGGCCGCCCTCAGGCTTTGTGCGCAGCACACGGAAGGTGAACTCCAGAATCTCGTCGATGTCCTGCGGGCTGAACATGTCTGTCTCGCGAAAGGCCAGGTCTATCAGGAGGTGCGTGCCACCCGAGGAAGGGACGGCGGTGTACTGAAGCCCAAGGGACCAGGCCATCAGCCGCTTCATATGCACGCCATCGCCGAGACGGTACACCTCCCAGCAGGGGTTTCTCCAGCAGCAGCAGGAGTGATTGTCCTCCAGGCGTTCCTGGAGGAAGGCGATGGGGGCGTTTGGGTTCAAGGATGCCGCACAGAGGGCCATCTCTGCGGCAGGCCCCTCAGGCATGGCCTTCATGATGGTTTGCCACGGTACCGTTGGGTCCATGAGCTCGGGGGCCAGGCAAAGCAGCTCCTGGAACTCCTCTTCATCTGTCGGGTACTCATCCATCCTTCTTCTCCAAGGGGATTGCGTCAAAGATGCGACTGGCGAAGCTACGCTCCTTCAGGCGCACTAGCAGGATGTTGGTGACGGGCAGACCCTCGCCCGTGTGCCGCTCCACATCCTCCAGGGGAGTGTTGCGCGCGAGCTCCACCTTGTCGGCAAAGCTAGGGTCTGACAGCAGCCACAACGGGTAGATCGGGTTCGTCATGCCGATGTCGAAGGCGGACTTCATATGGCAAAGCCGTAGCCAGTCAGCTTTCGAGATGTTCGGGTCGAGGATGTCTGTGTAATCGTGGTTCATAGGACGTTGAAGAGTACGGGCCGATTAAAAGTGTACACGATGTTGGGCAGACCCTCTGCATCTGCACCTACCCATACGTTATGTGGATCCTTCACCTCGTCCCAGTGTGACATGGTGGCAGGGGACTCCACACGCCACAGTGCGACGATCGGGTTTCTCTCGCCCTCCTCCACAAGGCTGTACCCGTGGCACAGTTTGAACCAAAGCTTTCGGGGTATCTGCGGGTTTTGTACAGCGAGCGCGAGGAGCTTCTGCCGGTGTTCCACGCCCCGAGGGTCCTCCGCCCAGTCATGCAGGTTTATGATGTTCACGCAGAGCTCTATCGACTCCTTAGGGGTCTCGGGGTCGGCGAGCATCTCTTCGAAGAGGTGTGAGTTCAGGTCCTTGTCCAGCATCAGACGCCTTATTCCCCCTTTCGTGGCTAAAGCAAGGCGCCCCCCGCGCCTTGCCCGATGTAAGGGCCCGAATAGCACGTACATCCGCTCCAGCAAGGGCTTAACCTTGTTCCAGTAAGGCCTGAAGTGGAGGGCGTGATGTCGCATCTCCCAGGTCCCGTACTCCACCTGGTACCCCGCCAGGGCGATGCCGCTGTCCCCGGAGGCGATAACGAGGGGCAACGCCTGCTCCAGCACCCCCATGCGCAGGAGTACGTCGTCCCCCAGAGGCTGAGTGGACTGGACATGCACGCCGAGCCAGTGCTTGCAGACGATGGCGTAGGCCGAGGCATACGTGCTCCTCAGCCTGAGGTGATCCTCCAGCGAGGGGTTGCTCCAGGCGGTGCCGTAGCTCGCCAGGTAGCGCAGCAGCCACTCTACCGGCACATCCGGGTGCTGGGCCAGGTAGCTGTTGGTCTCGTAGTCCTCCGTCTGGTGAGACTTTATCGCGAAGGACGCGCTCCAGGCCTGGCTCAGCACGAAGTTTCGAGCCTCCCTGGATTCCTGGTCCTCAATCCCGTTGAAATACAACATTTCACTCCTCGGTCTTTACCGTTAGCTCAAATCGGCGCAGGAACTTGTTTGTGGCCGCGTCACGCACTTCGTGCGCTACGCACTTGATGTGCAGGGTGACCCCTAGCTGGGCTAGGTCGCGGACTTTGAGCGTCCTTGCCTGATACATCAGGTTTACGCCTGAGGCATAGATAACGCCGTCCGCACGCACAAGGCAGAGCGCGGGGAAGAAGCCCCACGCCGAGGAAAGGCTCTCCACGTCTATGAATACGCCCTCCAGCTCTTCGCCGACGTCGGGCCTCCACAGACGGACCTTCTCACCATTTTTGTTCTTAGCCATCGATGAGGCGGTGGAGGTATTTCGACGCCCGGGTATCGCTCCCGATGTCGAAGGCGTCCTTGGCTTTGGCCACCTCTGCCCGCAGAGACGGCGACGCCCACCGCTCGTAGAGAGCCGCGATCAGGCGGACCTGCTGGGGGGTCACGCCCTTCAGGCAGTGTCTGAGCATCAGCTGCCTGACATCGCTCTCCACGACCCACCCCGTGTAGCTCACATCGCCACGGGATAGCATCACCGTGCTCCGGCCGTGCCGATTGATGTTCCGCAGACCCATCGTCAGGGTGAAAGGGTCGTGGCCTTGGACCCTGAACTCGTCGGTCTTAAGGCTCACGGTGATTTCGAGATCGTCGGCCCCCTTGAAGACCACAACCCAGCCTTTCTGTACCGTGAAGTGCGCCTCCTCGATCCTCACCTCCACCGCGGTAGATGGGCCCGTGCCCAGGTCTGCGGAGGCGGCCTGCACGGGCGTCTCGGGCGCGGGTGGCGGAGGCATGACCATCTTGTCGAGGGGACCCCCGGACGGCTCGACGGGCTGCGCGGGCTCTTCGGGGGCGGGTTGTGCAGGAGTCTCGGGATTGGCGCACTCACTCCGCCGCATAAGCCAACGGGCCTCCACGTCGAACACCCTCCCCGAGACGTACCACTCGACGGTGGGCCCGACGATGAGCGGGTGCATGTCCACGCCCACCACCCTTCCTTTACACCGAGGAAGCCCCACGCTGCGCTCCCCGTCCATCAGGACAGTGGGCCCGATGTAGCGCACCTCATCCCCCACCCGATAGAGGCCCTTGACCTCCTGGGGGTCGTATTTCCGGATCTTCCGGATGTTGCAAGACCCCGACACCTCCCGGATACGGGTGTCCCAGGGCATCGAGGTCTTCGCGTAGATTACGTCGTCGTTCACGGCGGTAACCTCCCGAACGATAAGCTCCGGGTCGTCCACGTCATAGATCAGGTCTCCCGGTTTAAACTGCTGTGGCATGGTTGTTCTCCTTGTCTTTACTCGTTCCCACCAGGCATCTTGGGCTTGGTGTACTTACGTTTACGCTTGGCGTAGAGCCAGCAAGCGTCGCATTGCAGGATTCTATCGTCCACGGTAGCGTCGGCGCCGCAGGGGCACCGGAGTACTTCGACCTCCTGAACTCCGGTGGTTGGGCTGTTGTACAGCCTGCCGAGGGCTCGACAGGTGAGACACTGCACATGTCCTTCACGGCACATGCGCAGCTCCCATTCATGGACATGCCCCATAGAGGACCTCCGCGTCCGTTATCCCTCCTTATACAGAAAGCTTGGCCTGTCGTGCACATGTACGATCAGCGCGGTAGTGCGTACTCGGGCAAGGTATCCGGCCTGCCCATCACGCATCAGCGCATCGCCAGGATGTACTGGCGTGCTGGCCCCCGTGCGCTCGACCAAGAACCCATGCTCAAGGAAGATGGCGTTGAAATCACAAACGCCCCACCCCGGAGTCCACGCTTCTACATGGACCCCCACCACGCGCTGGCCGACATTAGCGAAGATGTCCTCAATGCAGAAGCGTTGTTGCGGTGTTAGGCCATCGAGGGACGTGTAGGCGTCGAAGGCTATAGACCCGAATGGGCTACGGGGGTCCGGCGGCATCAGGAAAGCTTGTCTTATCAGGGCCAAAGCGGGGGATTCCTCCATAGCAAGAGGTAGTGGCCGGGGCGGTGGAACCGTAGGTACAGCCGTGAAGTCTCTACCTCCTCCAGATGTAGCACCTCCCCCGCAGAGACCGTTGAGCTCGAATAGGCCTTTCCTGATAGGTGTTCTAGCGTTACGTGATTCTCCCTCAGGGGGATGACCAGGGCCTCTATCATGCTGGTGCTGAAACTCTCGATGCAGGGGTCTCCCATGCCGCCCTCAGCGACGATCTTGCACTTACCCTCGTCTACGCCTACCCCAGTCATCGCAGCTATTCTGTGGGTGTACCTGCGGCTAAGATCCCCGGCGCGGGGTCGTAGCAGGGGGGAACGTGGAGATTCGGGTGGCAGAATCTTGGCTATCACATGCATGACGACCCCCCTAAAGACAGCATGAACGCGATGCCGGACCCGCGCAGGATCATGTGGCGCAGGACGCCTGACGTATGCACGAGGTCTCCGCTGTGCAGGGCGTCCTGCGTTTCATCTACCAAGGCGATGCGCCCGAAGGAGATAAGACACGAGCAGGTGCGGACCACGACGTGGTTGTCTACTACCTCGGTCTTGGCGATCGAAGTGAAACGGATGCCTAGATCCGCCAGGCCAAAGCGTACGCAGGGCAGGTCCATGGGGTCCACCGGATGACCGGCTTCGAGAGCGTGGAGAAGCTGAGCCCAGGGGCTGTTAGGCGTCAGGTCCGCGGGGAACCAACCGCGCTTCACGAAGAGTTCAAGTGCTGGCCTGTTGGTTCCGATGTAATATGATGCCGTAGCTGTCCCGGTGATGGCGCTCGCTACGGTGCTCAGCGAACCGACAGTGCCGGTCGTTAGGGCGGTGCTCAGCGAATCTGGGGTGTACGTCGTCATGTGTGTTTCCACCTTCATTTGGGCGCGCCCTGGGCTTCAAGCAAGCAAGAAGACCGAGCCGTTCAAGTAACAGGCGCTTGGGGTGTACTGGCCATAGGTCTTGTCATTGAGCACGAGCAAGTCCCCTTCCTCCAGCGTAGACAAACCGTTGAAGTCAATGGACCCTGAGGTGAGGGCCACGAAGTAAACCGTTCCCGAGATACGCAGGGGGGTCAGGTCCCCATCGAACTCCACCACGCGTTTGGGGGTGGGCCCCTCCAACGCGCCGTTCAACATCAATTGCTGGCCACGTGTCACTTTTCGGTAATGCCGCCGCCCCCCTGAACCTCGGGAGATGTCGATAGACTCTGCCTTGATGATAGCGCCCTCGTAGTCTTTACGGAAGGCACGAAGGGCCGCTGGGCTGAAGTATCCACGAAGAAGTTTTACCATCTACCTGCCTGCCCCCGGAATGTGACGAGCCACATAGTTTGGTCCGCTTTAACGTAGTAAAGCATAGTGTCCTGACGATTAAGCACGAGGGCTCCCCCCTTGCTGCAAGATACATAGGACCTGGGCCTCAGCGGTTGCCGTAGGACGATATCGCAGGAATCGGTGGGCAATAGGAGGGTCGTATGTACGTAGGAGGCAGCGCACCAAGGATCCCACTCGAAGGGGCTCCCCTTCAGCAGCATGTGGTGCGTCGGCACGCCGAACTCGACGAACAGCAGAGATACCGCAGGGTCAACACTTGTGAGGTGCTTGGTGTCGTGCAGGAGCGGCTCCCCCATGTCCTGCGTGATCTTGTCTAGCACGTCGATGGCCATGTAGTTTTTACATACATGCATCGTCCGGCGCCAGGTGGAAGGCCAGATGCCTTCCGTGCGTGACCACAAAGTAGGCATGTACGTGCGGATAGCTCAGGTGGAGCAAGTCGCCCGGGGCCATGTCCATGACGGTACCTGAAGAGACCCGAGTATATCCCAAGGATAGCAGGAGTACTGCTCCATGCTCGACCTGCTCAGCGTCCCACAGGTTCATGTCGCGCAGCGAGGAAGCACGAGTTACCCTGAAATCCGCCAACGCCAAACGCATGTGCTGTGTGATCTGGACCTCACGCGCTTTGTCTATCTTGGTATGCCTGCGTGTGGCGAGCGACGCCACATCACGCACATAGCCGCGCCTCAACGTGATATGCGGCGACAACACCTCTACTAGACTCATGGATCCTCCTTACCCAAGAACAAGGACTTCGCCTTGCACATAGAGGGTTTCTCGCTGCGCGGTTTGCGCCGGCACATGCATGATATCCCCTGCATGCAGGGACCTCTTGCACCGGCGTGTGATCTCGATAACCGAGTTTTGTAGGACCAGAATGTGTAGGTCCGAGAAGTCCTTGAGGTGGCGGGCATACATGCCCCAATGTTCGGTGTTGTGCATGCAGCGCACCCGGCGACACTTAAGATCACCCCCTAGACCCAAGGCGAGTTGTAGTCCCACGGGGATGGGCGTGGTTAGGTACCCAAACCAGAACGAGACAGGTATGTCTCTCAGTGCCGCCAAACGAGGTACAGCCACGTAGTTCTCGGTGATTTGAATGTCCATAACCACCTCCAGCCCTCACGGTGAGAGCGTTCACTTGGGCACTGCGATGAGGCAATCGCCGGATATCGCGGCCGTATACCCGAGGGCCACTACCGCGGGGATACCGAAGGTGGGGCTATCCTCATCCGCGCCGGCGAATACCGTCTCCTGGTAGAGAGTTTCTTTCAAGCCGATATATATGCGTATTGTGCAAGGCTCCAAGGGGATGATGATGATGCGCACAAACCCAAGCCCCTGCGTGTACATCGGCCACTTTCCGCAAGGGCCCTGCATGTATTGCATCTGAATGGGCGTGCCCAACATTAGGGAGAGTTCCTTCAGATCCATGAGCCCGTCCCGAAGGGTCTGGGCAACTCTAGGGGCGAACACCCCCCGCTTGTAAACAATCCCGTGCTCCAAGTTCATTGGATCGCCCCCGTGAAAACTAGCACCAACCCCGTCATACACATCACGTATACCTCGCAATGTTGCCGACTGTAGACACGGGCGTCTCCAGCCATCATGTACACCCCATCCACCGTGCTGCGCTTTACGGCTACAACGCTTATGTCACTGTAACCCTGGGGGGTGGCCATCCCCCAATTGCAATCCTGCTCACGGACAAGGGTGCCACCTGGAAGGCCCATCACAAGGCACAACGGAGGTGGTGCGCTGTACCAGAACCCGGCGACAGCGCCCCTCTTCCAGGAGAGAAAGGGGGAGGAAGGGTCGCGCATGTAGGACTCGCTGACGAACCCCCTCTTGATGTCAGGTTTCATCGGATGACCTCAAGAGGATCAGGAGGTAGGGGGCCGGGATGGTTATGTAGAGCCCCATGGAGTCCTCCCTCGCGAACCTTAGCGCGTCTCCAACTTCCAACGGTATGTCTGTGCGCGGGAAGAGGGGCCCGACCACCTGGATTCGCACAGGCTTTGTTACAACGACGAGCATGTCCCAGTAGTGGCCTCCAACTGCACACCCCCAGTTCTCTACCATCGTACAGCGGTGAATCCCCACCGCAGGCCCCCCCACCAGCAGGGAAAGAGCACTCTTGGACCAGCTCTCAGAGGCCAGCCTCTCTACGAGGGGCGGGGTGAAGTACTTTTGCAGGTGTTCCATCGTAATGGATCATTAGGGTTGAAGAAGACCAGCACCCCTCCGGTCACACCGAGATAGGACGCTATCGCTACCTGCCGCGGCACCTCAAGGACATCTCCGGGCTTGATGTCATAGGTCTCAGCGCCGATACTAACCTCGGTCTCGGAGGTGCCTAGAATGGTGTACTTCTCGAATACGCCGTCGGCCATCATAGACCACGAGGGCACACGGGCCAGCCGGAGCACCCGCTCTGGTGCATAAGCCCCCAAGATCAACCGTGCCCTCAGGGGTGCCTCCATCACGTGCCAGCGATCCCGTGGAACCTCTAGGTCCAACTCCATGGCCACCGTTGGGCTTACGTAGCCCGGAATCTTTACACAGGGCATGTTAGCCTCCTAGATTCAGCGGTGTACCAGCAAATAGGCCAACACAGGCCCCGGGAACTTGACGGTGCGTGACCTGTTATCGATTACGTAGACATCCCCCTTCCTGAACCAGAAGCTCCCACCACGGTAGGTCAGCCACTGGTTCTCTAGCGAGAGGAGGATCGGGTCAGTCATCCTTGCGCCGATGCCAGAGACCAACGGAAAGCTGTCCTGTCCTACGAGCCAGTCGCCGGCCGCAAGCCGCGGACAAAACGCGTTGCCCCCGGAGGGTGCTAGCCCGCCCAGGGCCAATGACACGAGCACAGGCGCGGCTTCCGTATGCGACAGCATGATGTAAGGCCTCGGGGAGACTGGGTCAGCCCTTAGCGTACACACCAGGGCATCCACCATGTGGTCGGCCACGTAGTTTTTGTAATGCATCTCACCGCATCCCCGTGTGACCGAACACCAGCATGCCGCTGGCCGGCGTGAGTATAAGGAGGTCCCTGATGTCCCGTGGATCCAACTTGACGACGTCTCCCGCGCTCACAAGAACCGTGGAGCACGTGTACGTCCAGGGGACTTTCGTGTGGAACGACTCTGTTGTAAGGGTATAAAGCTCGGCACTCTCGTCGCCAGCAACAAAGTCGCAGGGGTCCCACGGCCGGGTATCAATGTGCCCCAAGAGGTCGTAAATCAGCTCGTGGAGCACAAGGCGCGCTGGGCCCTCGTCCCCCGCAGCCGCCTGGGTAAGTATCATGCGCGCCACGCTAGGAGTCATGTAGTTTTTGATTACGTGCACGGGCTTTATCCTTGTCCAACTCATGCTTGTGGAGGTGCAGCAGCATCTCCAGCCTTTTACCAGGCTCAACCGGGAACGCGCACTCACCCTGCATCGCGTAGAAGAGTCGCCAACGGTAGGGGGCCGTCTTGAGGCGGGAACTCTTTATCATCTGGACATCTCACTCCGTTTTAGAGCCTTATCCACGCGAACGCCGTGCACGGCTAGGTCCTTTCTACACGTCATCTGGCCTCGGATGGTGCTGTAGAAGTTCTCCAGGTAGCCTATCTGATCGGCCGCATGGAGGGAGGATCGAGCAGAGCGTCCTGCCACGTACGCATCCCAAATCTGGGTGTAGGTCATCGCACCTTGACCCCGCGTACGATAATGCTCTCCCCACCACACCTCTGATTTGTGTCGTGGTAGAGGTACTCCAGGTACCCACCCGGGCGGATGTCCCTCCGCGTGATGGCGCGGGCCAGGCAGATCAGCGGGCTGTACTCGGGTTTAACCTCGGCACGCTCGGCCAGGGCAATGATCTGTCGAACGGTCAACAAGTCGATATTCATACACACCTCCAGGACCCAGGCGTATGCCTGGGCTTGGTCTAACGTCTGCATTCCGGACATGTGGGCCATAGGTAGGATCCGGTGACCACGTGTAGCGCAACCGCTGCAATGCCGATGGTGTAGTGCGCGTTGCTGTTCACGCTGCGCTCGTTGGGGACACCGTACACGTATGTCCCGTTCTTACGGAGACTCTCGTAAATCCAGCCGAGCTCGGGATCAGCCAGGCACCAGAGGGGCCAGCTCGGGTTCTTCCAGGTGATCTCCGGGAAGAGGCAGAGGAGCCAGACGTGGCTAGCTCGGAGGTCGCCCATGGGGAGGTTGGGGTTGAGGAGGGCAGCCCGGATCACCTCCCAGGCCTGTATCCAGGGGGTAGGGTCAGCGGTCAGCATGGGGCGTATGCCCATGACAAGCCCAGAGAGCACCCCGGCATCGGCGCTGTGCCTGGCTAGGTTCATCAACGTACGGTGTTGCTGTGTCAGATCGGCCCCTATCTGGGGCAGTCGAACGCTCCTCGCCTCAATCGCGCTTAGCGGCGGCCCCTCGGGCCATACTTTTGTCTGCAAGGTCTGCCTTCCTCCTTTTGTGGGTTGCGGTTGCCGTACGGTAGAGCTTGGCCGCCGTGCGAGCAGGCAGGTGCGCCAGGAGTTGCGAGACGACGAGCAGCCTGCTTGTGCCAGGCTTCGTCACGCGCCCTAGGAGCCGGAGAGCCTCTTCCGGCCCTATCCGGCCGGCATTAAGCAGCGCAAGCAACCAGCAGGATGCGAACTGCGGAACCGAAAGCAGCAGCTCACGGCCTAGCATATCCGGGGCCTTCCATCCGACCTTAGGGTGGCGCTTTATGTATCGGCGAACCCAAGCCCCGTCAACGCACGGGAGGAAGGTGGCTACGACAGATACGTCCGCCTTATTCCGCAGGAAGGATGCACCTACGAGCAGGCTCTTGGCGAAAACCTTGGCCACGTCGCTCCTGCGATCTCCTAGGAGAATATTGACTCTGGGTGCGGAGACCTTCCTGTGGTGCATGTAGTTGTGAATCGCGTCAAGAACGGTTTGCGCGTCCTTCCGCGAGGTCATCTCCAACAACAGGTATCGACCCACGAGCAGGAGGGGCGAGAGGTTTAGGATCCCGTCCAGCGATTCTCCGGGGGCGTCTAGGTCCTTCCGCTTAGCCCGATAGTCCTCCCGCTCTTTCGCCCCCTTGTCAAAGCCCCGCAGGTAATCGGCGTCTTCCTGACGCGCCGCCCCAAGGACGTGATTCACGTAGTAGGGGTTGTTCACTGCCCCACAGGGGTACTCCGCCCCCAGCTCGGCAAAGACTGCCCGGGGCAGGTTCTTGTTGCTGGTTAGAGCAAAGGCGAGGTGATCGTCAGCGTAGCTGTTACACCCCTTCTTCAGCAGCAGCTGAGCCAAGGCTCTGAGCCGGCGTTGCCCGGTCTTCGGGTTCGCCGCTTCCAGGAAGCGTGCGTAGGTAAAAACGTTGTGTTCCGTCATGCCACCTCCGTTATTCCTGCTATTAATCGAAGATAGAGAGGACCCGCCGAGGGGGAGTTCTCAAGCATACGCAAAGCGGTGTCCACGGCCCAGGAGGGGCGGTAGTTGGGTAGCCAATGATCCCCCATGACCCTGGGCACGAACCTGCCGGCATAGTCCCAGGCGGGGTACAGCGGGAACTCCTGCGTGGCATCCCACTCAGCAAGGTTACTGAACCTGGAGTCATGCCCAGTCACGGCCGACAGAATGCTTGAGAGCTCCTCTGTCTTTGCGCCGATCAGATCCGAGGCGAGGTGGAAAACGGTGGGCCGCAGCCCATTGTAGTGCACGTTGCCCCCGAGCAGCTCGATCAGCCCCGTGGGGACGACACTATCGTAGTGTAGCAGGGTGGATCGATCCAGATTTCGAGCGTAGTACTCCGCCGCATTCAGGAGGCAGCTGAAAAACCCTACGCCCAGCCACCCGGACCCCCTGGATTTTCTGTAGGGTTGGTAAATGAACTGGTTCCCCTCCGAAAGGCCGTAGAGGACCTCCGGCAGGCAAGACCTAGATCTGCTGCTCCTCTGCGAACCACAGCATGCTTCCACCTCCTAGTAAAAGAGCAGCCTGGGCGGGGCCCGGAATACGTGTTGCAGGATCAGTTTGGGATCCCTTGTCCGCAGACGACGGCAGAGGTGGTCGCCCAAGGCCATCCCGCGTAGCACATCATCCGGAGTACACTTACGCCTGAGTTCGTCGCTGAAGATGAACACAAGGTGCGTGGCCCTGTACAAGCAGATCAGTTCGACGGGCGTCAGGTCGAACATCTCCAGGGCTATCTCATCACAATGGGCTTTCGGGCGGCCAAATGCCGCAGCCCAGCTCTCCACATCTCTCCTCAGAACTTTACTTGGCAGAAACAGGTGGAGCAGGTAGCTGCTCACCGATCCCGTGTAGTATTTCTGGCCGCTCCAGGGGGAGAACTTGTTGATGAAGTACAGCTCCCGCTTTTCTGTTTCGAGGGCCGTCGCCACGACATTTCGCCTGTAGGCGATCAACCCATCGTTCACGCGAGGCTCGTCTCTCGCGAGTACTTGCCCGGGTTATTGGTGCGATCCGCCTGGTACATGGCCAGCCTGGGGGCGAAGATGCGGTGGATGGCCTCGAAGCCGGATATCGCGTTCTCGCCCGCGTAAAACGGGTTCAACGCCGCCGGCGTATCGTACGTGATGCCGAGGTTATGCCTCTTCCAGGCGTCGGTCTGGTAGAAGCGGCGTGCCCTGCTGCTGGTGCCCAGGTAGTGCTTGTTACGATCCACCCAGGGCGGGCACCTGCTCTCCAGCAGCAAAGCCCTGGACGAGAGCCACCGCTCCACCAGGAACAGCCCGGAGCAGACCTGGAGCGGGGTCTTGCCGACGTCCAAGCCCGCGCAGCCCTGCACGGAGATCTCTCGATTCTTGATCGAGGGGATGCCGATGAGGAGCATCATGGCGCTGTAAGCATCCGCCCCAGATCCCGAGAAGGAGGCTTCCGCCCTCGGGTGGGCCCAGGCCCCGGGTTCCATGAGGAGCGCAATCCTCAGCATCTCCATGGGCAGCTTCGGGTGCGCCAGGGCGAGCCGATAGAGCGGCCCGCTTGAAGGCAGATCCATGAAGGCTTCCCCGACCGCCTCGCTCGGCGAGTTCTTGTTCCCAAGCAACTTCTTGTACTGCTCGTACGTTGTCTTATCCACGGTCTCCTCCTGCTCTTGACTCAATCTTAGGGCTCGTATCGAACGCTTGGCGGCCCAATAACCTTAACCAGTAGACCCAAGAAGTCGTGGGCCTGTTCGGTTTTGTATATCGATAGCCGTATATCTGGCCCTTCGACCTCGATAAAGAACCCCCCCACAAAGGGCCGGCACGAGACCACCCAGTACGACTTCGCGACCTTCTCCCGGTGAAAGGCGATACCGCCCCTCGGTGACTTTAGATGCTCGTCGAGCATGTCTCGCTTATTGCGCCACTTGTACACGTACTCCGGCACAAAAGTCCGATCTTTTGCCTCAGGGTCTTTAGGCTTTTTGCGCTTACGCCTGTCCTTAAACGTCCTTGACATCTCCGATCTTATTCCGGAGTTAAAAGCAAGATTCCCTCCCCCGCGTCTTGCTTCAACCCTCGACGCTCCGGTAGACCCCCTTGTCCTCCAGGATCTGGCCGATCTCCTCCAGTTTCTTGAGGAGGTTATGGAAGGCCCGCTCCCCGAGTTCAACCCCCCTGTAGTTCTCGTTAAAGCGCGCGAAGAGTTGCTCCTCCGTACCGGGCCCGCTCTGGAGCAGCTGGTCCAGTAGGTGTTTACGCTGCCTGTAGGTCCTGGCCGTGTGGGAGTTGTCGTAACGGTCCGAACGCTCCACGGAGTATTCTCCGTCCTTGAGGACCACCTGCTGATCCTCGACCAGCTCCCGCAGCGTGAGCTCTAGCCCCTCCCTGGAGGTGTGCATGCGCAGGGCGAGGCTCCTCAGGTCGCCGCCCTTCACGCGCAGGACATCCATCACGCTCGCCCTGGAGGGCTTCTTGATCTTGGCCCGCCCGAGGGGGTTGTTGTCCAGCTTCTTGAAGACCAGCTTCTTTTCCACCGCGGGTGCAGGGTTGTCGGTGTAGACGACAGCCTCCGGCCCCTTGATGCAGAGCATACCCGCCAGGGTGCCGATGAAACGGTTGATGGTGGACTCGATGTCCTTCGGCTTCACTGCCCCATAGAAGACCTTGCTCAGCCGAGGCATCTTGACGCCGCCCTTCTCGTCCTTCGGCTTGTAGTGGACCAGCACCGTCTTCGTGTTGAGCGGCTCTGCTGCCGCCCGCACCTCCCACAGCAGGGACCCAGCAGAGTCCTCGTAGGCGGCGCCCTGCGTGGCAGCGATCTTTGCACACGGCTCCCACCCGTTCCCCCTGGACCCTCGCACCTGCCCCCTCTCCTGGAGTATGGTGATCGCACGCAACACCCTCGAACACCCAGGCTTCGCCGGGGACCACCCGAGCTGGATTGCGATATCGTTCACGAAGAGCCTGCTGGTGCTCTTCTTGAGGATCTCCAGGACTTTCGGGGTGTAGACGTTTATGTCGTACTCTTCACGCATGGACGACGTTCTCCTCTCCGGTTGGTTATTCCAGGAAATGGTAGTCCGTAGCCCTTAGCAAATGACGAGAGTCATCCAGCAGCCTCTGGCAGGTCTTCTTCGAGGCGAGCGTCCAGGACTCCAGGGCATGTCCCACCTGGATCCGACTGTCTGGGATCCAGGGCCAGTCATTTTGGACCCGCATGACCACAGGCGTGCTACGCACAGCCTTGTCGAAGAATTGGGTGGCCGTCACGTCGATAACCCCCCAGTGACCGCAAGAGAACCAGCAGTGTTCCTTCAGGCAGCCCGTGGAGTCGTGGAAGGCCCCAAACTTAAGAGCCCCTCCCGGCTCTAGCTCCCCGAGAAGCCAGGATGCGGTCACACAGGCCCCTGCCAGGCTGCTCGGCCAGAGCTTGCTACGCAACAGGGCTTGGCGGACACAGTAGGCCTTCTTGCGCAGAATCTTGTCGGTAGATGTCATGTGGTCTCCTACCTTTTTATACCTTCTTTTCAACGGATCTATGCGTAGCTGAAGCCAGGAGGATAGGATGGGCTGCAATGTCTGCGTATACCCCGCTAAGACCGCACCTCTTGAGGGGCTCCGGGTTGAATGCGGACATCCGGAACCTGTACGAGATCGTCAACGAGCTGCACGAGATCGCCGTAGCCGCTGCGGGCGGGTCAATATCCATCACTCGCCTGAGCCAGGGCGCCCTAAGTGCCCTGCGGCTGGTACGTGCCAGGACAGCGCTAGGACGACGTCTGCGGGAGATGGCGAACCTGTCGGCGGTTGGGCCGATCGCTCCGGCGCTGGGCATCGGGTCGCTGCTGCCTGCCTTATAGCCCGCTCTTTGACGCACCCACCGCAGCTCCTGTGTTTGCCCCGGGAGCGAGAGCATCCTTTCAGCCCCTTTTTGCGGTATTTACGCGACGCATCAAGCGGGCGAAATATCGGCTTTGTTCAGTGCTTTGTTCAGGGTGTCGAGAACCCCTTGGAACCTCCCTACGGATAAACCTGCTGAAAAGGGCGGGTCACTTTTCTTACGGTGTGGGGGCCTGGCCCGCGGAACAAGGCATCTTTTTAGCCGCTTTTTGTGGTGGGGCGCGGGGCTAAAAAAGGGGCGGTACTTCGCCCCCTTTGGCCTGGCAGAGTGTGGGGCACTTCCACCGGTCAAGTAGAACCCTCCGGAAAGAGCACGATGAACCGGCAAGTCCCTCCCAGGGCCTTTATAGTGGTGCGACCCTCAGAGATCAGAAGTGTCCCTGGCTCTACGGTGTCGTTAGGGTCAAGGGGGATGCAGCCATGCGTCTTAAGGACCCTGAGGAAGGGAACCTCTGTTGTGTAACCGGCCTTGAGCCTCAGCCCTGTTAGCCTAGAGAGGACGGGGAGCACGTATTCTCCCAGACTTGTGGACGTGTTAGGCAGGAGGTTGAGGAGGGGGGATCTCGGGTCAGGCGGTAGGAGTATCTTGCAGGAAGTGTCGATCATCTGCCTCGGTCGGGGTTGGTGGTTAGAGGGGCAGGGGCTTCATGCGTAAGTCCACACCTTCCTTCTTCGGACAAGGTTTAGCATCACGATCTTGGTCGGGATCAGCGCTAGCAGGATCTCATCCGGGCCCAGGAAGAGGGGTCTCGGCAGGTACCCCGCCAAGTCCAGAGGGATCGCCGCCTGATCCACGCACACAGTCCAGCTGGTCCAGTTTTTCAGGAGGAAAAGCTCGCCGGTAACGATAGGCAGCTCTAGCTGCACGGCCAGCCTCTGCACCACGTCCTTCGGCAACGGGTCCATGGTCTCTCGAATGGGGAGTCCGCTCAAGACTGAGCGTGGGTCAGGTGGAATCAGGATGGTGTAAGCGGTCATAGAGCACGACGATGTAGTAAGGGCCTCGGCCTGGGTGGTAGATCGAAATGTCGCTCGTTTTGGAGTGGATCAACGTACCCGCCTCCACCCGCCCTCGGGTCATGGCCATGGTCACCGGGCTAAGCGGTATGGCATAATGCCCACTCAGTATGTTGAAGGTGCCGTGAAAACGCCCACACCAGCCGCCTACAAAGGGCTCTCCCAGCTGAAGGGAGAGGGTCGCCAGCATCCCCACGTCGAGGCTGTGGTGTAGAGCATCGTCGTGCAGTTGACCTATCGGGCTTCGCGGATCCGGTGGCACCAGAATCCTTTTATTCATGGCTGACCTCCTCAAACAGGATCAGACCAAATGGCCCATTTGTGGATCGTATCTCTTGGGGGCCCTTGAGCACCTTCCCCGTCGGATGGCTGCATTCGCTCAGCACGATGCACATCACCCCTTGGGGCACGAGCCAGTAGCTTACAACGATGAGGATGGACCATCCAATCCGGATTCGCATATCCAGGAGCAGGGAAAGCCGGGCCAGGGCCTCGTCGCTAAGCCGCGTTCCCGAGGGGTCCAAGGGCACGTCTATGACGGCCCTTGGATCAGGCGGTACGATTATCTGCATGGTATCCTTTCATTTGTACAGGAGTACAAGCCTGAACTCTGTGCCGTCCTTGGTGAAGAGAATCTCGTTGGTTACGACGCGTCCTGGTGGGACATTTGTGGTATCCAGCGCTACTCCGTACGAACCTGCCCCGACGAGCCAGTACGATGTGAGGAGCATGAACCCCCTATTGAAGGGTATGCCTAGCTGTAGGCTAATCCGTCCGAGGAGCTCTTCAGGGAGTCCAGCGATGCTCCGTGTAAGCAACACCCTGGTGAACAGCGATCTCGGATCAGGGGGCACGAGTATCGTCATATTCGTGATCAAGGGTCAGCCCCCGTGTAGAGGAGTAGAACGCTCGCGTGACCCGCCTTGGACGACCCCAGGATCTCGAATCCGGCGTAAAGCCCTGGCGGGTGTGGGCCGAAGGGTTCCAACAATAGCATGTAACACCCCTCCGACATAATGAACCGCTGGCTAATCCATGTGCCGTGGCCATCTACAAAATGGACACCCGCTAGCATGGGTAGCGTCTCCAACACGTCCGGGGGCAGATCCCTCCCGCCAAAGCAGGCGTATGACAGGTACTCTAGGTCCGGCAGTGCAGGTCGGGGGTCGGGGGGTAGGAGGATGCTCAGGTACATGCAATGGGCCTCACGTGAACAGTTGGACTATCCGGAAGGACGTCTTGCTTGCAATGCTATCGCCCCCGGTAATGACAGTACCCCTCGGCACGCCTGTATCGTCAAGAGCGAAAGCGTAGATGTCGTGGCTCGTTGCCCATCGAGGCATATGGACGCGAAGGGTGAACCCGCGGCTGAACCGTATGCCTATCAGCACGGAAAGGGCGTCGAGTTCATTTTGCTCCAGCGGGGTGGTCACTACCTCATAGGGGCGTTCCAGCAGCCACCCAAGGGTGGACCTCGGGTCGGGTGGAAGGATCAGGCTGATCTTGTCCACGGTTTAACCCAGGTAGTAGACGAGTACACGCTTCCCTACCTGGAGCGTGTAGTGCATGACCTCATCGGAACCCAGGAGAATGACGTCTCCGGGCTTTGCGAGGATCCAGGTGACTGCGTCCTGCGAGGAGCCCGGCTCCAGCGCCACGTAGCCCGGCTCCAGCGCCAGGAGGACAACCCTCGGATCGGTGGCCGTTGGGGCAGTCCAGGCCAGATTATGCCTCTGGCCTGGTTTAGGCTCGTAAAGGGTTTCCACCCCCAGCGAGCGCCTTTGCAACCGGGGCAACACCAACAGGACTTTCGCAAGAGTTCCTTGGGTTTCAAGCTTATCCTTCGGGATGCTTGCGATCGTGTGTACAGTCCTGGGCGATACGTGTTCTTTCAAGTGGTTCATGGGATCACCGTTTCCTCCTGCAAAGAGCCAACACAGGACCAGTGCAGTACACCCAGCAGTCCATGGTCTCCTCCGGGGTTAGCCGGAACAGGTCTCCCTTGAACCCGCATACCCCGTCCTGTGTTCCAACGGTGACTATCCTGCCGCGCGTTAGCGTTACCCGAGCGGCCTGCGTAGGGAAGAGCGCTGCTCGGAACGTGATGGGGCGGAGATCGCTGTGTACAAGAGCGTTCAGCCGGATCCAGATGAGCGGGCCGACACCCTCCAGCCCACAGAAGAGCAACGACTCACGGGCAGTGGCCTCGAAATAGGACCAGCCGTTGCAGGTCTTACTCTCCCTTCCGCTGAATGATGCGACTAAGTCTTCAATGATGCGTGGTTTGACGTACTGTTGGAGCACTTCCACGAAACACCTCCCTGCTCCCCACTCTTATTCCGGTATCTACCACCCTTCATGTAGGAGTAGATGGTCCGCGATAAAATGGACCCAGCAGACGCCCGCCTCACGCGAGGAGAACAGCAGCAGATCGCCTGCATCTAGGGTTACGGCGTCGAGGACACAGCCTGTGGACCCGATTAGCGCAATGGACCCAGAGCCTAGAGCTATCGCCACCACACGAGGCTCTGCGTGTATCCTTGAAATGGGGGCCAGATCTGACGTTGCGCCCAGACGCATTTTCGAGACACGGGCGAGCCGCTCCGGGAAGAACTCTTCCATAATCAGAGCCATGCGTACCCCTGCATTTTTGGTAGTGTAAGAGGCCGCCAAGCTAGGTGCGGCTTTAAACTCCTTGTCAAGTTCGGAGGCCACGATCGGGGTCATGTAACTACGGATTACGCGCATAGCCTGCCTCCAAGAGCAGAAGGACTCTGCACACGCTTCTGTTTTCAAGTCGTTGCCTTCCAGTGCACCTAGTCAGCACTCCAGCCTGCGATGCTGCGGTGTCTTGGAAGGTGATGAAGAACCACGAGTTGCTCACGCAGAGCTCGCACCCGGGCTGGACGTCGAACAGGATCCCCGACGTGACGCTCAACCCCAGGCAGAAGGAAAGGTCTTTGATCTGCGAAGCCCCCAGACGGAGCTCAGGGCGGGTTGCTGATACTTTGCCCATCAAGGGCGTGAACAGGGACCTCGGGTCCGGTGGAAGCAGGATCTTCATTGCACTCGTCCAAGGGCAAGGCAGCAGATTTCCGTATGAACCAAGCCGTTACACATCTCGACCCCGTCCAGGAGCAGCACATCCCCGGGCTCTAGGGTGCAGCTGTGGTCCCTTGCCCGGGCGGTGTAGCTAAGGAAGGAAACCGTACCGTATTCCAGGGCCAATAGAGCCGCAGAGGGGCTAGGTCTGGACTCGTCGTAGCCCGCAAACGCGCCCATGTCGTATGTTTTGCCCTTGAGCATGTGTGAGATCCAGTGGGTCCCCGTGCCGCCTACTGACGGGAAGAGGATCAGGTCCTTGAGGTCGTCGCAACGCTGTAGATGCAGCCTCTCGTACTTAGCCAAGCGGCATAGTAGGGCCGGCGCCACATATCTTTTTAGGTGCTCCATCAACCCTCCCTTGGAACGAGAATCAGTCCACGATACTTGTAGCCGTAAAGCGCCAGGCTAAAGGTGGGACCGTACAAGCGCCCCGCGTGGTACATGGGTGTGCTTCCTAGGAGGATTATGTAGCGCTCTTGTGCAAACTCGTAGATCCCCGACATCACGCACATGTCCGCCCGGACGAATGCAACCCCGAGCTGAAAAGATAGGCTCTTCAGGCGGGCTTCATCCAAGGGTCCGTCAACGGCATCCGTTAGGATAGATCGGGGGTCTGGAGGGATGAGGATTTGCATGATGTTCACGCACGTACACTCAGGGACACGAGGCGAAAGGGCTTGGTGTTGAGGGCCCGGAGGTTGTGCCCCCTCTTCGCTATGCCTGCTGGACAATCAAGCGTGTTATCCAAGGGAAGCAGGTAGATCCAATCGTCTGCGTGCCAGATCGCGGCGAGCGAAAGTATGCTGTACCCAGAGGAGAAGGTGACCCCCGCAACCAGAGACATCTTCAGGAGAAACCAATCCTCGAAGAACATGCCCGCGGGCGTGAACTCCAAACCCACCAGGGGTGACCTGGGGTCTGGGGGTAGGAGAATCAGGGGCAGGTAGTCCGGCAGTCCCGACAGGGTTTCGCAGATCGCGCCTTGGTCCATCTGTGAGATGCTCATCTGTTCCTCTCATTTATGCTGGAAGCACAAGGTGGGCCCCTCCACCCAGACCCTGTGGTGGAAGGCTTCGAGGCCGTTGAAGAGAAGCAGGTCCCCCGCGTTCACGTGCACACCCTCCTCCTGATGCAGCAGGCTAAGCGGAAGAGCGTCTCGCACGATGATGAGCGCCGCAGCGATATCATCGTCGGGGGTCCAGGCTCGGGTATCCAACCTGTTCCACATGTGCTTGGTCAGTGGGCGAAGCAAACAAGGTCCGCTGGGGGCCAGCTGCGGCAGCACCAAGAGTGCGGACATAGGTATGGGCTGCATGAATACGAACCCTGTCCACAGGGCTTCCGCCTTATGGGGGGCCATGTAGCCTTTTATGTGCTTCATCTGTCAACCACCTTTCCTTGCAAGACGATGATCCTACTTGTGCTCCATGTGAATCGGACAATCGCAGGCCCAATCACAAGCGCTCCTGCAAGAAAAAGCTCCATAGGGTCCAAGGAGATAAGGTACTCCGACTCGTAGAGCGGGAAGAGCCGCCCCTTGTATGCGAGGGGCTGCCCACTCACGAAATGGATCCCGGAAGCCAGAGACAGCGCGTGTACCTTTTCCGGAGTAAGCGGGAGGGGGCTTATGGGTATGTCGTTCAGCAGCGATCTGGGGTCTGGTGGCATGAGCAGCGCGGGTAGCTTAGGGGTTTTCATAACCTCCCTCCTCGTGGGGATGATCAGGATCTGCGGTCCCCTCCAGAAAAGGTGCTCGGGTACGCTGTACTGGTTTTGAACGGGGCAGATCACACGCGGGGCGCGCCCTTGAAGGCTGGGTAGGATCAGGATCGTGTGCGTGTCCACGAAGACACCCCCTTTCGCGTCTTGGTACTTACGCGCCAGCGACTCGACCACGGGGGCCGCCATGTAATTCTTCAGGACATCCATGGTATCTGCTCACCCGGATGAGTACGAGCACATTCCCTTCGTCAACGTGGAGCCAACTC